TATGTTCAGCAATTGTATCTGCTATTTTAGTATACAATTGACCTTGGAATTGTTCACATCCTTCCGCCGACACTACAACTAAATGTATATCGGAAGAATTTTGTATTGTGTTTAGCAGTTTATTTATATCCATAAAATAACCGAGTAAAGAAATTTAAGTTAACTTATTGCTCGTATTCATTACATTTAAACAGACTACCGCCACACAAATAACTATCCGTACAGAGATCTTCACCGCAGAATCCATCGGCAACAACTGCGGTCGTGCCGATGCAGTATAAGAATGTGCCTTGTGGCGGACAACTTGTTGTGGTTGTTGTAGTTGAAGTCGTTGTAGTTGAAGTCGTTGTAGTTGAAGTCGTTGTAGTTGAAGTCGTTGTGGTTGAAGTCGTTGTTGGTGGTGATGTAGTGGTGGTTGTCGTTCCAGCTTCTGTAGTCGTGGTTGTAGTTGAAGTCGTTGTTGGTGGTGATGTAGTTGTGGTTGTAGTTGAAGTCGTTGTTGTAGAAGTCGTTGTTGTAGTTGTGGTTGGCACAGAACATACGGGATCATTTGTAACGAATTGCACTCCACAGAAACCATCCGCGTATACACCCGTAGTACCGACACAGTATAAGAATGTACCGGCAGGTGCACAAGTTGTCGTCGTCGTGGTCGTCGTCGTCGGCGCAGCCGTGGTCGTGGTCGTGGTTGTCGTCGTCGTCGGCGCACCTGTGGTTGTCGTCGTCGTCGTGGTTGGTCCGGCCGTGGTCGTCGTGGTTGTTGTCGTGGTCGGATCAGCCAATTTTTTAGGAACAAATATTGTTTGTGATATTTTAGTAGCATCAGGAATATTTACATTGTAATTTGTTTCAAATATACAAAAATAATCATGATCTGCCCGAGGCAATACAAAATTGTTATTAACAACGATTGGTGTGGGAGAATTATTCGCCGGTAACAACTCTGCTGCTATTTCATACGGACCTTCCAATGACGAGGTGATGTTATATACACTGGATGTTAATATGTAATATACATTTTGTACGTTACTCCCAGTAACGGATTCATAATGAAATTGTATTGCGTTATTGACCATCTCGGTTGGATATACCACCAATCGTGCGTTGTCAACTACAATTGGTGGAATTAATACAGAACTGTAAGCCGGCAACCGAACGATATTAAGTATTGGTGAAAACGCCACAAAATCAACGGTTGTAACATCTCGATAGTTACTTCTGATGATACGCCAGAAACTTTGTGTAAATGATTGAGAAATAAACTGTGCAAATGTTGCATTTGTAAATTTTCGAATTTGTACTGATGGCGTAACTTGATTTAGTGGATCGGATGCATTTACTCGAATAATAGATTCGGTTAAACTAACATTTGATAAAACATCACTAAACATTAGAATTGGACGTGGGGTAGCATTACCACCAACAACTTCAAAATTACCAGATATTACAAGTGTATTGGTTCGTGAATTATAAGAAAGACGATTACCTAAACTGAATACCGGCCCTATGCTGGACGATCCAACAAGGAACGGCGTGTTCACATTATTAAAATGTCCGGCACCAATAAAAATAGCCGGTGCATCACTTTCCACGCCAGCAGATCCAGTAAATCCTCGTGCTGTTAAAGTGATGCCGTTGATGTCAGATACATCGCCTACTGTGATAGTCCCGCCAAGATAGTTATTTTTACCTTGAATAAATACATTGCCACCATCGAACGGTTGTATATCACTCGTAAGTTCTACAGGAAATAGGTTGTTGTTTGAATCATATAGTTCAACCTTAAATTGTAGATTTTCCAACCGTTTATTATTTAATACCGTTGATGAAAACGCCGTAGCTGGATTAAATCCATATGCAGTGGCAGATGTAACACTTACATTTGAAATGTTCCATATACCCGAATACACCACAAATCGTAGATATGCGGTACCTGATCTACTAATTTTTAAATTTTTACTTTGAACTTCATAAATTTTATATCGATTGGTTTTGTCTACTACAAATGTGTCGAGCAAATATCCCAAATAATTCGATTCGGGAAATGCATCGCCGACCAGGTAAACTTCCAATTTGCTATCAACCGTATACTCAGAAAACGACGTGAGTGTGGGTTTATATGTAATGGTGTATTCTTCATCTTTATTGAATGTTAACGGCTTTTTGGGACCAAAAAAATATAACGGAGTAGATGTATTCGCATTGGTATAGTCAGCACCGGTCAATCGTACCGCATCAATGGCATAGGTGGAGTCATAAATAAGATTTAGATCTCCACCAACATTGTCATCGAAATCAGAAAACGGTACAAAACTAAACGGTAATAAAAACATTATAAAAACTCAGATATTATTAGGAAAGTTGTAAAATCTTGTTTTCGTGTGATTCAACGGCCTCGTCACTTGACATGTATACATGTGAAAAGTTTTCAGAAAGGCGGGCGACATCCGAAACTACTTGATTTAGAGGGTATGTCCAATCACCAAATATTTTCTGCTGGTATAGTGTAGCGTTGGAATACCACCGAATGGAATTGTTTGCCCAGATATAATACGGTAAACACGGGATGATAATTCGAGTATCAATTCCCATCGCCGCACTCATATGAGCCACGCTCGTACAACTCGTCACCACTACATCCATTTGACTAAGCCACCATTGTGTATCATACCAATCATGTAATTCATGTTGAAGATCTGTAATCGTGGAAGGCAAACACTCGGTGTTTTCATCTCGTTGAAAACTATATACTTCCGCATTATTTATTTCTGCAAGCTGAAACAATGGTGTGGGATCAAATCGACGATGTTGTTCATGTTCAAACTCGGGACTGCCGCTCCACCGAAGTCCTATACGAAATTTTGTGTGTGGCTGTTGGTGTAGTCTGGGAATATAAGGTGTTGGATCAATCGATGTCATCCCCAATACATATGCGGCAGCCATTCCAGGTACCCAATAATCGTGATCTACATATGCAGCGCCATTGACATCCACTAATTGATGAATGAATTCAAGTTGTCGAAAAACCGGAAACATTGAACGATCTGTAGATACAATCACCTTGGCACCCATATCGTGAAAATATTTTGCGAACCGAACATTAATAATGTGATCACCAAGTCCACCTTCACTATGAAATAGTAATGGTCGATCATGCAAGGGTTGATCTTTCCAGATTGGTTTCGTTGACGCCGGTGGCGATCCGAATACCCGTATCCAACGACCTACATTTAATGATTCAAATCCACCCAATAAATCACCGTTTCGAATTTTATAAAATCCTAAATTATACTGTGCTCGTAAATCATCGGTAGGTAGCGATTGCAATATTGCGTAAGCCTTGTCAAATTCACCATGTAAACTATACTGTAACGCTTGATCGAGTGGGTGCATAGTTGTTTATACTCTCAGTATTAGTGAATGACCATCGCCTAGTTTGTTTGGTAAATCTGTAACGGTGCCGCCATGTGACCCCAATTGCACCGGTGAACTGCGGTTTGCGGTGTCACCGAGACCTAATTGACCGTTGCTATTATTTCCCCACACCCATAGCGAACCGTCAGTTTTTTGAGCCATAGTGTGATAACTACCACAAGAAATGTTTTTCCAATCGGTTAGTGAACCTACTTGCACCGGTGAACTGCGCCTTGTGGTGTCGCCAAGACCTAATTGACCGGTGTTATTATTTCCCCACGTCCAGAGTGTTCCATCAGTTTTGACTGCGGCGGAGTAATAAATACTTCCGGCGACCCGTGCCCAATTGCTTAGTGTACCTACTTGCACCGGTGAACTGCGGTGTGTGGTGTCACCTAGACCTAATTCACTTAATATATTACCTCCCCACGCCCAGAGTGTTCCGTCGGTTTTGAGTGCAAGAGTGTGATAATAACCTCCGGCGACCTGCGCCCAATTGCTTAGTGTACCTACTTGCACCGGTGAACTGCGGTTTGTGGTGTCACCGAGACCTAATTGACCGTAGGCATTATATCCCCACGCCCAGAGTGTTCCGTCGGTTTTGAGTGCAATGGTGTGATAATAACCTCCGGCGACCTGTTTCCAATCAGTTAGTGACCCTACTTGGACCGGTGAACTGCGGTTTGTGGTGTCACCGAGACCTAATTGACCGTAGGCATTCCACCCCCCCACCCAGAGTGTTCCATCGGTTTTGACTGCAAGAGTGTGAAAACCACCACAAGAAAAATTTTTCCAATCAGTTAGTGAACCTACTTGGACTGGAGAACTGCGGTTTGTGAGATCGTTGAGACCTAATTGACCGTAGTTATTGCGTCCCCACGTCCAGAGTGTTCCATCAGTTTTGACTGCAACGGAATGTGATTGACCACAGGAAACATTTTTCCAATCAGTTAGTGACCCTACTTGGACTGGAGAATTGCGGTCTGTGGTGTCGCCGAGACCTAATTGACCATCGGCATTATATCCAAAACTGAAAATCTTGAAACCACCATCAACGGATGCCCTAAAAAATCTATCTCGAATCATAAATTATTGTCCCTTAAAACTAAGAACACCAAAGGTTCTACTACCGCTTGCAATGGTTATAAACGATAGGATATCAATGGCCCCTGAAACCGACGAAATCGAGGGTGCGGTATTTCCCGGCCACAAAATGGACGGGTGCCATGTAACAGTACGGGGACCGTCATATCGACAAATTAAAGTTGTGCTTTTAGCAAACGAGTTGCTGGGAAACCCCGTTAAATTCACGTACATACTAGTGCTCACTATTACATCATACACCGTGCCTAGCGATAGGTCTAAACTTAAAGTATTTGCAGAAAGAGAAGAACTTATTACTCGTTCTTCATAATTGGAAAACCGCACCGACCCGGTTAATGAACCAGTAACCGAACCAGAAAGTACTGTAGGTATCGGCGACCAACTTGCGGTCAAGGCATATGAAGATGAAACAACGTTCGTTGGTGTCGGTGCCCAACTTGCGGTCAAGGCATATGAAGATGATCGAGCGGTAGATGCGGTACTACTAAACGAAGACGACACGACGGACCCGGTAATTGAACCGGTTACGATCATAGACCCCGATACTACTAAGCTACCCGTGATTGTTACAGTTGATACATCATAATCATATGTAACGGTTTTGTCTGCGGGAAGACCGGAAAACACATATTTCACCCCGGGCGAAAAATTTACCGGGGCGTCATTGTTGGTACTCCTATACACCACTTCACGAACTAATGATATGACACTAGTAGATGTAATATATCCGTATCCGGTTTCCCATTCAGACGGATTGGCATCAGCATTGACAATGGTATAAAATGTTCTACTGCTAGTACCATAAGCAGATAAAAATGTTGAATAATTGTTGACCGAATCGGACAATATAAAATTGCCCAGTCCGGTAGACGTTGACAATTGTTTAACCCGATCACGCAATACAGGTCGAGTCATGGTAACGAACTCCCGGTATAATTCGAAGTAGTATCTAGAAACGATCCAAATGTCCAGTGCATATCAACAATGTGTTGATTGGTCGTTTTCCCCGCCGAAACCAATTCATTCGACGCATGACGAGACAATAATAAATCTTTAGGCGTTATCTCTGAATCATCAATCAATGTATAAACGGAATTATCGAATTCGTCAACAGAACGTACATATAACTTTGACCGATATATTTGTCCGGCAAAAGTTTGTAAATTTTGATATTCTACATCCACATATGAACGAGTGTAATTGGTAATCGCAAAAACGGAACTTCCGGTATACGAAATTTTATAATCGTTGGTGATGATTGGATCAAACGAATTTGTTAAATTCAATGACGAGGAAATGATCGCGGTACTTTTATTCAATACATCAACGACCGATCCTGTGAATGATTGTGCATTGTAAGTAAATTGTACAATACCATTGCCTATGGCCAACGATTTAAATTCATTCGTTGTATCTTGTAATTGAACCGCATAATATACAGATTTCTCTCTTTGAGGAACTATAATTGGATATGCTAACAAACTGCCGCCACCGGTATACTCAACGAGATCGGCCACCGCCGTCTTATACGGAGCCAACCGTTCATTAACTTGAATGGTCGGTTTGGTATAGGTTCTAATACGAGTATTGGGTAATCTAGTTGGATCAATAATAATACTGCGCGACCATCGAACGTTGTATACACCAATAAATTCGTCCGGAGGAACAACGCCGTTTATATCACGTGCTACCTGCCCCAAGATGATCAATGTTGCCGGGCCGGGCGGCGTATCTTCATAAACTTCCACCGACACAATACGAGAAAGACCCTCTAAATAATTTTTAATGGGTCGAGTATATATGGGATTACCATTGACATCTAAAATTTCAATCAATAATTGGGTGGAATTGACCAGCCACTTTGTACCGTCAATTAAAAACGCATTTTTTCCCGCTGTAAATACATCGGGAAATTCTGAAATATTAAAATATATTGAATTTTTATCGGTATCCTCAATCCAAACTCGATATTTTTGAAGATCCTGTAAAAATGTTCTGTTGGGGATTAGTGGCATCGATGTGTAAAATAAAAGAAGACTTCTATAAATATTACTTTTATAGGCAATTTTCAAGATTAGACGGAAATATAGGAAAACCCATCCTCTCGTTTGATTTCAATCAGACTGTCGGCAATATCTCGGACCACATCCAAGTGACTGATCAGTATAATAAAGTCAAATTGCGTCTTCAGCACGTTGAACATCATAAACATAGATGACAAATTTTCGCTGTCAAGCACACCCAACCCCTCGTCAATGACTAGGAAGTTGGATTTTGGTAGATTACTAACTGACATTAAAGCAACCCGAATCGCCAAACTACTAATGAACTTTTCCATACCCGACGCCAGCTCCAGCGGCCAGGTACGGTCGTCGTCATAAATAATCTTACCATTGATGTTCTTGCCGTCCACGTCCAATGCAACCGTGAACTCAACTATCTGTGATAAAATATTGTTGACTTGGGTTTGTAGTTCCGGGATTACCGTAGCAATGAGATGATACGGAAGCCCATCTCGGCCAATTACCGATAAATAGGTTTCATAAGCTTCGTATGTCTCCTCAAGCTCCTCAGCTTCCTTAATACGGCTCTTTAGATCGTCGCGCTGACGCTTTAATACAGCCAATTCTGCATATGACTTCTGATACGCATCTTCCAATAATTTAAGCTCTCGCTGGTAAGATGCACGATTTTGTACTTGTTCTTCTATGGCCTGTTCTAATAAGCGGTTTTTTTCAATAGAAGTATTGTTAGCCATATACTTCTTGTATAAATCCATCTTACGATGGAGTTCACTATCGCAATTGGCCTGATCGGTTCTTAATTGTTCTCGTTCGAGACGAGCCAGTGAACTCTTGTGTTGTGCATCAGAAATTTGCTGTTTTAACAGAGTAATTTGATTATATTGTTTGGCAGCCTCTTGGGTTGTTTCCAAAAACGACGAACAGTTTTGTATATCCGCGAGAACGGATTCGAGATCAGAATGTAACCGTTCTAAAATTGACGCCGTTTTTTGAGCGTCTTTTACGAACACATTATTTACGCAATATTCACAGTTCGGATCATATTCGTGCTCTTTAAGCTTATCAAGCTTTTCCTTTTTGTTTTGAATGTCTACCAGCAAAGTCTTTCTTTTACCGTCAAGCGCGATCAATGTCTTCTCTGACTTGTTTCGCTTTTCTATAATGGATTCAATACTCGTAATATCAGGTAGATTGCTTAACTCCTGGGTCAGCCTCAATAATACGGCGTTTCTCTGATCAATCGTATGATCAACTTCAACAATTTTTGTGGAGAGTTGAGAAAGCTTATTTTGTATTATTTGTAATTCTTGTTCTATATCATTAATATTTTTGAGTTTAGCCAGTTCAGGATCAATCGGTAATTTTTGGCTATTTAGTAATTCGATCTCGGTTATACAGCCTTCAATTTTGTTTTTAATGTTTGTAATTGATGTTTCACTTTTTTTGCAAGTTTCTTCGTATACATCAATATCGCGTTGGAGGTCCGCTAACCTCTGTGTGAAATCATCTTTCTTGAAAGTTTTTAATGCGCCGGCCACCTCTTTAATTTCATCAGATGCTATCGTAAACAGTCTGTCAAAAATGGTAAGACCGATAAACTGACTGAGCAGTTCTTTACGATCACTCTGACCCGTATCAATGAACAAACTATTTTGATTTTGTACAGAAAGTGTAGTCAATACAAAGTCTTCATATGTTCCTACATAAGAACGAATGTTAGCATTGGTATCGCGTCGGTCTTCCCCATTTAATGATGTAATTTTGTCATCATCGTCTTTACGATAGAAATTAACATCTACCTTCACATCACCATTCTTTTTTCTGGTGCCGGTTCGTTCAATCACATACCGCTTGTTCTCAATATCTATTTCTAGCTCACATGAAAAAATGTTACGACGAGTATTCATAATGTGACTACCCTTGAAGGCTCGAGGCGTCTTGTCGTATAGAGCGAAACACATAGCGTCAAATGCCGAGGTCTTACCGGTGGCATTTGGACTGAATACGCCGTATAATCCTTCCATACCATCAAATTTGATTTCATTACCTTCTCCATACGAGAATAGGTTGTCAAACTTGAGATGGATGGGACGCCAAGTAATATTCTTGGGAAGTTCTTCATCACCAATCAACATATTGGTTTTTGTGTTCACATCCAAGACTTTCTGAATCACATCTGTTGAAATATTTGGATAATGTTCTTCAATATATTTCTTGATAAGACCATTCTGGTGACTGATATCCGTGATATTATCAATGGCGCTCTGCTGCACCGAAGACGACCGCGTGGTTTTCTTGACCAACTTGTTTACACTGAGTTCCACGACATTATGCTTTTTTCTAATTGTCGAGATTGCCTTCTTGATAAAGCTGGCATCAACATCGTCCACAAATATACGAAGACGAGCATTCTTGGGGAAGTGTGAAGTTACGGGCATGGTCTTAGAATCTATTGTAATAGTACAATAGCCATAATCGTTTGGAACTTCTACATATTCCACGATAGACGACGACGATACATCCCACACAAAGAACCCATGATTTTTAAGAGACTCGCCGTGGTTCTGCTGTATCAAACTACCGGGATAAGCAATCTCGGGTATTCCCGGGGCCTTCCGCTGAAGAATTTGCATCCTGTGAATATCACCGAGCAATACCATATCATAACCATTAAAAGTCTCAACTGTGACTTTGCTGGTTACTGGGTATCCTAGATCGGTCTGTGCTTTGTTTACTGATGCATGATACAGTGCAATTTTTGGTCTATTATCCATATCATCGACCGACGGCCAATCTGATGGATCACCAATAATTGAATGCACAGCAAACTGAACATCAGCGAAACTATACACTCCTGACTCTCGTAGATAATGTAATCTTTCATGACCAAGATTATCTACAATAGGCGTAAGCGCGTCCAAACGGTGCGGATTTGCAAGATTGAGATCGTGATTACCAGCAATAATAATGGTATCGGTTTTATCGGCCAGCGACTTCAAAAAGTCTGATGCTACTCGTACCATCTCTGGACTCATATCGGTTTTTGCGTGAACAATATCACCCGCAACAACAATCACCGACTCTCGTAAATCTCTATTATCAAGCAAACCATAAAGTGTCTTAAACACTTGATCATATTCTTGATGTCTTTTAAACAGACGAATATGAATGTCTGACAAGTGTACAATGTTTTTTACATTCTTCAGCTTCGTATTTACTGTAAACTTTGTGCTCATGAAAGTACCCGTAGCTTCACCAAGTCGGTGAAGGAAAGCAACTTAGCATCTTTGATAAGTCGTGTCATTTCCAAAAACCCAATTTCCGATGGGTCTTTGTCGGTCAACGATACGATATGTACGTTTCGACCGTCCTGCAAAAGCGTTTGTGCATGATCCAGCGTAGACTTAATAGCATCGGTGTCCAACGCAAGATATATATCACGAACATTATATTCAATAATACGAGACATCAACCGCGTAGGTATTTGTTTGCCGAGTAGTGGAATGGCATTTCGTTTTATTGCCATTGCATCATACACACCTTCACATAGTACAATAGGATAGTCCCAGTTGATACTATTTTCAAATATTACTGTATTTTTGCTTACTTGTGGATTCTTATACTTCATTCCATCTTCATAAAAACTACGACCAACAAAATAGTTGAGTTTGTTGTCTGCATCATATGAAGGAACAATAATACGATTTTGATATTGACCCTCAAAACAATACCCAATACGATATCGCAATATATCAGATGCGGTCAACCCTCGATCTAATACATACTTTAAAGCATGCCGATAATCAATGCGAGCGAGTGGCTCATACAGAGGATGATATTCTTTCGGAAGAGATAAATTCGTTACAACCGTATCATTATGAACTAACGGGATGTCTTCCTGTAAAATTCTTGACAGTTCGGCGATTTGTTCTTTAGAACAATCTAGTTTTCTAAACAGCGAAAGCAGTCTTCGACCCGAAGAATTACACACCCAACAATGCCAAGCACCTTTATTCAAGTTAATTGCTAACTTTGGATTATGATGGTGGCAAAAGGGGCACAACCAATAATATTCACTGTTGGCGTGCCTCTTGTGTGGTCCTAAAATATTGTCGAGTAGATAGATGATTTCATGTTGCATATGATACAAGATAACCCATTAGGTTGATTTAGTCAAGTATCAACGACGTCGGCCACCGGCTAATCTGAATGCAACTTCTTTACTCAAATGTTCGGGCAATTTTTTTAGCCATTTTAGTAAAATCAAAAAGTCTTCTTCTGAAAGACTGCCTTTCATATTGTTGGCAAATCTGGAGATGACTTGAATATTTTCTCTGGTGGATGGTCCTCCCCTGGAAATGGGGATAATGTGGTCATATACAATGTTTTCAATAGTGAGCGACCGACCTGTATACCGACACTCGGTTCCGTAAGCTTCGTGAGTAAGTTCACGAATATCATCAAGCGTAATAGTGCAATCTACTTCAGCTTCAGCGGAACGCTTTTTCATAGCGGTAAGGGCCGCCGAGGTCTTTCGCATTAACTTTTTAGCCTTGACCTCTACATTTCGTTTATGAACAGTCTTGAGCTTCTCAATGAACTTAAGCTCCCAACCTGAGACTTTCTTTTTTCTGGTAGTCCCTTTGTGTTTTCGCATAACATTTCTTAATAAAATCTACAAGACGAACAGCCCCTCCGCCAAGAAAACTTTTCCGGCGAAGGGGCTGTTGGCGACTACTTTACGTAGAAAATCTAAGACATTCTCTTCTCTGTTTTCAAAGAGAAGTTTGCTTAGTAGAATCATTTATTATCTGTTGCCCGTACCAATCTGCGTTTCACCTGGTGAGCGGCCCGGAACATAATATTTGTTCTTTGGGTTCCATTGATTTAATGGAATCCCCTCTTCGTGACGAATAAAACTTTCCGGAATCACCATCTCGGCAAGCTCGGTGTCATAATAACCAAGAGCTTTTTCCGTCCATGAAGTCGGATCACCCTTCTTCTGATTGTTCGTCCATCCCGCTTGGAAATCACCCTGACGGTCAAAAAAGTCAACCGTGCGCTCCGGGATTTCACGAGCCTGCACAGGGCGAAGCTTCTTGGAACGGTTATAAATATCAACTAGCTGACTCATCAGCGTTCTCCATTAGGCGTCAAATCGAACAATAACCGTCTGTTGCGTTGTCGGAACTCGGCGTATAGCGCGTGGAAATTTGGCTACTGCAACAAGTTCAAATTTATCATTGTATAAACCAACCGTCGTAATATACGGACTAAGACTTCCACTAAAAAAAGTATCAGTGACAGATTCACCCTCTTGAGTTACGAAAGTTGGACCACCAGAAAAGCTACCACTGAGAACCTTAGAACGCATTGTAGGGTTGACCGAGAAATTGAATTCTCCGGGATCAGCCGTGCAAATAATCTGATGCTCATAAATAGTATGCAATCCTTCAAATTGAACTTGTACTTGCGATCCGGTCGTTAAAAACAGTCCCTTATCCGTAACTAAACTGCCACTATAAGATCCAGTGAATTGCCCAACAACAGCAATGCCCAATGAATAGAATATGTTACCAACAACGCCTTGAATATTTTCCGAAGATACCAAGCGACCCATTCCATCGTCAAATATACTTGCCGTAGAAACCGGACTGGTAATTCTAAATGTACCTGGACTTACTGTTTCACCGAATACTTGTTGCGGAATGTTTACAACATAAAATTGCGATTCAATCGGTTGAAATCCCTTGTTTTGTGGACCCCTTAAAAACCTTACACTGGAACTTGAGTCCGGAGATCCGGTTTCATAGAATAAATTCTGCACCGACCGATATAATGTTCTCCGGTATATACCACTTGAGTTTTTCGCCTCTGATACGGTATTGAATTCACCCCATGTAGACGGAGGAGCCACCGCAAGGTCAATAAACACTTGCGGTGGATTACTGGCACTTAAAAATGTATGAGTGACATTCCAACCCTTACGAGCTCTGAATGGACGAATCAGGTAGTTATCAGACGTAATGGGCTTCATGAATTTTCTCTAGTAACACATTTGAATTGGAAGCGAGGATGCCAGTCCAAAACTAACTTCTACCAGAAGTTCTTACCAGTCGAGACGCACACGTACAAGCAGTTCGCGGTCAAAACTCTTCAGTGTCGGACGACTCAACTTTGCAACGGCCAAAAGTTCGTTTTGGTCATTATACATACCAATTGTTGTTACATACACTTGCGGATCCTTGATAAATGTATTGAATGCCAAGTTGCCATTTGTTTCATCAAAGAACGTTGGATTATTGCTATAGTTGAAGTCCTTGTTACGAATTCTTACAAAATAATTTGTGCTTGAAATGGTTTCGGACGAACGGGCCTGGAAATCTCCACCCAAACGAATTGAATTATACAAGCCTGCATGGTTATACTGGTGTACGTTTGATGAACCCGTATTTGGTCCAAATGGTCGGCTACCTGAAATGATGAATGATCCTGATACGAAGCCTACCGTACCAGCAATAGCCGCTGGATTGAGCACGATAATACCGAGACTTGGATAAAACAATCCAAAATTTCCCCATACAGAAGTTGACGCGGCAATGGTAGATCCGCTCGGGCCGGTCAAGTTACCGGACACTACAGTAAATACATTGCCAGCTTTACCAACTGTCGGGTCAAGTGTTTGACCACTATCATCAATAAAAAATCGCCTGCCGTTGGAACCCGATAGCGTCAAAAGCCAGTTACCTGGATCCATACGCTCTCTCAATCGAGCACGTGCAACATTGATAACATAAATTTGATCACTGTTTACACTACCAAATGTAAATTGTGTATCACCTGGGTCAAGTAACAAGTTACGATATTGCGAATACACGGCTCGTGTGCTCAATGTAGCAATATCACTGTCAGTCAATGTTGGAGCACCACCACCAGTACGATGACCATAAGCTACGGAAAATTGTACTTCGGGAATTGGTACTGTTGAAGGAATATTGGGATTTGATTGATACACATCCCAATAATATTGTCCGCTCAACGAGGATGATGCCTGAGCAGAAGAAGTAAAGAACGATGAAAGACTACCTGTATCACCACTCCACAATCCCACTGTGACTTCAGTAGGATTGCCCGGTACTATATCGTCCTGTTCAAAACGCTTATAGACACTCATATAATATTATTCTCCTATCTATTACGTCGTTGGACGAGGCTTGATGATAACCGGAATGGTGATTGTGGCACCGGTCTGGTTACCGATAATGGTCAACTGTGTAGTGACCTGTGATGGAACATTCTTCGGCGTGAGCGTAAATTCAACACCTTGTGCAACCACGGCATTTGCTGTAGTAGAATCACCAAGAATTGCTGGAGATGTTGCTCTGAAGTTGGCCGGCAATCCCGTTCCAACGAGAACGGCAGAGTCTGCGTCGTAAAGAATTGCAGTGTATCCAAAGCCAGCACCATTGAGTCCCTGCGTCGTTGTAGGACGAATGGGGATGGCGTTTGCTTGTCCAGCAGTGAGGGTAATATTGTCAAATCCAAGTGAAATAATTGGAATTTGCTTTGTTCCCCGAGGCAGAGTTACCAGCTTGTATCGCATCACCTGCGTTTCGTCTGGTGATGCCTCTACAAGCGGCATATTCTCAATGATACTGCCGTAAAAGTTAGATCCAAGGGGATGTGCAGTCGTATAGAGTCCGTAGTCTACCTCGTCATCGGCGAGGGCAAACTGCGTAATCTGAAACCCCGCACCCTTGGACAGTAGTTCACGACCCTTCTTTGTTAAAATCGCGTCTACTGTAATTGTGCTATTGTTAAGATATGCCATTGCTAGAGTCTCCTCAAAGGATTACCACCATAAATAGTAGGTTTTTTCATTATCTTACATCAAGAATTGGTCCGGCATTATCATTTCGGCGTTGTACTGGTTCTGCACCCGTAGATACGAACAAGATATCGCCCGCCGATGGAATAATTTCAACTGCCGGGCCGCCGTCAAAGGTCGTATCGTCACTTTGCTTACACCCCAACCAAATTCTACGAAGTGTACCAAGTCGAGTATCTCGGCGGAAACGATAATGTTCGTTTATATAACCCACAAATGGAGTATAACCACTTCCAGAATTTACTAATTCAATCTTTCCATTTATCCTAGACACTACTCGAACATCATATGCCGGAACCGTCGTATATTTAGTCCGACGCCAGTTATCGGTATCGAGAGAGGGCGGATTATAGCTAATAAACGATCCACTTCGAAGTGGGGTAACACATACATATTCAAATCCATTACCCGATTCGGCCGCTCCGACTTGATTTGATTGGGTTACATACTGTCCTGGAATATAAGTAGAACCTTTATTCCATATACCTGCTGAAATTAAAGAATTTTCACCTACACGAACTTGTTTCTGTGTCTCAACCAAGAAAATACCATCACGCTGTGTAAAATAATTTACTACACCGATATCGGAAAAATCAATATATGGTTCTATTGGACTTACATAGAAATTTTCACCAATTCCAGAATTTAATCCCGTATTTATGCTAATGTTGGACCCAGGTGTATATGTGACTAAAAGTTGTATAAATGCTGCTTGATATTGTGGCGGAATATGTGCTATACTTGTGGCTTGAAAACGCTGTAATAAGAAGTTTTGATAATTCAGTACCGACATGGCATCGTCGATATAGAAGAAATCAGTATTCAAATCATCAATACCATCCAACCCATACTTGGTTGCTTCAAATGTGTCAAATGATGCTTGAATCGGTTCTTCATCTTGCGCTTCAAATGTTGTCTCGTAAGTCAACCAGTCGGTTCGGGGCTGGTCGGTTTCCGACATATCATATCGGGCATCAAATATATCGTAGGTAGCTACAATAACTTCTGACGAGATGGGTTGTTCAAGAATTGCCGTCTGTACATTATAAGAAGCTTGAATTACACTAGGTTGTGATGTAAATGGATCGGCTTCAAGAGTTGGGTTGACATTTTCCTCAAACGTTCCCTTACCCGAGATATCAATTTTTTTCCATTGAATCTTGTTTCTTTCCAAAATGTGTGGTTCGAGAACAATACCAGTTAATAGTTTTGCTCGTGCCGGCACAAACTGTTCGGCCTGTTTGAACAGCGGTGCCAACAAAGTATCTACAAACTCCACAAAACTATTGTAGTTGTAGTTATAGGCATAGTTTGACCAGTACAATTTGTTAATTTCATCAAGATCCTTGTATCGAACCTCATACAAATTCGACGGGTCACCAATGTAATCTTGTATATCTACATTGCCAACAGAACGAATAATATTATCATTAATTGCATCAGTGATGGAGAAGAAGAAACCAATTATGTTATTAGATTGAACAGCATTTTCTTTTTGTTCAATTGTAACCATACTCTTTTTATGAGACAATACAGGTATACCTGAGCCCGAATCATCATTTAATGTTCGAAACACCGGAGGATCTGCAATTGTGACTTTGTTAGTAACATACTGACTGCCACCAGCATTTGGAGCAAATCGTAGTACATTTCGCGTAATAACTTCCATGCTGTTTGGATAACTGGTTTCGTTCGGAAACGCCGATGCACTAAACTGTAACAGCCTATTGGATCGCCCAGCGACGCGAATATACGGCGTTTCGTTTAGAACAAAACGATTTAATGGATTGACAGATCCGAGATTTCTTGGCTTATTGAAGCTGAGTCGTACCGGCAAAGAGTCACGAGCCGATGATACGGTATTACCATTATACAGTCCCGGATACTTCGTATGAAAATTTATTGTATCAGGAGACAATACTTCCGTCCACATACGGAACTCATCAATCAATCCGGCAAATGGTTGTGCCGTAGGTATGGTTCCACTCGAACCCAAATACAAAATTGTACCCGATCCCCAAATACCCACCGAATTAATGCTTGATGTCACATATGAATTATATGTAAAATCACCATCGTCATCGGTTTGCTGTACCCACAAATTAATAGAATTATTTGTTCTTTGTAGTGTGGTGCTATAAAACGTACCATCGTAAATCGGAAACACCGATGAAGTAGCGGCGACGGTAGTTCCACTAACATAAGCAACTCGTCCAAAACTTCTTGACACCGGAATGAGTTGAAGTGACCAATTTTTATCTACATTATACAATACACTGCGTGTGGCCGTCGTTGTGGCAAATCGCGTCTGTACTGTGGTGATAAATTCTAGTCCTGATCCGCTCCACGGAATTTGTACGAAAGAACCACTTGGAATTTTAAGAGCATTGGTTTGTTCTTCAATAATTTCATATGACTGCGTGGTGTAAAATGACGGCGTAGCCGTTTCACGAATTTGAATCGTAGTTGGTAGGAAGCCATACGCATTCAATAATCCGCGAAGTGCTTGCTTGGTTCCCTTTGATTTTGCCAAGTAAATGTGATTATGCAAGAAGCGCTTCCATGTCTCAGCAGCAACTTGACGATATATCTTTGGAGAAACTTGACCAATTTCTCCGATAGTATAATCTACCAGAGCTTTAACGGCATACTGATTAGGTAAACTGATGCCGACTGATTCGGCAACACTCCAAATCATATCCATAGACAAGCCAACAAACGGATTGCTGTTTCGGTCATAGATATCAGGCATAGCATCTGCATATGCTTTTAGGATATCAAAATGGTGACCAACCAAATCCATAAATTTAATAAAGTCTTGTGAACGCGGATCGTTTACAAGATATTCGGGAAGATTATTGACCAAACGATTTTGATTTTGACGGTCATATTCTTCAGCAATATATTCAATTGCATCAAGCCATGAGACAAAGCCAAACCCACCGTCTTCAGGCGCCGGCAATACATCCGGTCCCACCAATACAGGATACAAATTTGCATTACTTGCCGATGCTACTGAAATTACCGATCCGTTGACCTTTGGCCATTCAAATGGCTTCATAAAGTACAATTGGTCAACTATGTCGGAAAATGATGACGAATATTGACTGCCGGATGCGTAATATAGGTGACGTTCAAATCCGTCAAATGAACGAATTAATTCTTCGCGCTGTTGTGCTATACGGAGAACAGTGGGATATGATACCGATGAAGTAAATCCGCTTAGTCCTGTAGTAATTGTAGCAATACTAGACGACTGTTGTGCAATGACTGCATCGTAATTTTCAATTGTCAACAATTTTTGCTTGAATGCTTGTATACGAGCTTTTGCAGAACTATAGAAAACAAAGTTTGAAAAATTTGTATAGTCAATGTTTAGTTCAGCACCTTCAAGAGATGTAACATACCATTCATTGATGATTGGGTCATTTGGCTTTGCCACATCAAACGAACTCGTAGTAAACAATGATGACAATGTAACATTGTTTATTTCATTACCATCCAACACACGCACATTAATATTTCTATTTGGTGGACGCAAATATACACGAAGACCTTCACCGGGAATAAAGACCACATATAACTGGTCAATTAATGATGGCGAAAGTTCTCGATCAATCCAGAGTTCCGAAAACACTTCTGCATCGGTTGGCAACGGGCGATATGTTTTAACAAGAATAGTTCGTCCCGTTGGTTCCGATTCGTCATACTGCCAATTCACAATTGGCATTTGATAGTCTTCACCAAAATTCAACAATGTCTTTCCTACTCGGTCTTCATCAAAATAAGATGCAATCTTATTTTGAAGAAGACGACGAGCCGCAGCAATAACTGAATTCGTCAGTGCAATTGGGATTGGACGAATTAAAAGTTCCCAATCTATACTGATGTTATCAGGACTAAATGTTGGAATTGCGGGGAATACATCCAAATTCGCAATAATATTAATTTGTGCAGGACGTGGAGGAGAATATACGCCTACTCGAATTTGGAGATATTGCGACCCGTTTGACACCGGTGGCGGTGGCGGTGCAATATTGGTGTAATCAGGTAATTGAATCGGTGGCACCGGACCTGTGTAATCCGGTGGTAAAATTTGAATAGATGGTGGCGGGGCCGGGGGAGGTACAACCAGATATACGCCGCTGATGGCGTATCGGCTTCGATCATACGTGCCATCAGGCAGTTTATTATTTAAACCAAGCTGATCTGCCGTAATTCCCGGCTGCGCCCAAATTAAGGTGCCATCCGGCGCCGTGAACAATGTAGCGTTGTCGGGTATCCGATTACCTTCTTTTAAGAGACGAATCTCTTCTGGAGTATAAAAAGTTGCCATACTATTATCTTAATTGCGAACGTGAGGTTACCACTCTCACAGTACCACCGGCCAAAATACCCTGGAAATTATTTATTGTTTTCTTTGCAGAGACATTTACCCCGGCCACGCCATTATTATATGCATTTTGCCATGTTGCTAATGGTATGTTCGTTGGCGGAGCTACAATTTCCGCGTTAATTTCAATAATACCAGGATTAATTGCTACTAATGTAGCATCTACCGATCCGTTTGGACTATCGATGACAGCAACACTCTGATTCAAAGATTTCCAAATTACACCATTTACCGGGAACAACAACTGTTTAGAATTTGTTGCATTCGGTGTAACATCCGGCGGACCAGCATAAATTGCAAACTGAATAGGCATGCGTTCACCAACTACCATTGATGCTCGCGGTGGACTAATCTGTGCATAAATTTTTGCGTTTGAGCCTAAAACCTGTACTGAATTTCCTCCAACCGGTAATACTACCGGGGGTTGTGGAGAATTCAGCTGGGGATCTTGTTTAGGCGGCGGATTAATAGTAATCAACGGAGGTAGATTTCTCAATACATAGATGGGACCACTAACATTCAATGGAGACACAAACCACTCAAGTTTTTGAGAAAATGTTCTAGAATTCATAGTACTCTTATTTTTTGCATCGGATTCTTTAAGTCGAATGGTTACCACTATTTCTGACTGAGGATCCATATCAATCAACGTAGGTGATTCGGTTTCGGCCCATTCAGGTAAATAAAACTGAAACCGCAATACTGCGTTTACTGTATTATTTCTAAACTTGTATTGCAATGGTTTAATAGAAGGTGGCCTACCTATTTCATAAATCCACTGGTAACTAGCAGCATTTGGAGAAAAACTGTACAATTCCGTAACGTTACGAGCACGAAATGTGTTTTGTGGATCCGCGAACGGTTTTACCAACTTCACAAATGGATTTGGCAATTGACCGGTAGCCGGTGGTTGCGACATGGTAGATGGAATAAACTGGGGGCGCAATCCATCGGCCTGAAGAATCTGAACTCGTCGAATTTCTTGTTGAATTATCGGTGGTACTAACGGCGGCGTTGGTAATGGCGTTGGTCTTGGATCTGTCGTTGGTGTATTAATACGTTCAAGATCATTTTGTATTCGTTCAATCTTGTTCCAACGAATACGAACGGTGTGCAACAAACCTGGCTGTGGATTTACTAACGCTTGTCCGCCACCACTGGTTCCTTCCCATGGACTATAAAAACCAAAATCACCAAACGGCGTAGAAACTACATTTTGTACAGTGATTCGATATCCAAATTGAATCGGGCCGCCCATTGGAAGTTCCGCTTGAACTATTCGTTCATTTGGATATACCACATACGGCAATCCTCTACCTTGTGTTCTATTATTTGGTAAATGCCTAAATCCACTATTGATGTCATCTCTGATATTCTGTGGATACTGCGCTAGTAAATTTGGATCTACCGAATCAAAATTTTCAATTGTTGAGTTTGTACCAAATTGTCCATCAATTACCGTAGTAGGATTGTACCCTTCAGGTAAACCAATGTGTTCAACGCGGAGAACGCCGTATCCAGGAGCCGCCGTTGTGGCTTTTGATGGTGCCAACTGTGAAGGTTGGTACGCAGGATATAATACAGACTGATTATCTTGTGGATAAAATGCCTGTGAGATGGTTCTATCGGCACTAATTAACACGAACGTACCGACACTAGAATCAAATACGGGTTCAAACTCTTGTCCGTATACAGATTTTAGGCGCCGGCGCTCATCATCTAGTTGCTTGTTGTATGTAGGTCCAAAATCAACTGATGCCATATTAGATTAAGAATTGATCTTCAAGAGTAAATCCTCCGCCGCCAACAAATCTGTCGCGAGTACCAAAACTAGTGTCGTTGGAAAAATCATTAAAGAACGTAGGTTGTTCAACTATAAATACCTGTGGCACCGGTGGCGGTGGAGGAGGTGGCGGCGGAGGAGCAATTAATACTGGCGGTACAGGATTAATTACTTCTACGGTAGTATTGGTTGTTGTCGCTGGTCGTGATGGATCAAATGTTCCGCGGCTGCCATCAATTGCTGAAACAATTGTGGTTGGTCGTGCGGCACGATCAAAATCTCGCAAAACATATGGATCATTTGGCGGATACCAAGCTCCTCCAAATGGATCTTGTACCCATCCGGCCGGAGGTAGTCCAAGTGATAATCCGCCTGCACCAGTACCATCTACCCACACCGTTGTGACTGGTGGAGTTGGTGGTGGCAGAGGTACTGGTGGTGGGGGCGGCGGTGGTGAAAGTATTTGAATTGGCGGTTCAAAGATAGGTGGCGGTGGCGGTTCGTCATATACAACATTTACTACTTCAGATGTTGCTAACTGCCATTGTACTGTAGCCGTACCAATACCACGATCATTATAGTATTCAATAAAAATACTTCTCAGTCCAGATAGTCCATCTACATAAAATGTGTATGTAGTAGGTGGTTGATCTCGCCAAGCATCTAGTACCAATCTACCATCAACAAATACACGCATACCATCATCGGTACGAACATCAAATTTGTATCTACGACCTTGTTGCAAATTGATTAATTTTCCCCATGTAATAAAATACGGGGCAGGGAGTTCACCATTAGCATAAGCAATTTCAGGAATAGTTCGTACTAGTTCTGGCTGTATTTGTCTAGATTCAAATACACTTCTATTTGCATTTATTGGTCGAGGAATCCCGGCTTGTGACAATTGTGATGGACCATATCTACGTTCTACCCAACCATCTTCCTGAATTGGCGTAGACGGTGTAGGTGTAGGTGTGATTGGCGTACTTGGCGTTGGAGTAAACGGCGGCAATACAGGTGGCAACGGTTGCGGCTGCGGAGGTGCAGGTGGTGTCGGTGGCGGTGGTGGTAACGGATCAAAAATAGCTGAATTGCTCGTCAAATTGACAACACAATTTACTGCACTGACTCCTTCAGGATATGAGTCAATGACAGTAGGATCAAACAATACATCTACATCAATACTCGACGCTTTAGGCAAATCAAAAGTATGTGGATTGAAAGATACACCGGCCAAACCCAACATAGTCACCGTGATATCTACTTCCGATGAATTATTGCTCACCCGAATTTTTTCTTTTGGAATATCACGCAAGGTACCTTTAATATACTGTCGATCAATTGTATATGCCGACAATGTTACCAAATCACGAAGATTAATGGTTCGAACGGTCGGTGGTGGTGGCGGTGGTGGTGTTGGTGCCGGCGGAGATATTATAACCGGAGGGTTAACAGGTAGAACTGGATTAGTGCCCACCGGCGTAGTAACCTTATCATCCGGGGGTAAAATTGGATTGGTGCCCACCGGCGTAGTAACCTTATCATCCGGGGGTAGAACTGGATCTTTTTTGTTAATTGGCGGAAAGTATCCATTATATTGACCGCCATTACTATTTTGGAATCGTCCTGCTAGTCGTGACCCATCAGGAAGTCTATCGAACCGTAACAAACCGGTATTAGCATCAACCCATGCGCCAATTTGATCGGGGCCGCGTGTGTCACTATACCCTTTCATACCCGGAACGGGCTGATGAATTTCATTGAATCGACTACCGAACGGCCCTTCCACGCCCGTACCAGGAGGAATATCAGGTCTACCACCAAGTACAATTTGCGAAGGAGAAATGACGAGGCCAATATTTTGCTGCATTCGTTGAAATACTGCTAGATCTTCGGTGTATTTAGCCCAATCAATACTATACTGTGCCCAAGCAGCTAAATTAGTTGCTGGACTCCCTTCCGGTGGAGTTGGCGGTGTTGGTGGTGTTGATATTTGTATTAGTTCCATTATTATGTGACCTCAAATCGATTATCTATTTCACCACGGTCTCGCATATCCCGTACTACTTCTTGAATAGCTTCTGACATATATCGTTCAAGATCTATCTCTTTAATATTACGAGTTTGTCTATCTTCTGCCATCTTATTTAGAACAATGGGATATGCTCGATCTAATACAGTAATAGTCATAATTTCATAGGCAACCATTGCATTAGCATACTTCAGACGAGCAGAGGTATCATTGATAAATATATCCGCGTCTAGTAATACCTTGTCAGAATCAAGTTGTTCTTCAGGAAGTGCGTCTAAACTTTGTCCAAAAGTCTGATCTATCAAACCTTGTGCAATCAATTTAGGAACAGACGGTACAGTAAACTCATAAATTTCTTGCATGATGCTATTAGTTGGACGCGCCGCAGTTAACCGCAGTTCAGTACGATCTTCACTAATAGCTTCTAATGTGAGCTTTTCACCTGTTTCAGAACCAACTTCATTTCTAAAAATATTAACAACCAGTCCATATCGTCCTTGTTCTAAAGCTAGGCGACGAATGACATCACCAAAATCTATATTCAAGAATTCATATGCACCGGTATTATCCAAGGCAGTAGATAATCGGATTGCCGGGTCGTATACAGGCAATGTAATGTGGCCAGCAATTCTACCATCGGGAAAATAAATCCAAATTTCAATAACATCTCGTTCAGTAATACCAAAAAGAACCGGCTTTATTCCGGTTTGGAACTGTCTAGTATCAACAGAAGCAAGTCGCGATGGTCGTTCAAGAATAAGTTTGTCAGGTAACTTATCTGGAAAATTTAGTTGATTAGGCACGGCGCTGCCCCAATTGTGTGAATGCTCTACGTTGTGGACTAATTACACGTTCATATTGTGCTCTATTCCACCGTGGTGCATACAAATTAATAGCAAAATATTGTGAATTATTATTATTTGCGTCAACTTGTAGAAAGTCTGCAAAATCTCGTAAAATTTGATTGGGCAAAACATCCAATTGTTGAACGAGTGTTCTCTGTCGAAAACGATCATCAGGAGAAAACTCAATGGGATCATTCAAATAACCATCAGTAAATAACTGATCTGGATATCGTATTCGATCTACTTCACTCGGCGTTGCTACTGTGATGTTATTGAGTTGAATATTTTCCATTCCCATTAGACATTCTCTACAGTAAAGATGTATCCGTTATCAATAATATGTTCAAATCCACCATCTACTACTTTGAACAATATCTTGTAATACCTTCCCGCATACATGGATTTTACTTTGAAATCAAAGAAATTAACGGTTCCATCACAACTAATTTTTGAAAAGTCATCAAATGGAATTACTACAGTATTACTTTGTTGGTCTACAATACTAAAGTATGATGTTATCGGCAATCTATTATTTCCAGCGTATGCAGAATACACAGTATCAAATGTCTTCTGAGGGTATCGTTCTCGCACCGATAGTGTCACTCGTACTGTTTCGCCAATTTTGTATTTTGGTTTTAAATTGCGAGGGAGTACAACCACATCACTTGGATTTGATGCCGACATTGAACCAGTCAAATATATTTGACTGTCCCATTTTGCCGACAAAGTTGGTAGATGAATCGTGTGACTATTTCTAGAAAAGAATCGAATGTTACCAGCGTTCTTTGTATCTGCTTCGGATTGTGTATCAAATCGTAACAAGAATCCGTTATTTGGCACTGTGCCGGACACCCACGCCAATACTAAATTTGTAACATCAATTGATAGATCCTTCACGGGAGACGCAATGGACTTTGATACAATAGCACCAATTCCAATACTACCACTTGTTGACCATGTAGATCCACTTTCACGATATTTCCATGTTGTTCCATCATTTTCAAAATATCCGCCACTTGGATCTCGGCTAGACGTATACGGAACATTGGTATTTTGATAGAAATACCCCGTTCCCTCCACCCAACTTTCACTCACAGCTTGAATAAAAATTTGTTGGTTAATCTTGAGATCGTCAGCTCGAGCAACAAAAAGATTAAGATCAAATTTTGTATCAAGCGGAATATTACCTTCTACAAAACTACTTGAAATTTCTGAAACATCAAACATGATAAGTGACCGAATCCTTTTCGTTCCGGACTCGTCCTTACCAACTTCAAGAATTTCATCAAGACCTGTATTTTTCCAACTATACTTTTCGTATATCGAAGCGTCTTGTGTAGGAGAAAAGTGAATACGCATTACTGAACCGCCGAACCAATGATGTCTTTTTCAGGATAACGAACTTCAAAAATACACGGATCTAACGATGGATAAATGACACCGCCTTGTGTTGCATCTTTGATATCATATAAGTAATCTTCATAGTCGGCACCATCGCGGAATCGGTATCGGTTAAATACATCCACGCCAAGTACACTTTGTACACCCTCTACAGATGCAATTTCCATATACAAATCACTGAGAATGATAGGCTGATTAAGTTGCCATTTATCAATATTGAAAAAGTTGGCTACGGCGTCGATAGCTCGAGCCAATACCTCATTCATATTGTAGTTTTTATATACGCTAATTTTAAATCTCACACCAATATTAACAGGAAATGCGTCGAGAATACGTACCTCATCAGTTAACATTCGATATTGATCAAGATAGGTCTTAAGATTCTTTTTTGTATCAGGATTCAATCGCGTCAATTTCTTCTGTTGATTGTAACCCAACACATACATGTTAATAATACCTTGACCTGGGCGATTCTCTACAAAGATACCGTCAGGAATAATTTCTGCTTGATTTTGTGTTGCTCGCAAAATATTATTGATTTGTTCATCGCGAGTTACAAATACTTTTGATACACCGCCGTATTTTGGTGGCATGGCATATGCACGAACAATATAGTCTTCTACGGTAACCAATCGATTTTGTGCATTAAAAAACGCCAAGGCATTTTGACGAATTTCTTCAATGGTATCCTCGCCTTTACCTCCAGTAGCAGGCTCACTATTATTTACGGCAATAGACCGAACCACTTCGTTCCACAAAGCACGTTCTTGTGGCGTAAATGCATTTACATCATTTATAGGTTCTACCGTAACTACTCGGTTAATAGAGTTTGATGGAACATTTGATTCAATGCCGCCACCGACCGTATATGTTATCGTCATATCTATGTTACTTGGTGCCAATCCATATGACCGAGACGATAAGAAATCACTTGGATCAAGTGAGGTAGAAACTAGATTCGTTTCATATTCACTATTAGCAATTTTCTTAGATTCAAGATTAATTGAGTCGTCCATGTCATTAATTACACCAGAACCAAAATTTATCTGTAACTTAAAATCTTCGGTATATCGTGTTACAAACCGTCGAGGTGTACGACGAATGCGAATCAAATATGTAGGAGGAACGCTAAAATCGGTATTATTGGCAGCAGCCGTGTTAATAACGTCCTCAAATATTAAATCTTGTGCCAGGTAATCTACTTCATACCAACGATTGCCATTTGAATCGGTGACAGACACTATATCAAGTACCTTTTCATCGGGAAGTTCAATTGATGTAAATCGTTCTGGATTTCCAAATGATTTCGTGTAAGTCTTAATAGTACCTGATACTACTTTGGCTTTCTTTCTGATCAGATATGTTAATGGACGATTATTAGTATCGGTAGCATATACCGTTATTTCGCGATCATTCGGATCAGCAAAATTAAGCTCTTGAATCGTTCGAAATGTCACATTTGTAAATTCGTCCGATGAAAACACAGCATTGGGCGCGAGACGTAAATAAAATCTTTCGTCGGGTTGATAGTTGCCTGTGATATCTTTTGCCGGACATAACTGAAATAAATCAACTTCACAAATTGCCGCCGTAGCAGGCTTTGTTTTATATCCAAATGCTTGTGCCATTGAAATAATATTATCACGTTCTTCCGCATATTGTAGTAGATTTTCACGGAAGTTTGTGTCAATATAATAACCTAATACATCGCCTACATAGGATGCCATTTCTATGAACATCATACCAGGAGAAGCTTCATTAAAATCCGTATAGGTATCAGGAAAATATACCTTAGCAAATTCTATGAGATTCTGGCGAAACTCAGGAAATGTTTTGCTAAGATATTTGATATCTCTATTTGACGGAGCAAATGACTTGTTAATTCGTCTAAGTGCCACAGATCTTCTCCTTAGAAGACGAGGGTAATACTATCAGTGATAGTTACGCTAGTATTGATGGAAAATGTAATGGTGGCAAATATTGAGTTTCTATTTTCATCCCGTTGTATTTGTACAGCTTCAATATTCACATATGGGAGCCATATTTTTACAGCGGACTCAATAGTACCACGAACATTGGCTACATTATCATCTGTGATAGGTTCAAAAATAACCCTATGAATATCACACCCAAAGTCAGGTTGTAAAACTCGTTCTCCCTTTTTAGTAAGTATCAAATTAGTTAGATTACTCTTTACTTGCGAAAGGATGTCTCGACCCTGAGCAAAATATCCGTTGTTACCACGTTCTAAAGGAAGTGTGATACCTAAATTAGCCATTAAGTTTACCCATTTGTTGCATATGCTTCATTAACGCAGAATAATCACGAGTAATAGCCGTAACAGTTTCGCTGTCTATAGGTAATTCATCGCTGTGGTCAAGAATAGATTCTACTTCGGAATTGTTTACCATAGAAGACGCGGTTTCTGCCAAAATATTACCTACAAGGCCGCCACCAAATGTTGATGAGTCTACACCAATTACAGATGGAGATTCTTGTATGGATCTCATTCGATCACGAATACGTTTACGTTCTGCTTCAACATTTTCATTGGTTTTTTTTGAAACAGTTTTAGTAGGCATTGCTCGGGTTTGGGGTATATCAGGCCTTAGAATAGACGACATTTTTGCCGGCGGACCCTTAGCGATGCCTTCTGCCAATAACGAAGCAAGAGCACCAGCCACGGCTTCCTGTACAAGAGGTTTCACCATTTTAGGAATAACAGACTTGAGTTGTTTAGAAACTTCAGCTTGTATTAATGCCTCAAATTCACTTTTTTTCATTAGTTATCCCTCTTGATATGGACTGATATTTCTTGCTTGCTGTGGAGGACTGTTGGTTCTGGTAGTAAAATTATCAAGACTTAGAATTCTTGCATTATTTTCACCACCAAGATATTGTTGTTTCCACTGTAAAAATTGTTGAATTCTTGAAGGATTTTGCGGCGATGGACTGCCAGGAACACCCGTAGTTTGTACAATCGGTTCAAGAACGAGGATTTGAATTAGTTTTTCTAATGCCTGTCTTAGTGTTGCTCCTAATACCAAAGGTTCACTTGTAGACGACTGAGTGCCGATATGAATCTTGGAACCCAAAAAACTAATACTTCGAGCCGAAAATGTTTGTGTATTTCCGGCAATTTGAATAATATTTCCCATTGCCGATCTATCAATGTTTCCGCCCACCGTCTCACGATAGTTCCGAACAACCCGGTCATTTCTATCTCGGGTAGTCCAAGAAATATGATCTTGGTCGGCGTCCATTGTAATATTTGCTTTTGTTGTCATATGAATGCCGTCATTCGTATCAACAATGACTCTCCGACGGGCATTAATGACTACCAAACCTGTATTAGCGTAAATTCCTGCTCCATCAAACCGTTTCGGATAATCCGGGATACTAATTTGATGAATTGGGTGTTTAGTCGGTTTTATTGACTCAACTCGTAATGGAACAATTTGGTCTGTGGTCATCCACCATGAGGTAACATCTTTATTAATATCCTCAATGACTTGTCCAAATATAGTATCTACGGTTCTAACCGCATCTGGATCTGGACCCACCCTAATAAGTAGATTCGGTTGTTGGTCTTTTTCTGTGGATTGCCACGGAATCTTTTTGTCTCTGGCCGTGGAGTTGACCTTGCCTCGCAGCCAAGCCGCTCCGAATCGAACTGTTTGGCCCGACCGACCTTCTAATAAGAAGTCGCCTTCAAAGTGCTTGAGGCGATATACCTTTTCTAAATCCTGAAAATACTCTCCTAGCGGCGGTTTTCCGGTAGAACCGACCTTTTTTGGTGCGACCGTTGATCGGTAGTCATCAGATCTTTGAGATGCTGTATCTCCGGGGCCTGTTTCGGGAATAAGTTCCGGCAAATCTTGGGCAGTTACTCGGTTCGATACATTAAATTTAATTAGGTAATACCATCGATTCAAACCCCGAAACACATATACAATCTCACCGATAAGAGGGTATTGACTGATATTTGCATACATCGGATACGCCCAGTCCAGTTGTTCTTCCGGTTTAAACGCATTGCTAGTAGTGCGTCGAAACTTTACCATGCCTACATTATATCCGTCTTTGGCATAGTCAGGATGTTCATTATTTACAATGACATCAGTGACAATGGCCTCTTCAAATTGATCATGTTGAACAGCAGATCCCAACCCGCTGGGCGGGGTGGGTTGAAATGGATTATAATTTCCGGCTACCGTAAAATTACGAATTCTGTCCACGCTGGACCTCTAACTTAGATTCAATTTTTACAATCTGATCATCTATTTCCGCAGCGTTTCTGAGAAGTTGTTCTTTCTCGGCATCACTCAACAAAACTTCGTCGGCCGTTCCGGCATAAGACTGCGCCGTGACCATGCGTTGTACAATGGTAGCAACCTTAATGACCTGGTCATCGTTTTTGACGCCGACATCTATAAATTCTCGGATGATAGGCGCGAGTACAATAGCATCATCCTGAGTCTTCATCATGCCGACAAGCTGTGTAATAACACCATTTATGGTCGAACGCTTGGTTAAAGCGTTATCGTGAATGTCCTTGAGAAGGTCAGAAAATCCTTTGCCTTCAAATACATCGGTATCTTTCATAAAAAAAGCCCTCCTATATGCTATAAATAGGAGGGCTCGGAGATTTATTATTTTATTTGACCGTGTAAGAGAAAAACTTGTTTTCTGCTTCTGTGATTTCCCCTTCGGACTGGTACTGGTTGAGTTGTTTCATTACATGTGATCCCATTTTATTTACAACCTTGGTAATGTAACTAGATCTACAGTCCGTAATTTCTCTTATCATCAAATAGAGAGCTTTTTTATTAAAATTTTCAATTTTATCGGCTTTACGGAATAGTTCAATCACTGCATAAGCAATATCCGCATCCCGCTTTTTCTTGAAAACTCTTGGAATATTAGCATCCCAATAAGTAATCATCAAATTCACAAACTCCCGAAAATCTTGGCGTTCCTCGTCCGAGGAGACTTTCAGGTCCACTATTTCTTCAATTGGTAAATGCAAATCATCATGCACATCAGACAAATATATCGTTCGCTTTTCTTGTTTGTATTCGTTGTTATTATTAAGAATTAGATAGTTCTTTGCAATAACGGAAAAATATGAGAATGATTTTGCTTTTGATGAATTATACTTGCCGAGATTCATTACTAAGAAACTAACAACTTGTTGTTTAATTTCTTCAAAGCTGTTATTGATGTATGGAAACTTAAATCGGTTGATGATGTTCTCTGCCATCTTGTCCAATGGATAATCAAGATGTTCGACAAACAACTTTTCCCGTTCATCGGGATCCGAAGATTGATTGTATTGGTCTATAATTTGATCGAGATATTCAGGCCAATAGATTCTATTACTACCCGATCCCTTTTTACCCTTTGGCATCAGTTTCCGGTGTCTGTTCCAGTCTGAACACTTCCAACGCCTCGACCATCGCTTTTAGTTGTCCAAATACAGACCCGACCTCATCATCTGTTTCAAAAGATCCACGAATATCAATCTTTCTCATTTCTTCAATAGTATTTCGTAATTGAGTTTCTAATTGGTCGTTAAAAGCAAGATAAGTTTGTTCATTGACTTCATATAGTTCAATTTTATTTAGAGCGCGTCGTAATGTCAATATTAATCCGATTGATAAACCGACTAATAACAAAAGTACAACTGCCCAGAAAAATCCTATTTCCATTTATAATCCTCTCAAATCATAGTGAGCAAATCGCTTCATATATTCAGAAACATGCACACCATTACCATCATAAGTTCTGAAATTATATTGTTCTGGATAGAAAAACGCCAGCACTCCGCCCGGCCCCACCAGGTGTGCGCCGGCTAAAATACCGGCTTTTGTGACATATACACCATTATATTCTACGCCATGATACTTCTTGATAAGACCTCGTAACGACCGAGCATTGTCTCGCATCCACATCAACATAACGGAATCTTGCAATTCTGGATTTTCTAAAAATTCTTCCTTAGATACTGTAACTCCCATCAACCGGAGAGTTCTCGGATGAAACTGATACAATCCCAAATATCCGCTCTTACTGATCGTATTATACGATCCCAGTCCTTCAATCTTACCCATGTGTGCAAGAAATGATCGTATATCACCGCGAATTTTTGGTCGTTTTACAACAACCTTCCCGGTAGTTTGCGGAAACGAAGATAGATCCGTCTTCCATAGTGGCGGAATCGCGTCGATTCTCAGTGACGGAACAGTATCGATTCCCGTAGACCATGTCCACCACATAGATTCTCTATGGGAATATTTGTAAGTTGCAATTGTCGCCAATCCAAAAATTGATAACAAGCAACACAGACGAACGAATTGATTTTTCATAGTAGTAAATGTGGTTTGGCTTCGGTAATACCAGCATTGGTAACAGTAACATATCGAGGCGCATAAGATTTCAACGATTCCGCACCTGCGTATGAACAAGCCGAACGAACTCCGTCTAACAAATCTTGAATGACAAAGTTTGCTCCGCCCTTGAAAGGAATCATCGTAGATTCGCCTTCAACATTACGTTCTGCCTGACCGTGGACCGACTTGGTTTCAAGTGAAGCGGCACCACGATACCGCTTGAATAGTCCTCTGGAAGTCTCTACAATTTTACCTGGTGATTCTTTTGTTCCTGCGAGTAGAGATCCCAGCATAACGGACTTTGCACCCACGGCTAGTGCTTTGGCGATGTCCCCACTAGTACGAATACCACCATCAGCAATGATGGGTATTCCTGAAGACTTGGCATGTTCTACACATTCTAAAATTGCAGTGACGTTTGGAACGCCAAATCCCGTCTTGACGCGGGTGGTGCATAAAGAATTATGTACGACTATACCTTCAATGTTATATGAGTGATTGTCCTCAACCGTCAAGTCGTATACCTTTCCAACATAATGCTTCCTTTCGATGGATGTTATTTTAACCAGCTTCATAAAACCTCTTTTAGTTTATCTACAAATGTTCCATTTAAAATCTCAGTTTCCCACAGACGAATCAGCTTAAAATTGTGTGACTATGATTTGTTACAATTCTATAAGAAGAAATTCGTCTGTTAGTTCTTCGGCTGAAGTCCATCGTGCGTATTGATGAATATTTTCGTCGGTTACTAGATGTTCGTGGGACTTGTGAACCACATAAAATTCGTGGTTTTTAGTGCATTCGATCCCATTGATAATCATAATTTCTTCGTCACGGTCATATTCAAATTTATGAATAACTTCTTTTGGTTCACCTGTATGTGTATATACCACATCACCTATTTGAACATCTACAATGGGTTTCATTCCACTACGAGTTCCTACCCGCATTTCGGGAGTAAAACACCCCCCACCGATTCCCACCCGAAGTGCGTCTGCACCCCAATCAATCAGATGTACAGTAGCTTCGCCAGTAACAATATTTCCTGCAATAACATCTACATTTAAATTGGCTTTGATGTGACCAATCGCATCCTTTACAAACTTGTGGTGCCCATGTGCCACATCTATTAATATAACATTACATCCGTTTTTTGTCAACTCCTGCGCTCGTTCCAGATAATCTCCGTTAGCTCCAACCGCTGCGGCAACGGGAACATCAGTTAATCCATTGAATGTAGCATACTGATTTACCTTAGATACATGACTGGCCTGTTCTTGAATACTCATGAATCGGTGAATGACTCCAACTCCACCACAACTCATCATAGCAATCGCCATATCAGACGCACATACAGTGTCCATAGGAGAAGCCACCAGTGGAATACCAAGATGGTAATTTTTTGTAAACTTAGTGGATAAGTCAACGTGCCCGCGAGATTCAATATTACTGTAAGACGGCACCAACTGAATATCATCGTATGTCAAGGCATGAGTAACCATTTTGGTATTCCTTATTGAATCGTTTCGTAAAATTCGTTTTGCTTGGTTTGGCGATCCACGTCCTTATAATGACGAATCGCTAAATCTGGATCTTGTGGTAACATACCATATTGTTCGTATCCGACCAATTGTTCATGAACCGGCTTTGTCCACTTAATTTTCGGATCATTTTTGTATAGTCTCATTTGATAATCAGGCCATGCAACAATTGGTTCATAATATGTTACCACGCCGTCTTCATCAGAAATAATAAAATCAAAACCTCGCAATAACTGATATTCGCCTGAATCTCGGTCAATTACCTTTATTCTACGATGATCTTCAAATTTTGTCAAGGTCCATCCCCATTTCTGGAGATGTTTGATTGTCAGCCCATCTATCGTATTGATACGAGGCACCCAAAATGCTTCTATGCCCGGATTCATATCAATCAAATGCGGAATAAATGCCAGAAAGTCTTCGGTCACAAATTCATCAGCATCAATATTGAAAATCCAATCACCGGTACAACAAGAATTGAGAAAATTCTTATGTTCATCATAACTCTTGTTGAGTGCATGTTGAAATAGTCGAATATGATCTTTAAAATTGTTCAATATACGAACAGTTTCTTCGTCTGTAGAAAAATCATCAACCACTACTATTTCATACTCAACGCCGCTGCCAATATCTCGATTTATAAACTTTACAAGTTTATTCAATAATGACGCAATATACACACCTTCGTTGTGTGTACAAATTGCAAAACTAATCTTCATGCATTTCTCCACTTTTAGTTTCGTATAACTCTCGATATTTTAACAATGCAAAATCTTTCATTTTTGCTTCCAAATCAATGTCAACCGGAACACCATAATCTTCAATACGATTGAATACATAATCAGCATGCGCACGAGGATTGCAATCAACAGACTCGTTGACGGCTTTGGATTCACTATAATGAAATAACGGAGTCACATCACTGGGCCACGTCGCATATGCCATATGAAATGCAGATTTTTGATCTAGTTCGTCCGAATGAAAGTTATGATGAAAGTAGTCAAAAGTAACAGGAATACCAAGTCTATTATGAATGTAGGTAACAAGTTGCGCTACGGAAAAGCCGGTATCTTTGTCGTCGTTTTCTACGACGAGTCGAGACAATGCATTGGGCGACAACCGGCGAGCGGAAGCAACCCATCGGTCGGCGGTTTCTTCACTGAAATTCATACCAACATGAATATTGATTGCCGTATGGGGTGATGCTGGCAAACCCATAAGGTCAAAAATAAAGGATTGTAGCTCGAGTTCATTGATGGAATTATCTACAACATCCGGTCGCACGGAACCTAGTTTAACAAAATGATCGGGGTGTGCTGTGATGCGTTGGCCGGAGCGTTGAGCAATTTCACCGGCCGTTTGAAGATTGTCACAAATTTCAGACCAATCGGGCAAATCGGTAAGTTGATAGTGATTGGCCCACGGAAAGATACCAGAACCCATACGAAATACCGTAATATTGTGGTCGGCATTCCACTGCAAAACTTTGATAAAGTCTCTGGTATTTGCCAATGCTAACTCGGAAGCATACGATACGCCCCGAGCATCAAAAGTTTTCTTAATCATGTCACGAGCATACATGATTTTTTTCTTTTGTAAAGATAAATTGATACAACAATATCCGACATTTGGCATAATATACCTCCGACCCGTAAGGTATATTACAACAACAATATTGTCAAGGTTTATCCCACTTGATTTTTCCAAGCCAATGCCTCGGGGTCGCGTTCCCAATCACCCCCAGGAACCCACTCAAACCCCTCTCTCCTGTAATAAGGTATATCACTAGAGCGTTGGTCGGGGTCAGTAATATCGGGCGTTATAGAGGGTTTTACGGGGTCAGAAACTTGAGCGTTTTTGCTCATTGGAGTAGTATCTGTGTCAAAAGTGGCAGTTTGGTAATTAAATTGTCCATTTTTAGTATTATTTATTGAAGTATTTTTCTTGACAATTAAATTGTAAGCTAAAAATAATGATATGCTCATGGGGTCAAATACAAACACAATAATAAGGGTGAACCATTTTACTACAGTATCCAACGGCACACCAATTGAATTTGCTACATAATAAAATGTACCTAACTTCCCGGATGTTCCAATCTCTCCTTCGGTCTTTGTCGTTTGCGTTTGTAGAGAATCTTTGCGTGCCGAAAGTTCGTTGATTTGTTTTTGTAAAGAGGCAATTTCCCGGTCTTGTTCTCTGATGATCTGTTGTTGTGTTGCAGTTCCCCTACCAAGTCGTAATAATTCATCAACACGATTTTCTTGTTGTTCGCGTAATTTTACTAACTGGTCGGCTCGCGTTGAAAGTCGTTCAATGTTTTCATTAATATTTGATGTTTGCGATTTGTATAATACAATACGAGATTCTTTATCTTTGATATCTGTTGCCGATTTCGCGTAAGCAGAAGTCAAATATCCGTAGATGCCCACCGATGTTATTAACATCAAAATCAAGGTTCCAATGGACATATACACCTTTAAAATTCGCGGAATTTCTTGCCAATATCTGTAAAGAAAGCTAACCGATACAACCTTTCCGACTTCTAGGGCTGCCGCCATAACTCCAGCCGCAGCGGTAGCACCAACAAATAGTTGTGCAATACCAGATACCGAAAACCATGCTGCACAGCCTGCTAATACAAATGCCGAAAACAAAATTACATATTTGAACATAGTATGATTAAAAAGGCCTGAAGACTGGAATCTACAGGCCTTTTCATTCTCCATTGGTTAAGTGTTGAGATTATCCGAAGTAACCGATATCGATCACCTCCTTATCTCAACATATTGTCTGGGTTACTTAATCTCGATCTTAACAGGGTCGTAAATGCCCCTCTTGAGTTTTGGAACTGTAACGGTGAGCAAACCATCTTCATACTTAGCCTCGATGTTGTCTCGGTCAAGGTTTTGACCAAGCAGAATGGTTTTGGAAAATTTAGATCGCTTTAGTTCGCGTCGAAGATACTTCCCCTCCTGCTTTTCTGCTGATGCTTCGCCTGAAACAACAAGGTTGTCTCCGACTATCTCTACACTAAGTTCGTTCTTCTTCCAACCGGAAAGACCCAGTTCGACAATAAATGCGGTGTCGTTTTCGATGATATCGGTCTTGGGAAATCCTAAATCAACCACTCCTAACTTTGTAGGATCTACATCAAAAAACTCACCAAATAGAGAATGAAATGCTGATAATTCGGATGGAAGAACACCACGTTTCGTGGTGTGACGAGTAAGAAATGTCATATTGTTTTCTCCTTTACCAAAGGTCAAAAAAGAAGAGAGTGCCCGTCAGGCGCACTCCCCTATAAGTAGTCATTTTGAGTGAAAGTTTACCGTTTCAATAAACCCGCAATATCATCGTGTAATTGGGAAACTTGATTGTATAAATGATCGGCGGCGGCTTCACTGATGGTTGGAACTACCAGTGGATTACCCTCTCCACTCTTTCGGTTGATATGATTCTCAAGTACTTCTTCAAGTTGACGCATAATTCCACGGGCACGATAAACAGCACTTTCGACACGTTCCGTAACATCAGTAACATCTTCCCACCCACAAATTTCATCTTCACAGTCACATCCCTGACATCTATCCTCGCAATCGCCTTCATTGGCACGTTCTTCTTCTTTCGTTCGTAGAAACAATTCGTAAAATTGACGTTCCATCTGATCGTCTTGTTCGGTAATATCCACATTATTATCTGTCCAGAGAGGAATATCAATAGTTGCTTGTCCCTGAGAATAAGCATTAAATTCAGCATATTCACCTTGACCATCACCAACTAGAGCTCGACCATAATAAGTCATCTCCGGGGATGGTGCCCCTTCAACAAACACGTATCGTCCATCATTAGTAATCAACACATATTTTTTAACTTCATTATCTCGACCTTCATATGCATTCTGAAATTCAGGACTAATTGTGGAGGGAAATAAGTCATACACCAACGCGGTATCTATAGTATACATTGTTATCCTCAGGTCCAAAGTGACTCTCTAATTTGTAATACTTCAATAGCTTTCTCTGTAGCTTCTTTATATCGACGATTTTCTTCGGCCATTGCGGCGCGTGACGCCGCGTGATACTCGTTCCAAGCGGGATCATCCTTATGAAGATTTAATTCAAACATAGTGGGATTACCGCTCTCATCCCAATCACATGGAGTATAATCCAACAGTTTACCAGGTGGATCAGGGAGCATATCCCACGGATCGTTATACTTGTTGTATACATCATTATACCACAAGTAGAGTTCTTTTTGTTTTCTTGCCGACTCGGCTTGATGGGGGAGATCACATTCATTGATTTCCCAGTCAAGATATTCCATAGCGAGTTGTCTACTAAGTTGCTTTCTCCACTTACGAGGCAAATATCGCAACTTCCACTTAGTCACTCGGTCATACTTTTTCGGCTGACAAATTACTTCCATCCAAGCTTTTTGATTTTCGATGAATTCACAGAGAAGTTCAAATGTGGCTTCGAATAATCGGGTATCAGTTTCAATCCAAGTCTTGCCACTAAATTTTGTCAGTTTGACCTTGTTGTGACCGCGAAAAATAATATTATAAAGAGCATATCGAAAATTACTCAACATCAAAAATGGCGCAGAATAATTGATATCAAATCGAATGTTGCCTATCTTACTATTCAGTTTTCTGCGCCACTTCGGAATTTTTGATGTTCCATTAATCTCTTCCGTGTCCGACATTGCACTCTTTATTGCGTGTGAAGCTTTTAACATTAGCGTTCCTCAGTAATACCCACCAGGCACCTCCCGCTACCTGAAACGTCATTAGTGACGTTAAAGGCAGTGGAAGTGTCGATGGAGTTCCGACTACAAATGATCCCACAAAAAACAACGTGGGTAAAAATGTCTTAAGCATAATTTTCTGCCTCACCAAGAGCATTTACAAACTCTTGACCGTATTTAGACATCTTTAGTAGATGATGTTGTGTAACCTTGGTCCCCTCGGCGTGAGCAATCGTTTGTGCCAACCGAATACTGTTCTTAATTTGACGACCGTTAATCTCAATCTTAGACAAAACATCCAGATCAAAAGTTGAATAATCAATTTTTGCCGCACTGAGTAGGTTCTTCCGGATTGACCGTCGAATCTCGTCGGTCATTTCACCGTAATGAATTGCCAATGAAATGCGGCTGTGGAATGCTCGGTCAAAATTCTTTACACGGTTCGTGGTGAGGAACATAACACCATTGAAATATTCGAGCAACCGAAGGAAGATACCAACCATTGCATTTCTTTCAAGATCATGGTCAGTACGCTGTTCTAGGAAAATGTCTGCTTCGTCAAGCAACAATACAGCATTCCATCGGCCGGCAAGTTCAAGAATCTGTCCCAGCTTGGTTTCAAGCTGTTGTGGATTCGTACCCAATTCACCAACAGACACCACATATAGTGGACGCTGAAGTGTTTCGGAGGTAGCTTCTGCGGTCAGCGTTTTACCAACACCAGGTGCGCCGTGTAACAGAAAAATGAACCCACCACTCTTACCACCAACGATATCGCTAAATCCCGATCCGTTGTGTTCTACTAGAGACTTGATGATAAACTTACGATCTTCGTCAAGTACCAACTGATCAAACACGCCGGTATTGAACACCACCGGAGAAACAAAGTCTACCTTACCAATCGCCCAACGCTTATGACGGAAACTGAATACTGGAATAAACGGCGAAGTCATATAGAGCTGGTCGTCGGGGATGACGAGTTCTGACTGTTGTGTATCGTCATTGTTGTGACGATGTTCCCACGAACGCATGCTCAGCGCGTCAAGTATGTTTGGTTCGTCGTTTCTCATACCCAGTCCATCAACCATTACTCGACCGTTACCAGACATAGGGAACCATCCTATCCATGATGGACGGAAGATTTCTCCTTGGTAGTTCATGTATGATGCCTTACTGGTAACTTCTCGGAATACTCGACCACGTGCAACAAGCTTATCAAGCTCTGCGCCCGCTTCGAGCTTGCGGAATGGAAGCTCATTCATCGTGCGGGTACCTTCCCACCCGCGAAACGTTTGACTGTTTACCGCCAGTTCAATTGTGCCGCGCTCACCAATAGAAATACAACGATATGAAATCTGAATCGTGGGACCGAAAAATCCATAATTGATGTTGATACTGACCAGTTCTCCACCAACGGATTCACCCATATAATTGACAATGATCTTGTCACCACAATTGAACACGTCGGTTATATCGTCTACAATATAGTTACCACTTTCAAAGCGAAGCTTACGATTCTTTTCGTTTTCTCGCTTCTCGGCACGTGTCAGTTTTTCACGAACGCGACGATCTTGGTCTTCGTTGGCAGTTGCCACTGCTTCCATTGCCTCCATCAAATCGTGTACAACACTTCTTGACGGCTTGCGGCGTGGTGCCTTTTTTACAGGCGTCTTTTTGGTAGCAACTTTCTTTACAACTTTCTTTGGGGTCTTTATAGTAGGCATCTTTTAGTTTAGTTATTCGTCGATTCCGGCGAGCCACTCCTGCTTGAGTGGGTCACGTTCAACGGTGGTTGCCATATGATCTGCCCAATGAATTACATAAGGCAGGTTGGTGTGAATTGGAAATTTACCATAGTTGACATAGTATGACTTATTGCTTTCATCATACAAACCATCGGAAAGCTTGATAGACAACCATTCCTTATAAGTTAGTTCAATTCCGCGAGACTGAAGAATGAACAACGCGCCATCAGTGACCTTCATGTAAGGCAATCGGTCATTATTCTTGAACATTTCGTTCTGATTTTTGCGGTGCCAATCAGAATCTTGTGGAATATAATAGGGTTCTCCTCCGGGCAAACCCAACTTCCAAAGGTCGTGATGAATTGCTGCCATAGTCAATTCACTCTTTGTAAAGTCTAACGAACCCCCTTTCTTATGAAGCACCTTAGCGAAGTCCATTGCACAATCATATACATGTAATACGTGGTCAATGTAGCCGCCGGCATAAGCATTATGATAATGGAGCTTGCTTGACGCCGGAGCTTCCGTGAGTCGGCTGCCATAATCTTCATACATCGAAACTAACTTGTCCATTCGAGAACTGTGTTTGCCAAAGGCGTCTTCCATTACCGAAAAAAGTCGAGTCTTCTGTGCCTCAAGACGTTCCATCTCGGTTGTATATTCAGTTACAGCGTCTTGAATTTCAGGTTCAACGGTCGTGGTCATAAATCCTCTATAAATGGAGAGGTCCGTATCATTACACCGGTAATATAGTGTGTTGATACGGACTCGTCAAGTCCCAATTTAATTGTAAAAATTAAATAGTTCCGTTCCGTCGGGCTTTGCTACCGGCGCGTGCCCACAATTCAAAAATAGTTGGAATCGTGGGAGTTTTTCTCAGTTCCATACCAATTTCGTCAAGCAAAAAGTCGGCTTTTTTGTTATTACATGTAGAACACGCGGTAATAACATTCTTCCATTCGTCTTTACCACCCCTACTTTGCGGACGAATATGATCGCGGGTAAGAAATTCACTGGGCTTGAGATCTTGTCTATGCCGAGAGCAATATCCGCACCGGTAACCATCACGAAGAAATAAATTTCTCTGCGTAAGAATGGCCGGAACTCTGTGTGTTGGACGGCTCTTAACAAATTCCTTTAAAACTATCTGTGTGGGAACGGGCCAAATATCTTTAACAGAACTTACAGTGTATTCAGGATGTTCGGCCACAATATGAGCTTTTCCTTCAATGACGAGAATGAGTCCGCGCTTAGATGATACAACCGCCAATGGCTCGTAGCTTGCATTGAGAACAGTACATCGGACTTGATCTAATACGGACAACATTAATAAACTCCTATGAAGGTCGTCTGCTCTCGTTTTGTTTGTGCCGCGCCAATGTATCCCTACACCGTGCAGCCAGTTCATAATTTTCTTTCTTTACAAAATACGTCATCAGCGTATTCAACTGAGTTTCATATTCATGCCGTGAAAGTTGTGCCAGTTTGCGAGAGGGACCAAACTGGAACAGCATGACATACGACATATCTTCCCTTACGGCTTTACGAATACGCTTGAGAATATACTTGTATACCAAATCCTCATGTAATTCCGTCAATTGCATGAGAGCAACCGGATTATCACTTGGAATAATTACGAGGTCGTCGTTTTGTAACGGAAGACTTTTTGACAGACTTGGTTCTTCCGCTTGATTTTTCTGATTTAGCGGATTCAGCTTTGACTGATTTTCTGTCTTTTGGATTTTTACTATTACTGTTCTTGTTGGCGGGATCGGCGGTTGTCGTCCTTTTACGAGTTCGCGAAGCGACTGTTTTAGTTGGTTGAATAGGTTCCGATTCATCTACTTTCACTCCCCGGCGATATAGAACACCGTCTGGTGCTCGATACTTTTTCATAAACTGCCATCCTCGCGGGCGTCTCTCTTCTGGTGGCTTTGGCGTGTTATGTGATTCCGGCAAAGGCACCATTTTCGTAACGCATATAGAACAAATTACAGATACAGCGTTCGGTGAAACTTTTGTTTCAATACGGCCACAGTTTTTACACGCCATCTCTTTTAATGACAGACCAGCCAATTTTCGTGACTCTTCAATTTCTTTCTTGGTAACTTTTTTTCTGTGGAATTGGACCATATCTGTATTTTATAAGAAAAATTTGTTTATTCAAAACTTCAATCAATTTGGAACGCAATTCTTGATCTATATTCGACGGCATTTTTTTGAGATATAATTTGGTGTATTGAACGGCCGAATTATATTGCGAAACTGTGCGGCAACTCTTGATTACTTTTACCACTTTTGAATAAATAGAAAGCAGTTCCTTGTAGTACACATTGGGTCTCCAAGGGTGCTCATTAATTTATCTGAATAGCACCCCATTCCACATAATCCGGTAAAAGAATCTCGTGCTTCGCACAAATCTTTCTCACTCGATCAGTTAACTTGTTAATATCTTCCTGCTTAGTATTTTTAAATTGGCCAGGATTACTTGTGACAGCCGCCAAAGCTTGAATACATGCCACTAGTGCAGTGTAATCGTTAAGTTCTACGACGAGATCGTGAATACGTAACTGACATTCCTTTACTCGATTAGTAATATTAAGTTCCATAATCGTCTCTCAATTACTTACCTGCAACTTTTACGGCCAACTTCTCCATATACTTCTTAGCAACCGTCCACATTTCGTTGTGCGCTTCTAGCTCAATTACAAGTTGTGATCTTTCCTCGTCGATTTCCTTGATACGTGCTGTAATTTCCTTGATACGATTTTCCGCACCATCATTTACAGCACGAATAAGGTTAATCTTACTACCCGTTATCTTGGTAGGCATATCTGGTAGTGGATATGCAATCTCCTGAGTGTTATTGCTTCGTTCCGACATAGGAGGAGCATAAACACGATTCAGATTGTCGAGAATACGTTCTGAATCAGGACGATTCACTCGCTTCTTACGCGACAAACCCAATCCAAGCAAAGTAGTCAAGGTGCCTCCAATTATGAATAGTAAGTTTTTCTTTTTCATATGTTAAGTGGACCTGAGGGGGAATCGAACCCCCTGTCCAAAGCATTATACTAAGTGACTCTTCTCCGTGCGCAGTTCGTTGTCTCATTTTTGATTCAATGTATCACACCGAACAAATCTACATTGTCTCTATCCGATTGTCAATCTCGATCTTATCGGAGTCTGTCAAGATTTACCCCTTATCGTGAGTTTTTCGTTATCAGGGGATTAACGAAAAACTTCTCGGCTATATTAAGCAGCGAGAGCAAGCGCAGGATTTGCACTTAAAAGTTTGATTCCATTTAACGAGATCGAATCAGTCTCGGCACGCTTCATTCACACTTCTAACCTCTGTCGAAACCTGGCAGGCCCTTTGTTGCTTATCAAACTTCAATAAGCAGCTCATCAAGATAATCAAACAGACTATCAATTACAACAACCTGATCTGTGTCAAACTTGTGATAATTTGACTGCATTGCCAACTTGAAATCGTCGTGTTCCTTTCTATACATATCCACCAAACGACCACCTGATTCCACATTGGCAATGCGATCAGCCACCTTCACCAACACCGCTTTGTAGTTCTGGGCAATACGCGGATACGCCTGCGCATGTCGCCACTTGCGATTGCCGCCCTTCGGTTCAGTGACCGCCGCCACAATGTCAGCAATTTCACGACCGAAGAAAGTAATTAAATCTTCGTATTCGGCATCAGTATCTTCAAGAACATCGTGCAGCCATGCGGCGACACGAAGATCTTCATCAAAAATACCAAATCGAAGTAACACACTTTCTACTGCCTGTAAGTGTAGAGCATACGGAAACTCGTCACCATACTTCTGCTCACCGTGGGCACGGACGGCAAATCGCTTTGCGCGGTATACCTTGTCTACGGCTTCGCGAGCCACAATGTTTACATCGGTCATATTATCTCCTAGATGCTTTGTTCTAATATACCACACCTAGGTCTCAAAGTCAAGTAACAATTGTAACAGGTTTGTATCAGTCGGTTACAATAATTTGACGCTCTAAAAGCTCCTCAATCGCTTCCCGAATCTGCTTTCTAGTACGATTTGTAGGATATCGCATTTTTCTTTCAATCGTCCATACAGATTCGCACACTTCGTCTTCGGTCATGAATCTTGTAGACGACACAGATCGAATAATATCACCGTATTTACGACTTACATCCCGCATAATCGAACCACCAAAAATAGGCTTAACGATACCAGAATCAGAATACAAATTGAGTTTATAACGAACTGGTGTATCTACTACAGTTACGGACTTTTGTGGTTCCGACTTGGGCTCCGGCGCAATCTCCGGCTTCTTTTCCACAGCCTTCGTGGGTTCCGTCTTGACCGATTCTACGGTCGGAGTAACATTTTTTTCAGTAACATCAGACATAATATTATCCCCAAAAATGGGCAAAGAAAGGTCTACTATTGTAAATATCAATCAGATTGAAATAAATCAATGAACACTATTCATCATTTATTTTTTTACACAAGAATCATTTCGAATTCGTCGAGGATTCTGCACTTTCCATCAATAACACTTCTGTGCATATGTCCACAATACATCTGCGGATTACCCAAACTATCCCAAATATTCTGGACAATATCAGCATTATGATCGCGCCAATCCATAGGCACACCAAAAAATTGAAGAGCATCCTTACTGAAATTGCCTTGAATAACATTCTGTGGCGGAACATGCGTAATTAGCATGTCCACCTTATTGTTGTTTTGGCCAAGCTCCAAAAGCAATCGGTCCACATCCTGTTGGCGGATGTTTTCTTTATCGCTCCAATGCATACCATATATGAGTCTAATATTCTTGTCAATCGAGGCGGCACCGCCCATAAAGGCAATCGTGCGTCCATCAATCGTTAATACACGTCCTCGCGGTACAAAAAAACAGTTATTATGAATATCGACCAAATCATCGGCATCAAGAAAAAGAGCATGTTGCTCATGATTACCATCAATCCAATAGACCGGCAACGGCAACTTGTATTGAAACAAACGATTTATCACTCCATCGTAATATCCAAAGTCACCGACTTGAATGAGTGCGTTAGCGCCGGCTTCGTGCGCCTTAACTGCACGATCTTCCAACACTTCAAACGCGCCGTGAATGTCACCGAGAATTGCAATCATAAAAATGACCTAGTTGGGGATGACTTTGAAATATACCTACTAGAAAAGAAAAAATCAAGGGTATTTGCCTTGACTTTTTCGGTATTACTAATTTGTTACATTAGCGGAAGACACGGGACTCGAACCCGCAACTCCCTTGTGGGGAGCACCTCGTTTCCAGCGAGGCTCCTAATCCAATTCGGATATCTTCCAAACGGGCCGACCTATACCACCTTCATCGAGAAGGTTTCTCTTGGCAAACGGTCCTAATTTACCCGGCAAGGTTATATTAAGCGTAACGGAAGACCAAGATTCGACCCAAGGTGACTATAAATAGTTAGACTGACTTGATTGCTTCAAGTTCTTCTTGTGCTTTTCGCAAATCTTCTTCTTTTTGCAAAAGCGAGGCCACCAAGAAAATACATCCCACAGCAACATCCATTGCTTCAGAGGCGACTTCTACGGGATCATTACTACGAACTGCCTCTAAAAGTTCGTGATATTCTTCTGCAATAATACCAAGTCCTTCGTGGTTGCTAACAAATGCTCCTTTACCCTTCTGTTCAATACGGCCCCCCACGGCACGTACCATTTCTTCAAGAGTGCGATTCAAAATTTCATCAGTAACTTGCGGACGTATAAATGACATATATCCTCTTTGTGGAGTCCATGATTAAGAATAATACAAACGTGGCAAATTGTCAAGCCATATATGTTCACTTCTACGAACATATTTCTTGAGAGCCTTTCTTTGACACTCAAGCCATATAAAATGACGGTCATAGAATAGAACTCGCTTCATTGCTCGAACAATACTCTTAGTATCGGTAGTCTTGGCCGTGAAAAATTTCGGCATCCAATCCACTTCGGTAGATGTTACAATCGGTATATCGCGATTGACAAAATCCGCAGAAACAATATTGAATGTTTCCGAGAAACTCACTTGTAAACCAAGATCCATCTGATCAACCAATGCAATAAACTCATCACGATCAAGCCAATCGTGTTCTACGAGTTCATGCTTGCCGGCCACACCAGCAAATAATGCTCGCAAATTTTTCAGTACGACTTCACCGCGCTGTTCAATTCTACCCGCATTGATATGAAATCGGAGCTTCAATCCTTTTTGATCCGCAAATTGAATAGCCGCTGCTGCCTGTGTCAGATGATTTTTCATTGGACGAATTGCGCCAAAGCATCCAATGTCAATCGTTTCGCCTTTATCCCAGAATAATTCGGCCGGCGTTGTTCGATCACCTACTGGATAGTAGTTTGGCAAGAACACCAATTTATGTGCCAAATTCCCATCAGTCGTGCTCTTGAAATAATTTATTAAATCGCGATGAGTGAAATCTGAGTTTGCAGATACGAACACATTATCTTTTCGAACATAGGCATTGATCCACTCCATTGCAATACCTTCATTTGTTAAAAATGAAAGATCACTATGTAAACGAATTATCCATTTGACATTGGGATGTAATCTTCGTAATACATCAAATTTCTCAGGTACCACCCAAAGAGCTTCGATGATAACGATATCGGGTTTGTATGCGGTTACTTCACGATCAATAGAATTATTATCTACTACTTGAACAAGCTTTGATTCATATCCGTTCTTCAACAACATTTCATGTACAAATGTTGCAGAATTGAACAGACCGGCACTCTTTAGAAGACGATCCCCGCTGTCAGGTCCGTACTGATGACGAAACTTTAGAATGAATAGAACTCGCGGCGTTTTCATGGATACTTCTCGGCAAAGGTGAAATAACAACTATAAATAGTCAAGTCAATTTACGATGTGTGTGATTTTTATCGCGGTTCTTCTCTGAACTGTATGATAATACTTCCTAATAGTACCCTCGTTGGGATTTGAACCCAATCTTCATGTTTAGGAAACGAGCGTGCTGTCCATTACACCACGAAGGCATCTACGTGTCACGCATATTCATATCAAGCGTATAATTACGACTTATGGTAATTTGATTTGAGTCGTAATGGTTAATCTTTCCGGTTTCAAGATTAGCAATCAACCAATGTGTGTTTTCATGCGGACCATAATCAATAATGAATAAGGCCTGCCCCATACCATGTGGTGTGTTTACCCATAAAACTTGTTGTATTTCGTGAATGGTGGTCATGTAATATACGCGACAAGTTTATCATCTTTGGTCTTTAACTCTAAATGACCTTTGAAACGAATGCTGGCCTTGGTATGTGGATTGTCCGGTGTTTCTTTGGTAGAAAATCCTCGTTCTGACTCAAAGTGCCAAATGTAATGTGTTTGACCCTTGTGCTTGATGATCCACGGTGGAATGTTCTATGGATCGGCGTTATGGGCTTTGTTATAGTGAAAGATAATGGTATCCATACATATTCCTCAATTTATAGTTGATATAATAAACGCCGTTAAGACAGGCCGTTGTTGACCCGCCTCAACGGCGTTGATGTTTGTCCATGTCCGCCTCAAGCCCACAGAGGTGATTCTAGTTCATAAATTCTTCTTCAATTGGATTGCATATATCCTTGTTTAAGCGGAAGCAGAGGGATTCGAACCCCCAAAACCTTTCGGTTCGACACTTTTCAAGAGTGCTTAACACGCCAATTGTTCGTGCTTCCATTATTCATTATAACTTATACTTATCGTATTTTGTAGAAGTTAATTTTGCAGTGCTCACGGAAGGGATCGAACCTTCTATCTCTGCTATGTCAAAGCAGCGTGTTAGCCGGTACACCACGCGAGCAATATGCCCATAGCGGGACTTGAACCCGCATCAACCGTTTTAGAGACGGTTGCTCTATGCCTTTGAGCTATATGGACTGGAGGTACGAGGTGGATTTCAACCACCGCCTTCAGTTTTGCAAGCTGATGTCTTGAGCACTTGACTATCGTACCATTTGGTGGCAGACACGGGAGTCGAACCCGCTATCTCATTGGTTATGAGACAAAATGGTTTTCCGTTCCACTCACCTGCAATTTTTCTAGTGGCGGGAGGAGGATTTGAACCTCCGACCTCGACGTTATGAGCGTCGCGAGCTACCAGGCTGCTCTATCCCGCAGTTGCTCTTCCAGGGATCGAACCTGGACTTTCCTGTTTCAGAGACAGGCGTGTTGCCTATTACACCAAAGAGCAATAAAAATGAATGTTCCGTAGCCGCAGTTCTGTTCTATCCTATCATTTATCTAAGCACCAACCCGCAGTTCTCTAGGGTCAAGCAATCTGCTGTTTGGCTTGCTGCGTTGCTGTGGTCTACGCGATGGTATTACCATCTTCCACATCCCCATTGCAGCTGCGAACTTCCTCCAGGTGTCACCACCCAGCGATAGGTCGAACATTCATTAATATGTTTTACTATAGTCGGGATGGAGGGACTCGAACCCCCGATTTCTTGCTCCCAAAGCAAGTGCCATAGCCACTAGGCGACATCCCGATAAAAAGAAACGGACTGAGATTACATCCGTTTATGATTACCCGTTTGTTGGATTATTCCAACCCGTGTCCCCACGGGCCGTTCCCAACTTATCCACACCCTCATGGGCGTCGGCAATCAGAGCGACCTTTTTTAAGGTGTGGCATTTCACCTGTCGTCTGGCGCTACTCAACCTTTTCTCTACCACCGAGCTTGCGGCCCGTTCAACTCCGCTAAGAGTTTATGTGCGAGTCTGGATTGATGAATCTCCGTCTTGGGAACATCGACTCAGCCACATTCGTTACCGTGTGGCATTACGCTCTTTTTCGCGTTCAGACCGAGGAAGTCTTTCCATTTTTGGGTTCAATAGTGGGATTCGCACCCACAACCGATTCTTTAGCATAGAATTGCTCAACTATTGAGCTATATTGAAACCTTGAGCGAAGTGCTTCCTCAGTAGTTCCCGTATCTTTTGGATACAGAAATGCTACACTCCGCAGTTGTGTTCGGCTTGCGACCTACTTCACCATGTTTTGCGACCACGAGCGGCACTTCTAACAGTCGCCCCGCCCAGACCACTCACATTGCAATTCAGCCCTTGACTGCAAAATCTCAAACTGAATTACTATCTGTTACCGATACTTCCTCGGCCGTTGGTATGAAAGGAGCCCGGCACCACCCGTCAGACTTCGGTAACCCGCTTTCCTTTCGGGGCGTCGGCTACCGTTCTTTCCCTTTCACGACCTTCGGACCTATCACCGCTTTGGGAGCGATGCCACCACAGTCGCTGTGGTGTCGGCCAGACTTGCTTCGGCGAGCGAGACTTTCATCTCACGGGGATTACAAGGATACACCCCTTTATATGTCTTACGACATACTATTCTCACGGACCCGAAGCGGCCCGTTACTTCAGTTTTCAATCAACATTCACGGGGTGAAGCTGAACCAGCTTCACCCGCCACCACTCACTTTTTATCGTTGTGTGAGTCAACTACTGTCAATCCTTGTCTCTTTGCCTGTTCTTGAAGAGCTTCTACATGTCGCTTGCCAAGAGCCTCGGCTTCGGCAAGAAAAACCGGATAATTGGCTTCGGTAATAACGACTTCACACGAATTGTTTGCCATATTTCCTCTTTTGTTTTAGAAAATACCGGTACGGGGAATCGAACCCCGATTCTGAGATTGAAAGCCTCATGTCCTAGCCGTTAGACGATACCGGCATCTGGCTGTGAGGTATCTCCTCACTATCGCTTTGCCATGCGGCTCCGACGATGCCTCGGAACACGGCCGACTAAGACCGCCCCTTAGTCGAAGGCCCGTGTACATATTTCACCTGTGCTAGTCATACACGGCTGATTCGGCACTAGGCGCGGCTTTGATCTTGCCGCCTCACAACACAAAGTATTGGAGTGTAGAGAGCAGATGGCGGGATTCGAACCCGCGACGACCGCCTTGGCAAGGCGACATTCTAGCCACTGAATTACATCTGCGTGGAGCGGTTATACTGAGTTGAACAGTTCTTCCTTACTGGGAAGTAAGGCGTGCTGACGTTACACTAAAACCGCATAATTACATTTTTAATTGGCCCCCAGGGATTCGAACCCCGATTAGCTGATCCAAAGTCAGCAGTCCTGCCGTTGAACGAGAGGCCAATAATTTATCTTTAAGAGCGGGTTACGGGATTCGAACCCGTACCGTCACCTTGGAAGGGTGTCATGCTAGCCATTGAACACCAAACCCGCATTTGAGCCTAGAATATAACATCTAATCTCAATCAGCATTTACTAGGCTCAACCCCGTTGTACCTTACGATATTATCGCGGGTCTGTTTCGGAGCAATGTTATCTGATTGAGAAAGTGCCTGTGGAGGGAGTCGAACCCACACTTCGGAGATTTTCTTACCACTATAACTTTCGTTACATTTCTACCTGATTATGATAGAAATTTTTGTGGTCTGGACTATACCTTTACCTTCAACTTTACTTGTTAAGGTACGCGCCGTCTAGTCTCTACACTTTCAATGAGAAAAAAAACAGTCTCAAAGCTTAGCTCGGGATTGGCAGTTAAGCTTTCCCCGAATTTGACGCGATTCACCAATCATATTTCTATGATAGTGCTCAAATTTGTTTAAGTCTCCTGCCTCTGCCAATTGGGCTACACAGGCATATAATTATTTCACGATCAAGTTTTACTTCAATTGTCAATCAGCATTGTCTTACAAGTATAACTAGTGACAATTTATTTGTCAAGTACCAGTAATGGGTGCCGACCCCATTTAGCCTTGTTTATGAGACAAGTGACGATGCCGACCGTCCCCACTGGCATATATCTTAGTGCCCTCGGTGAGATTTGAACTCACACTATTCAGTTTTTGAGACTGACGCCTCTGCCGGTTGGGCTACGAGGGCATATATCATTGATTATTTGATTACGTTGTTATCATTCAACGGCCTTTCGGCTATGTCTTATGCGCTTGGAGGGACTTGAACCCCCACTCCTTTCGAAACTTGATCCTAAGTCAAGCGTGTCTGCCATTCCACCACAAGCGCGTTGTTTTCACTTCCATAAGTATAGAACATCTATTAAACGATGTCAAGTGCTCTTGAGAGGATTCGAACCTCCACTTGCAAGTTTCTCGAACTTGTGCCTCTGCCTGTTGGGCTACAAGAGCATAGGTGCCGGTTTTGAGAGAACCGGCAAACTCATCCACCAGATTAAGCGAGCGACCACTCGGTAATCGTGCGTCCCTTGGCCTCAGGCCGAGTCGAGTTCGTATAACCGACGCTACGGAATTCGCCGCCCTGAAACGCCGAATTGATAACGGCGATACGGCTGCGAATCTTACCTTCGAGCATACCCTGGCGATTCATATAGTTCTGCGCGTCATCGGCAGTAACCGTCCGACTCGAACGCTTACGAGCCAAACTACGAAGGTATGAACGAAGACTAGTGACAACACTCTCATTCCGCGAAGCAAGATTTGACATACAACCATTTCTCCTTTTTTTGTGACGGGTCCATCCCGTCAACATAATGTAATCTATGATAGGGGCGCGGATTTGTCAAGCCCCAATTTTTAATTACCTAAATTGATGACAATGTGTGTTTTACAGGACAACCATTTTCGTCTACACAAACAAATTTCATTTCTTCAATTTTGACAATTTCTTTTTGTGTAGTTAAATCTCTAACCACCACTTCCAGTGTCACAGAAGTTTTTCCTACCTGCTTAAGACTTACACCGATTTCTACTATGTCCCCTTGAAATGCCGGTGCAATAAAATTAATAGCAGAAATACTTTTTGTAACCACTCGACGATGCTTTGTTTCAATTGCTACAAATATTGCTGCTTCTTCGTCTACCCATTCCAGTAATCGTCCACCAAACAATGTATTATTTGCATTAAGATCATTCGGTTGAACTAATTTACGAGTTAAGAATTTCATATAACTGCAATGTTTAAACTATTGCCTCTGCCCGTTGAGCTACAAGGGCAGTGAAACTATCCAAGAAGTATTATGTAGATATACTTTATCACCAAATACCTCATCGACTGCTCTTTTAACTCCTGGCCAATCGTAATCATGACCCGCGATGACGCTTTCAGGTTTCATTTTTGGCATCCATAAATTAATATCTTCAAGAGCGCCCTCGTAAGAATGATCTGCATCAATAAACAGAAAATCGATTGACCGATCTTCAAATTCATTGTGTGCCACTCTTGTGGACATGCGAATTAGATTAACATAGGAATCCAATGAAAAATGCTTCAACACCGCTAACACTGAGTGATAACATGCATCTTCACTCATTGGAATATTCAGATAATTCATCCAATGAATATCTCCCGCACTCCACTCGCCGGCCGTAGCGCCGCGCAAATCCCAAAAATCAACACTATAAAACTTGATATTTTTTTTACTATTTTTGATACATTGAGCCATTTGAGCCGTGCTCCGACCCCACAAAGAACCAAGTTCTACAAATACAGATCCATCATCCGCCTCGTCCACATAATGAGCGTATATATCATCAAAATTGCAAAATCCTGGAATTTGATAGATACTTGTTAAATTCATAATATTCACTGTAATGGTTAATAGTTGACCCACATTAATATTTCAATCACTTATCAGTAGGAGTGACGGGATTCGAACCCGCATTGCACTCGTTGAAAGCGAGGGTTCCTAGGCCAATTAGAAGACACTCCCATAATGTGGTGCTCTACCTTTAAGCTACACAGCATAGCTCAAGTCGCGTCGCTGTGACGGGATTCGAACCCGCACCTACCACCACTTTGACCTTTCGGCCATACCGCTAGCGGGAATCGAACCCGCCTTTCCACTGTGAGAGAGTGGCGTCCTCAACCGATAGACGATAGCGGCAAAGTGATGTAGATGCCAATGCTTTCCTTTGTCTTTAAGCCTTTCGGCGTTCGGATACCACCTAGCTTGTGCATCTACATCAGTCGGGATAGCCAGATTCGAACTGGCGCACTCCTGTATCCGAAACAGGCGAGGTTGACCTGGCTCCTCCACATCCCGATAAAAGCGCCCTTGGCAGGAATCGAACCCACATCTGCGGAGGTAGAAGCTCCGTGCCTTCTCCATTAGACCACAAGGGCAATTCATTCATTGTCATCAATATCATCGGACTCAAATTCAAATCCATCAATATTACGATACTTGTGTGCCGTTGGATGAGAATCGTATCCTCGGTTGTGACCTGTTCTCCAGTGCATCGCCTTGTTCAACTTAGTCCCAACTTAGTCCACACATTGTTACGAAGCATCGACTCTCGGAGTTCACCAAACCGAGATTCAATCTCTTGATTGGGAATCCAATGTTGAGTCACCATATTTGGTTCTTTACGAAATACCAAATAAAAGTCATTCATAAATACACAGCCAGTCACAATATACTTCTGTTTATAGCCACGAATGTGTGTGACATCCACCCATTCACGTTTTGTGAAAAACGACTTGTGCTTTTCACTCAATTCATCGTATTGTTGTTGCGTCAAATACTTTGGCTTCTGTGGTATTGGTTCCCATTTATTCGTTTTCCAGTTACGACGAAGGAACTTTTCATTATTACAGAATTCAATCGTATTAATCTTATCTAGCACTTGTTGCATTTCTCGAGCATCTTTACGATTCTTTGCATCATCACTAAGAACATAATACCGAACCCATCCGCGCTGATACGGTTCTACATCGATCCATTCACCGCTCTTACGGCGTGCGTCAGACAAAGTCGTGTATTCGTTCCAGATACGGCGAATCCGCTTGTGTTCTTCGGTCTTATAATTACGCCGCATCAATACCCTTATATTTCCGTAAATATCGGTTTCTTTTTGTATCTTTCTTTTGTCTAGTTACAAATGTTTCTGTTTGACTATGACAGTTGGGACATAAAAGTCTAAGGTTTTTCGGCAAATTGTTATCACTATTGCCGTCTATGTGATCTAGTTGTAGAGTAAGTGGTTTGTTTAGATGTTTACCTAAATTTCCACAACCAACACATACATAACCAACAGTTCTAGTGATGTAGTTCTTTAGTGTTGAAGCTTGTGACACTTCGCCATTTTCTACTCTAATTCGTGTTATAGTCTCAAACTTGTAAGTCTTGTCACACTCAATAGAACAACATCTGAATCGGCTTTCTTTGCCACAAACTCTACAATTATAGAGTGTTGATTTTCTTTGTCTTTTAGGAAATTTGTTGTTGTTGACGATTGCCGCACATTTCCGTGAACAAAATTTATTTTGTGGTTTACTAGAAATATCCGTATTGCAGTTTATACATAAATTTATCATATAGGATTCGAATTGTGGTTACCTATATAAGTAATATTTACTGTTAGTTTCAATTCAAAATACTCCGTGTAGGATTCGAACCTACGATCATATCCTGTATGTAAGACAGGTGCCCTGGGCCACTAGGCGAACGGAGTGTAAAGTTACCCCACTACGATTCGAACGTAGATTCGTTGGTTCAAAGCCAACTGTCTTGCCATTAGACGATGGGGCAATGTATTGCCTTATCGTTGGATAAGGCAATAAATACGGACTCTAGCTACACTCCGGAGTGACTAGTTTAATCGGGTCCGTGCCGAAATCAATGTGCCATACTGGAATCGAACCAGTGACCACCGATTTATAAGACCGGTGCTCTAACCAACTGAGCTAATGGCACATAAAATGCACGTGGTAGGATTCGAACCTACGCACTTCGAATTATGAGTTCGCTGCTCTAACCAACTGAGCTAAGGGACCGTTAGAGATGTCGTTTATAATACGCCTACTGGGACTTGAACCCAGAATAATCCGCATATCAGGCGGCTCCTTTCGGGCGGAGGTATAAGCTCCGTGCTTTAACCATTAAGCTATAGGCGCGTATATTCACCACAAGTCCGCCCAATAGGAATCGAACCTACGTGGTACCGTCTATTCTTTCAACCGCATATCAGGCGGAGGGAATATGGGCGGATATTTTTACTACAAGTGCGCCCGACTGGAATTGAACCAGTGTGTACCGTCTACCTTTTCAACCGCTTATCAGGCGGAGAGGATACGGGCGCGTATTTTACAAATATTCAAGTTTCCACCAATTAAAACTATGTGCTGTTTTTATTTGATGACAATTTGCACATCTAATTATACACTTAGATATTTCTTGTTTTAAACGAGCCATTCCTATAGGACGTTTTGAAGAAATTTTTTCGCTTATATTAAAATGTTTATTCGTTTGATGATCGAATTGTAGAGTTAGAATATTACGTTCACCACAATCTATACAAGGATTTTGTTTCAAATACTCTATAACATAATCACGTATTTGTCTTATGCGTTTTTCTGAGTGTACGGATGCGGTTGTTATACGTTTTTGTCTATGTTTGATGTAATATTGTTCTTGATATGTTTTTTCACACAACTTACATCTATGTGTAAGTCCGTTTCTTTTCTTGTAAAATTCAGAAACATGTTTTTCTTTATTACATATAGAACACTGTTTTGTATTCATATTATTCTCCAATGTGTGATACATATAATATGGAGTTGAACGTCAAAACGTATGTATCAGATCAACATATTTCCTTCTAAGAGCCCCCAATCGGTTCTGGTCCGTCCTCTCCGAGCCATTTATCTACTTCTTAATTTTCGTCCAAACCCTTTATTTTGCGAATACAGAAAAGAGCTGCCTGTGAGAATCGAACTCACAATATCTTACGATGCTACCATACCAAGGTAGTGCCTTTCCATTAGGCTAAGGCAGCATTATGGGAAACCAACATACATCCGAAGATAAGTTGTGTGGTGCTGTGTCAGCAGTCTTCGATATTCATCTACCCTGACAGATAGTGAATCCTTATCTTTTCTTACCACTAAATTCCCAAGAGCTCGATTAGAGAGTTGAACTCTATTCTCTGACTTACGAGGCCAGTGCATCACCCTTTATGCTTATCGAGCAATTTCCACCAACCAAATTGCTTGGCTGTTTTACGTTTATGACAATTTGCACATCTAACTTCACATTTACTAATTTCATTTAGATTACGAGACTCTCCGACAGGATTTGAACCTGCGATTTGTACGGTTTTGCAGACCGTTGCCTTTGACCACTCAGCCACGGAGAGAAGAAAACGTCACTTATCGGTGAGTATTACACACCTTAGACAAAGCTGGTGGTGGGATTCGAACCCACGGTGGGATTGCTCCGCTTGCTTACAAGGCAAGTCCTATCAACCGCTAAGGGACACCAGCAAATTACAATTTACTTGTTTAAGCCGTCTACGATTGTTAGATGGTTTACAAAACCTGTGCATCACCATTAATGCTTAAAGAGCATAAATCAACAAAAGTGGATTAGAACATCGTTGGTCTTACATGCTAACACTTCTATGTTTACAATCACACATTTTTTTGTGGTTTCCGTTCGGGTTGGGTTACTTTCTAAATCTACACAATAACAACTTTTTTGTCAAGCCCTCTGATCGCGATCAGAAAACGCCCCATGTTCCTATTGAAAAATTAAGTGGAGGATGAGAGAATTGCAATTCAATTTTGATGTTTTCCACTAATTATATGGAGACTACGGGTAACGCTCCCGTTCCTACGCATTGCAAGTGCGTCGTGCCACCTTTTAACACCTAGTCCCCAATGTCTTTCATTACTAAAATCTGCCAAGTGTGTGCCAAAGAATTTCAAGCAAAACTGTCGGAACATAAACGTGGCAACTCAAAAACTTGTTCAAAGAAATGCGGTGCAGTTCTTAGTTCAAGGGTTCGTACAAAAATCAAAATTCCGAACGCCACCTGTGCATTTTGCAAAATCGAATTTTACATGCGTCCATCATCCAAGAAAAATTCAAAGAGTGGTATTTTCTTTTGCTGCCGAACACATAAAGATATGGCACAACGGCTCGGTGGTATTCCAGAAATTCAACCAGCACACTACGGTACTGGTAATGGAATTAGTACATACAGAGACTTAGCATTTTCACATTACGATGCGCGGTGCAACCAATGTGGATATCAAAAGTTCAAAGAAGTGTTAGATGTTCATCACATTGATAATGATAGATCAAACAACAACATAGAAAATTTAGAAATACTCTGTCCTACATGCCACCGAGAACGACACTATATACTAAAAACAGGATGGTATGCGCGATCAAAAAAGTAATCATCATGTACCATACACTCGAAAGTGTAGATTGGACTCGAACCAATTTTAACCAGAGAACAACAATTCATCGTACCACAAACTACCACAGTAGGAGTCGAACCCTATCTTCCTCTTTGCAAGAGAGGCGCTTTCCCAAATTAAGCTACCGGCCCATAAGAGTACCGTGTGGGGATCGAACCCACCTATAACTGTTTAACAGACAGCCGCAATCAACCAGACATGCCAACGGTACATAATACATTTACATTTGTCGTGTGTAACTGGTGGACTCGCCTTCGCTACATTCGGACACGACACCGAATACAGTGTTTAACTCGCTCTGGCTGAGCCCACACAAGATGGAGTGAAAGGAATTGAACCTTTATCATCGCTTTCAGAGAGCGAGGTAATTGCCGTTATACGACACTCAAATAAATCAAATTAGTTCATACTTTTTTGCCCACTTACGAACTGCGTTATCAGACACATTATATTTTCTACCTATCGCAGCCCATGAATATTTTTCTAAATCATGTTGTAATTCAATTTTTGTTGGTCTTTTCACAACACGACGATTTAAAGATTTACAATCATCACAACATCTACGACTTTTACTAAATGTATTTAATGTAGTGTTACAATATTTACAAGTTCGAATCTTTGGTTGTCTTACTTCACGATAATTTATATACGATTCATCAAACTTAATATAGTTATTTGGCAACTTTGTAACACCTGCTTCAACTTCTCTATGACAATTTGAACATAAAAGAACACACCTACGCAGTTCTTCTACAACAACATTCCATTTTTTTGGATTTGCTATTACTTGTGATATACTAAAGTTTTTTGTTGACGGATCTATGTGATGAAAATCCATTGCTTCTATGCATGAACAGTATCCACATATAACACATTTACCGCCCATAGAATCTACCATTAATTTTTTTGTAGATTTACGCCACTTGTTTACTTTTTTACTATTACTACTCATAGAATTACTCCTCATTTATCTATAAGTAGTTCGAACTATCGAAAAAGTAACATATACTGTTATACAGGAGCGGAAAGATTCGAACTTTCATTGACGGAGTAACAATCCGTGGGCTTGCCTTTTAGCCGACACTCCTAAAAATGAAGGTTCCTCGCCGGCCTGCGCCGTCACCTACAACCGACAGGGTGAATGACGGGATTTGAACCCGCGTCTGCAGCCTTCACAGGGCTGTGTAATATCCGCTATACTACATTCACCATAATTGGCAGTTTTGTCGCCGAAGCGCCAGTGTCGAACTCTGCCAAACGACATTTTTGTTGTGTAAGGTGCCTTTCGGCTTTAAATGATCCGTTATCCTCTCTCCCACTCTGACGGATCAAGCAGGTCAATTGACACAACATATATGCACCGCCTGGGACTCGAACCCAAATCTTACCGGTTAAGAGCCGGATGTAATAGCCATTATACTAACGATGCGTTATGCCCCTGGTAGGATTCGAACCCACACCTGATAGATTAAAAGTCTACTGTGCTCGCCGTTAAACACCACAGAGGCGTTGTACTACAGTCTGGACGACTGGATTCGAACCAGCGTGCTCCTCCTCCCAAGGGAGGCGAGGTAAACCAGGCTCCTCAACGTCCAGATAAAGTGCCCTCATCAGGATTCGAACCTGAAATCGGAGTTCCGTAGACTCCTGTGATGTCCATTTCACTACAAGGGCATAGTCCGATATTTGTATTGCGTGTCGGAATCAGCACGCTTGCCGTTATGGCTTTATGTCAAAAATCTACTTCAGTGCGTGTGGAGGGAATTGAACCCCCGACGGGCTTTTACACCAACGGATTTACAGTCCGGTGCCACCAACCAGCATTGGCCTCACACGCGACATCAAGTTAAGAATTTGCCAAACCGGCATACTTTCTTGATGTTTCGACTCCAACGAGTCATCATCAGGCGTGTCCTACTTTTTGTATTATACCTAATATCAACTTATTTGTCAAGCCAACGGAAACGGCCGGAGTCGAACCGACATTGCCTTTTGAGGGGCTTGACTGTTTTCGAAACAGCTTGCTACACCAATTGCCGCGTTTCCAAATTCACTATCAGCGGAAAGTAAGGGATTCGAACCCTTTAAACCGTTTTACAGGTTTACTGCTTAGCAGGCAGTTGCACCGCGCCATCTGTGCCGACTTTCCAAAGCGCCCCAAGAGGGATTCGAACCCCCACTAAAACGTTCGAAGCGTTTCGTGCTCTCCGTTACACTATCGAGGCATATCACAACATCAAGTCCCACTGGCAGGGATCGAACCTGCCTCTCCGGTTCTTCAGACCGGCGCTAATCCATCTCAGCTACTGTGGGATATCTTGAACCCACACCTATACACAGGTCGGGAGGGAATCGAACCCATCTTTAAGGCAGTTTTGGAGACTGCTGTTCAACCGGAGAACATCCGACCCATAGTTTTATGACTTTTGCGTGCAATTTTCTGTGACAGTTGGCACATAAAACTACACATTTACTAATTTCTTAAATTTTGACGGGATGTACGGGAATCGAACCCGTCTGTTGTCCGCAGTGACAGTGCGGTGGCCCCACCTTTGGCCCGACACCCCAATTATTACACAACAATTATCAACATAGGTAAAACAAAAATCCCGCTTTGGCTTTTCTGCCTCAGCGGGACGGTGACTTCGGGTATTACCGATTATCAAGTTGTGATAATCACTCCAAAATTCACGCCCGCGTTTGGCGCAGACTCAATATTGCGACCGCTAAAGCGAGGCTTAGCGGCTTTGGTATCGTGTTGTGTATAGTGCCAAATATAAGAACGGGTCATAGTAAATTCCTTTGGGGTTTGATAATACATAGTTGCTACGGTTAGAAAACCTCTGATTTTCTATTACTTTGTAAGATATTACACAGTTGGTTGTTTATCAACCTACGTTTCGTAACAGGTTTGTAACACACCAACCATATCGTTCATCTAACTTTAGGTAATGTAGGGGGTAGAAAGGTATTTGTCAAGCCCCCTACGCAGCGTTACTTATCTGTTACAATTCGTCTACGGTTAATCCACAGGCAAATAAGATAGAAGATAGTCGCATATGTAATTTTGTTAGATGATAGTCAACGCTTTATTTTCTTATTCGTGAATTTCCTTCCAGTGACGTATACGATGACAATTACTGCATCGTAACTCACACTTATCTAGTTCTTTTTTCAACTCAGACCAACGAAAAATATAGTTACCACTAATCTTAAATTCTTTTTCGCTGGGATTTTTGTGATCAAAGTCAAATGCAACGGGATGACCTTTATAACCGCAATCTTTGCAGACGCCTCCGAGATATTTGACCGCTCGTGCTTTTACATCTGATGCTTTTGTAAGTTTAATACATGTTGAACACTTTACGCGGTCGTCATTGTATTTCTTTTTCGGAACATACTTTGCGCCACAATCACAAGTATAAGTTTTGGTCAGAATGGCATATCTCCGATATAAACCGTGCCAGGTGATTATACATATCGGAGGCTCTACTTAATTTTAATTTGCTGGAATTACCATCCGGTCATGGCCAGTGACCACCTGAAGACTCTTGCCAAGTGCAGCGGCTACGTTTCGGAGCTTCGCGACATCAAAGTTCAAATCAATATCACCATACCAGAAGTCTCCGTCTTCTACTGTGCCTACTACGGCATTTGCAAGTACATGTTCCTTAATCTCAAGAAATCGTCCGGTAAACAGACCGTTCTTGTTCATAAGTTCTGCGGCTTCTTCCTGCACTTCTTCGTTAAACATTTAGTATTCCTCGTTAATGTATTCGAGGTAGTGGGCTCCACATAACGGAGGACTTCCGCTCTCGTCTTTCCGTCGTCGCCCGTAATTTCCACAAATCATGCACGTTAGAGCGGAATCTATCATAATCGTCCGTGCTACACGATTGAAGATGTCTATATGACCACCTTCACCCTTAACATACAAGGTGCCATTTTTAATGTCAAGGGTATGAACTGTAACTTGACAGACAGTAGCAGCATCAAAAATAATCTGAACGAATTTATGCCATCCGATAGGCAAAAAATCGGTTACTTGATGTCTATCAAGTAATTTATTATCGTTTGATAATGTTTTTGAATTGCCGTTTATTACGATGGATCGAATCATATTTTATGTCTGTGGGAAATATGTTATGAAGAAGTAGGACCGGAATTCAAATGTCAACTCTCAATTATCAAATTTCAATGCCTGGTGTCCGAATCAAGTATCAAATATCAACCGTCCGAAGACTGGAAAATAATAATTACGGAGTTCAATGGCTGAATAGTTTGAGGAGTTTCAATCCTTGAAAGATTTGTGGTTTCCATGTTCTACTTCAAACATATACATACTTGTCGATACTGTGTTAGCTACCTATCCCACAGACTCTCTGTTTAGATCGGCCAGACCCGCCATTGTAAGGGTTACAACAGTTTCAGTAGACAATTCAATATACTTTGAGGAATTGATAGTTTCCAAACGTTCCTGAATATCATCAAGACGAACCTGAATATTTTGCAGTATCGTGTGTGCTCCTGATATCATCTCTTCCGTAAGGAATGGTATAGACATCGTTGCAATATTTCCAAAAGCACGCGCACCACCGCTCTTGTTAATGTCAACTTGACCGGTCTGACGAGCGGTAATTTGCTCAACTGTGGGACGTATATTGGCGTGAGAAACAATACGCAAAACCACTGCACGTTGGCCAAGCAGCGCTGCTTGTTCTGTAAGTAGAGCATCTACGCCTTCTGCTGCATTGATTTGACCAATCGACTTGCGAATTTCCATCAAAGCAACTGATAGTGCCATATACCGTGCAAAGGCTTCGTTGAAGTGATCTGCTTCGTCATGTAGTTGATTGATCACATCAGGATCATAAATGTTTACTTCCTTATCCAGACGTGTAAGTTGACGGTCGTTGATTTCCTGCAATTTTGCAGAAACGCGATTGCGAATCTTAGCAGCTCTCCGCAATGTAATTTTCATACAATCTCCTTATTTTGTATAGACAAAAGTATAAAAGGGAACTGATTAGAAATCAAGTCCCTTTAAATTATACTAATTTATGGTAATACCATCAAATATTTTGAGCCCATCGTCTGAGAATATTTCGTACCTGTCTGTCCGATAGTTGATTGACAATTTTTCTTTCCATTGTTAGCACCCATGTCTCAGATGCCTGTGGGTAGAAATAATGCAATGCTTCGTGGATCAATGTTGGTAGTATCGGATCTCTATGATCGAGATGGATTTCAGTGGGCTTATAGTCAATATAAATTTGACCTCGACGGTGAGGCATTTTACGAAATTTGAAGTCGTGTCCTTCATCTAGAAATCTGTATAATTTCCGAGTAAAACGTCCGACATGATTCTTGGTTACAGTCATGACAGGGCTCCAAATGAGGTATAATGATATTTAGTCTGTTAACCTGGTCTTGCGTTTTTTCTGATAAAAATTACTACAGATATCTAATTTAGTTGTAAAAAATTTAGTCAAGATACACTTCTGGCAGCTTCTAACAAGAAAGTTAGAACTAGAAAATAATGGCGCTTCGCTTGTTTTTAAATGTTTTCTTTCTTTGGCCTACCTTTCTTTCTTTTGGCGAGAAGAAAGAACGCAGCACAAATTACCCGCCGTATTAGAGTGCAATAGGGCGCTAATAATTAGTGCCATCTTTTAGCGTCCGGAACGCCAATGTGGCCGTTTTTTTATCCTACAAGTTGACCTATACGTTCTCGATCAACCTATTAAAACTCTACTATATCTGAACGTATCCATACAGCCCAACCGTTGTCAAGGGCCAAGTACCAATATGAGGGATCATCTTTGGATCGTGTCCAGTCATCCATCGGTGGTAATTGATGAATCGGCGCATCATTTGAGCGAAAATAATCAAAAAACCAACAGTTTATATCATACAAAAGTTTTGTTCTTGATGATTGGACTACGGTTTTTATTGTCTTTCCATTGTGAATAATGGCACCGATATGAACGGTTTTTACCAAGGCCATAGAAGTTCTCAGTAATAAAGTTTTTTCATTTCCTTGAATAACCGATCAGCGTTTATATCTCGTAGTGTCGGATCATCACCGTCGTTGTAATTATGAGTTTGTTTCCTGTGATGTAAATTCTTATGTTCAATTTTATCGGAACTTTCTGTTTGTGAGACAGTCGCCGACGCTTTTCTATTTTTTTGAGCGAGAGCCACCACGGGATCTACACGAGTATGTTTCTTACCAGTATTTTTGGGCATTTTATATTTGGCGAGATCGAGAGAGTTCAAGAATTTGTAATTCCAATTTACGAATGCGATTTTCATGATCGTCAAGTCTACGATCCTGTTCAATATTTTTAGTTTCTATAGGCGAGACTCGACGTTCATTATAGTCTACCACCGCTTCGGAAATTGCAGTTTCAAATTTCGTATCTCTGTTTGAGATGAAACTTTGATTGTTACCGAATATCTCTGCGGTAAATTTATTAAATTCTTCGGTAAGCCGGCCACGGAGAAAAGGTTTATTACTCACTTTTTCCAAGGCTCCTTGTCATCATCGTCATCATTTGATTCACCTGTAATTTTTTCAAATACTGATTTAATGGCATTAATCTCGTCTGGCGTAAGTGGACCATCGGGGTCGCCGGCCATCATAGACAACAATTCTTCGAATGAACCAGCCGTGTATTTCCCATCAGCACTTTTCCAAATCTCTGACATGTTGTTATTATCGTCAATTTGTAGATTAACATCGGCTGATAGCTTAGTAATTAGTTCTTCGGTTTTTGTCAAGCGTGATAACAGTTCCGGAATCCGTGTCGTGTCACGTGAAACTAGTAACAGAGTAGCGAATAATACTCCACTAGCAGCGAGGCCTACAATCAGTAATACTAGTAATACTGCGAGAGTTTCTACGCTCATATACCGTCCTCGTTTAAGTGAGTCTTGTATGGATAATTCAACATGATAAAATAATTTTATCGAGACGGATCAATCCATATCAGAAGTTACCTCTATAAATAGGTCCGGTCTTACACATAGATTTCAATTTCTACATCTAAACCCCGCAGATACTTTTCCATGAGCGGTTTTACCTCATATTCCCAATTCAATCCGCCCAAACCACATCCTAATTTGGGGAATGCAATACTACGAATATTCCATTCTTTATGATATCGTACAAATGCTTGAAGGCCGGCTTCAATATATTCAACGCGAGATGGATTGGCCCAATGTTCTTTGGTGGGAAATAAACAGATCTTTTTATCGGGATCGGTTTTCGGCGTGTAGAACATTAATGTGCCAATTTTTAATTGGCCGGTTTCACATTGCATTTTGTAAGATTCAAACATCGATGGGTATCGTCGCTTAAAATCCAACGCGATTCCGGCACCCATTACACCTACGGTATTCACGGCATTGACTAAACACTCGGCCTGGCTATCAAATAAATTACCATGAACATAACGAATATTATCAATGTTCAATTGTTCTGTTTCAACAATGTTTGAATTATTGTCCATAAATACAGAATTATGCAGTAATAAAGTCGGAAATAATGCCTGCGGCGGCTCTGCCCAATTCCTTGAATTCCCCGAGCGTTACACGTTTTTCACCGTTGTATCTCGTAGCATGAAATCGCTTTTTTCCGAGAAATTCGACCGTTCCAATAGCGTGTCCATTCAAAAACACTTCGCCGCGAGTTTCAGGATTTTCACGATCTACTTCAATACTCACACGTAGTGAATTATAGGTGTCGTGATCAATAACACAACCATACTGAATCTGAAAATCATTTGCAAATCGATTGCGAGCCATATTACCTCTTAAAAAAAGAATTTTGTGCAATATATCCGTATCTATATTTCTACCGAACAAGTCTCAAAAAAATCATCTCTGGAACTCCACGTGGAGTTGGTATCATGACTAAATTTTACAGAAACTTCATCACCACGAATTAAAAATCCAATCATATTATTGTTGTGATGGTCAATGAAATAGAACTGTATCCATTTAGATAACCCGAGAATATCATAACAAAAATTAGTTGTTACTTTGTGTATACGGGATGGATTATACGAACTTTCTTTTGTGGTACGTATTTCTCTGGTATCTAATATGATTTCGTCACCGACCACAATCACGGGAATGACTTCCACGTTTATCGGCAAATACACAGGTTCACTCACGGTCATTGACGTAAAGTGTACACACTGCAAGAATTCGGATATCGGTAGATGTACCAAAATAAAAACCCTCCTGTAATTTTCACGGTGTGAAAATTTTATTCAAGACGAGTTTACACATACAGAAGTTCGGTGTGTAATTTGTTTACAACGAAAGCAATACATGTATATTCATCTATATCGGTTTGATATGCACCGGGTTTATAAAATATCCACAAATACTTGTATGCGTCTAATCCGTAAATTCTTTTAACTTGGTTTATATCGATACGAATATCTCTCGTCGTGATTTTTGGATTTTGGTCGGGCATCATGACATATTCATATTCTCCGCGAGCGAACCGCAGTTGATTATAAAAGTTGCATACCTGAGGATTCCACACCGCATGAAACGGCCAAATTGGGGTATCCTTTTTAATTAATATTTCATATACACTATCGTTTTTCTCGAATGGCAACAATACCTGTGCCTTTTCAAGAAACAACACCGGTAATGGACGATTCACGGATGCAGGTAAGATCAACATGGTTCGTGAGTGGTTATTTATTTGGTTTTACTTAACACCGGATCAATATCCATGAAAACTACATGTTCTCGTTTCACAATCAATGCATATCGTTGATTGCCGTGTGCATAAAATCCCATGATATTATCACGCGCGTCACGCAAATACATGTCGGGATAAAATGTCATTGGTCGCCGCAATTTATGCAAGCCGATAAGCTCCCATCGACTCATAGCAAAATTACATTCTAGTACCCAAATCGGAGTGTCCGTAAACACCAAGGCACTCCGATTTTGCGTTTCGGAAAAATCTCCGGAGTTTTGTAAATGTTGCAGAACATCATCCGTGACGGCGCGCGTGGTGTACCGTTTGGTAACGAACTTGCCATTTTCAGTGATTGTATTTGGACCGTCACCGTCAACCCACGATACAAAATTTATGTCATAAGCGTAAAGATCATTGGCGGTCATCGGCGTCATCGTGGTTGCGATCTTGTTCTTCGAGTTGACGGAGCAACTTTTTAATGGGATCAATTTCCTCGGTATGTGCTTTGTGAATTGCGTCTTCTTGATCACGCATGGCCTTGTCCTGCATATCCAAATAATCAAGCGTGGCACTGACCGGATCAGCGGGTGCGTCACCTGGTATGATTTTATTGTTGTGGCCACGCATCATATCTTCAATGGGGCGTTGCATGTGTTGCTCGAATTCGTATGCGCGTCGAGCATAAACGCCTCGGAGCATGGCACCGCTGACTCGATTTATCGTAGCCGATACCAACACGTCACCAATGAACAGAATCAACAAAAACCTGACCACGGTGACATTACCCCACCGAACCACGAGTTCGTCAAATCCGTAATACACGCCAAGGCCGACCACGCCGTAGATGATCAGTAAATGAAACATGATGTTCAGATACATGATAAAGTTCGCGAACGGTGACGGATACGGAAAGAACATCAAGCGCAACGTGCGATGGCGTTCAGCACGGCTGGCTCGACCCCATGCAGAACGAAAACCGGAGAGTGCGTTCATAATATGTAGGTAATTAAATGGTATGGTTGATCACGAGCGGGTCACACGCAATGATATACCGCATCATCATTAATGTCAAGTTCATCAAAGCTTTCAATTTCCACATCATAGGCAATGAAATTTTCATAATGACTGGCAAAGCCGAGCAACCACCCTGTTCCATCATTCATATATCGTGGAAACTCATAAACCATGTACTCTCCAGGACGAATCCACGGCATTTTACCAAAATCTTCAGTAATTGGAAGTGCCCACATTTCATGAAGATTGCGGTCGTGACAAAAATATTCTCGCCGGGCAATGAGTTTTTGCGGTCGCAATTCCAGACACGGCACGTAGTTCACAAATGTGGAATAAATCGGAAACATCACGGCACCGACCGGCACACGCCAGATGATATTGTCGCGTTCGCGAAACGGATCACGAAACAGACGGGTTGGGAAGCGCAAACTATTGGTCATGTTTCAAAGTTTTCAAATTGCGAATACACCAGTAGACAGATGAACGTTCGAGCGTTCAAAACACCTATCAAAGCTGAACGAGCCGACCTATCAAAACATTCATCAAAGCTGAACCTTCATCAAAGCTGAACCTTCATCAAAGCTGAACCTTCATCAAAGCTGAACATTCATCAAAACATTCATCAAAGCTGAACATTCATCAAAACATTCATCAAAACATTCATCAAAACATTCATCAAAGCTGAACATTCATCAAAACATTCATCAAAGCTGAACATTCATCAAAACATTCATCAAAACATTCATCAAAGCTGAACATTCATCAAAACATTCATCAAAGCTGAACGAGCCGAAAAAATAGTAGAAAATAGTAGAAAGTCTAGCTGATTTACTCCTGGCCCACATAAAAATTGGCTAGGTCTTTTATCTTAGTAAAAAGATATTGCTTGAGTCCTAAAAAGTCATCGACTTGTTACACAATCGTTACAATGGGAAAAACTTTCCGCTCATAAGCCTAGAAAATTTATTCCCATTGTCGCAACGATGCAACAAGTGGTCTCAAAATCCACGCCCACCGCCAAAAACCCCTCAGGACGGAACCACTCACGGTTGACTCTTGAGCACTTGGGTTATGTGTTTGCACGTCTTGCGGAACACGTAACCTGGGCACGTGCAAGTGGCCCGAGGTCCAGTCACGGTCACGGTATAGGTGCCCGTGCGTCCTTTGACGGTCACGGTTTTGACCTTGGGTGGATTGGCCGATTGGGACGATACGAAACGCTGCCATGAAATATCCTCAAGTCTAGTGCCTTCAGGCACCGCAGGGTAATCGCTCAAGGGCTTGACGCCGTTGACTAGCGTGATCGATCCACCGGCCAAGCACGGTTGACCCGTGGTTGGATGCCGAAAAATGGTCGGTCGTGCTGTGCTGACTACCGTGATCATATTAGCGGTCGAGACGTCGGGTGAAATAAATCGCCAGCGCGAGAGAGAGCAGTGGTAGAATCATCTCGACGAACATCCGCTCACACCAACCGATGTGATCTGGGTCACGGCGCTGATGGGGCATTTTCCGTTCCTCGTTGAGGTTACCTACAATATAACAAAAATCATGCCATCCGCAAGGGGTGGTCTGAAATCGTTATAATGTGTTAGAGGACAACAGCGCGTTTTGCTGCCGAGAGCATAGCGCGATGGATGTTACCAGCACCCACGGGGTTGCCACTGTGAACACGCCAGTCGGGCATACGAAACTCGGGGTTCGTATAGACTTGTTTCTCGATCCACAGAGCCACATCGTAACCCGTGCCACACTCGCGCTCGCCAAGATCGTGGTCAAAACTGATCATGGTGATCTGACCAGTCTTGAGCATTTCAATCGCCTCAGCGGCAGTGTAGGCGCGAAGATCGAAATCAGGCGGTGTCTGGCGAAGGTCGTCGAGGTAGAGTCGCATATCGTTAGCGGTGAAGTTACCTATAATATAACAAAAATCATGCCGTTCGCAAGGGGTGGTCTGAAATTGTTACAATGTGTCCACTTTAGAGGACAACAACCATTCGTGCTGACACAAAAATCGTGTGAGGGGGGGGGGGGCTTGCGTTCTTCTGTGAAATGTGGTATTATACATTATGACCACAACGACCAAGGAGACCATGAAAATCACCAATATCACTCCGTCGCGGAAGTATTTCCCGAGTCACCGCACAGGCGGTCTCAGCGGCATCACCGTTCGGGAAATCATCGCATTTCTTGGATTCAAGCCGAACTTCGAGGATGATCCCGATAAAGTTGAAAACTCGTGGACCGCGAATGTGACGGTCAAGGGGTCGAAGCGGAAGGTCAAGATCGCAATCTGGGATTACCGTGGCAGTCATCGATGGAAGGAGTTTTCCACCTATGGTCCACATGACGTTCTGCGGGCCATTTTCGGTGACTATTATGTTGGATACTAACCTTTAACGCACGATGTTCAGAATCACGCAGAACAAGGGCTTCCACATAACGTTTCAGAACGGATGGACACTCTCGGTGCAGTGGGGTCCACTTAACTATTGTGCCAATCGCAATGATGATCGGGTCTGGAATAGGCATGACATCGACGAGATCGCTGCCGAGGCGGGTAGCACTGGTAGCGCTGACGCCGAGATCGCTGCGTGGGATGCTGCCGGCAAGATGTATGATTTCGGCAATGACACGGTGAAAGGTTGGGTGACGCCCGACGAGCTGGTCGAGTGGATCAATAAGTTTTCCACGATGCCACCGACCTAGATTCCACTTGCGGTTATCTGAGAAACGAAAAAAGAGCGAGAAATCGCTCTTTTTTTTATGTCTATGACTTTCGTTATATGATCTGTTCTATTTATCAGTTTTCTACTTATATATATGGTCTATGACCGTCTCCGTAACCCTCTTTCATTGAAGATAAAACTATGTCCTTCTATCATCTATGGCTTCGACTACTCGGCCGGCAACGGGGTCCACATACGACCACAACCACGGCTGATCCAACAACCACGACGCTAGCTCCAACCACGACTACAGTTGCACCAACAACCACAACTACGGCTACGCCGACGACTACGACTCGTGCTCCAACCACAACCACGGCTGCACCGACGACTACAACTACGCTAGCACCGACAACCACAACTCGAGCTCCAACAACGACGACGCTAGCTCCAACTACGACAACTCGAGCTCCAACAACGACGACGCTAGCTCCAACCACGACTACGGTTGCACCAACAACCACAACCACGGCTACGCCGACGACTACGACGCTAGCACCGACAACCACGACTCGTGCTCCAACGACTACGACTCGTGCTCCAACAACGACAACGGCTGCACCAACAACAACCGCAGCGCCGCCAAGCGGCGTGCTGTTCAGTCATGGGTTCGATGATGGCGGCTGGGCGGGCATGGGTCGCTGGGGTTCTCCCCGCATCGTGACCGATGCCACTGCTAATGGTGGACGATGCGTGCAGTTCGATTGGACACGAGGTGGTGATCGTGACCAGGCCATCTCCCACACGGTGACCGGGACTCGTCTCAAGTTGCACGCACGATTCCGTTACAAGCAGTCGGCCAACGCCGACAACAGCGGCATCAAGAAGACCGTCCGGATCCGAGCCGACATCAATGGCCAGAGCGGCAGGGCCGTCGGCACCTTCAATATCCAGTGGAACGGCTTCCTGTTCTACGGCGACGATTTCGCAATAGCCCCATGGAACATCTGGCAGACTGGCTTCGAGACATCGCAAGCCATCTACACCCAGAACCATCCGAACACCTTCAGGGATCGCTGGCGATACATTGAGGTAATGTTGGACTACTCGGAACCCGGCAAGCAAAAGGCCGGAATGTGGATCGACGGGGTGCAGATCATCAATTACAGTGGGAACTTGGCCACACCGATGCCGTCGAACTTCTCGCTGCGGGATGTGTGGTTTGCGAGCTGGTTCAACGATCCCGCCGATACCCGATCCGAGTGGTTTGACGATATCGTGATATCAGATTCCTATATTGGGGTTCCAACAACCACCCAATAAGTGTATGGGGAGCCGCAACAATCAAAAAAATAGGTTATTGAATCATATGACACAAAATCAAGTAATTGAACAATTATATTTGAATAAGCCAGAATCTATACATGATGTCATTCCATCAGAATTTTTCACCAAGTATGACTCGTATTTCACCATTCCGAACGGTGTGTTCGGTGCAGAGCGTGCGTCGCCGATTTTAGAGTTTTGTGTTCAATCAATGAACAGTTCCTGTGGGTGGTATGGTCCGTCGTGGTTTGGCATGACCATCAAAAAATTTCTGGGATTACCGAACGAAATACCACAGGCGCCGGTTGCTGAACAACTCCGAAATCATAACTACGAGTATTTTCATTACGGCAAATTTGAATCACAATATGCTCGGCACTGGTCATTGTATAGTTGGAGTCCTGAAGTATGGAATAAACTCAAGGATGGTGTGTATGAAGGATAAAGTGAGTTTCGTCTGCACAACATTTCGTCGGGCGACCTGCGTTGAACGTATCATTGCACAATTCCACGCTCAGACCTATCGACACGCCGAGCTCATCATTTTCAATACCGATCAGGAATATCCGATATCGTTGGCCGTCCCCGACGAACAAATCATCGTGATCAACAATGACCGAAATTATCAGACTGGTCTTCCCTATACAAATCGCGGCGATATTTGCCGTGACGCGGTGACACACGCGACCGGGGAGTTTTTCATGTTGGCCGATGATGATGATATCTACTTACCGTGGCATTTACAACAAGCCGTAGAAGGCATCACAGAAATAGGAAAAGATGCGTGGAAACCCGCAAATAGTTTCTTCGCCAGTCAACAAGGAATCATATTGGTTCAGAACACGTTGGAAGCCTCGGTTATTGTCCGTATGTCTCGCATTCGTGAAATTGGCTTTCGGTCGGACTTGACTGGATATGAAGGATTGAGTTGGTATACTCAACTCCGTGATGAACGACAACTTGACGAATACAACCCGAATTTTGTTCCGTCGTATTGTTTCAATTGGAGTGACCCCGCCGAGCTCGCCGGTCACAAACAAAGCGGCGATATTGATAATCCCGACAATTTTGAAAATCACAAGCAGCAATCCCGAGATCCAGCCACTCGGGCCTTGACGCCGTTTGCATCGTTGGATGATACCTATCGTCCATATTATGATTTCATTCGGAATAATCCCGATCTGTTCAATCGCGAATATGTCGCCAGATATGCCGCTCCGTTTCTGACTTGATCGAACCGGTTTGTAACGAGAATGTAACAACGATAACGAGGGGTTGTGTTTCAAACACTTTCGAGCTATTATTCTTCCATGACTGATACGCAAACCTACACCCACCCAGTGGAAGGGCGAGTTTCCATGATTGATATGCAAACCTACACCCAATGGAAGGGCAAGGTGAACTTCTTGCTCGTTCGCTCGTTCGGTCTTGGCGTCGATGACCTTCCGGATTGCCCGTATCGCGACTGGTATGAAGACGACGTTAGCCCCGCTACGGCGGCGAAGCGAGCCATCGCTGCGGCAGAGTTTGGAGACTACGACGCTTACGACGACTAACCTTTTACACCGGTCGTTCCACCCTTGACCGACTACACCCTTTAGTTGATCCCCGGTGTCCTCAAAAGAGGACATCGTGAGGCGGTCTGTAACAATTGTGTAATATGGACCCTAGTTATGGACCTCCGAGGGCGGCGACCGTAACTTTGCATACGGCATTATACCCGTGGCGGGCAATGAGCTTATCAATCTCACGGCCTGCGTCACCACCGACACGATCCAAGGTCAGTTCCGCCGCTTCGTCCCACGAACAAGGGATGGCATCGGGTGACACCTCGGCCCACACGCGACGGAGCGCGGTTTCGGTTTCATCGGACATCTTGATGCGGGGTGCCATGTTGCCTTTGCCTTAGAGGGTTGCGCGTCATGCTCTTTACACGGGGTAATCTACGCGAAAATGGGGGCGAAATCAAGACCCAATCGGCGTTGTTAGATTTTTGTTACTTACCGCCGATTTTATCTTTTTTGATTAAACGATTAATTCCGCGCTTGGCTGAGGCAAGCGACCGATAAATTTGTGCATGCCCCGCCACATAATACTCGCCTTCCGGCAGTTTCACATAAATCGTGAAATTTTTGTATTCGGTGACACGCTTCACACCGACACCGCCGTCAGGTATCCACTGCCGCCCTTGACGGGAACCATCTTCCAGGGAGTGCCAAACTTCGCTCTCGCTTCGTATCCGCCCCAGTTGAAATCGTCAATCGTCCACAGCGTGCCAAAACTACGATTGAAGTTCGGAGCATTGTGACTCGCCGAGGCGAAGATCACGCCGTCGGTCAGTCGGACGAAATACCGAACACTGGACCCCACGATGACCTTGGCAAACTTGCGACCCATTGCGATCTTGACGTGCGCGTTTTCCATGTTCGCTGCACAGTCGAGTCTGTCAGCAATCAAACGATTCATCGTATCGCGTCCGATTGTCCAGGCGAAGGTGTTGAGAAGGTCCGACATTGCCGTTTTCTGAATCATCGCGTTGCTCATGATCACTTGTTCCCGTTCGTGAAGTTTTCCATTAGCGGGTTTGCTCCTTCAAAAGACGAGCCTTGCGAAATCGGTTGATTCCGTTTTCAGCACGGCGTTGAAGGTCATGCTTACCGTTCACGGGTTCGGTGGAACGCCGCACGGGTTCGAAAATGGGTTCGTCTACTTCGTCGAAATCAAGATGTTGCAGATTCAAGCGAGGCACAGCAGTATTCGTTGGGGTTATGGCTGATTGTGAGGCGGTCGTTATGCGGAGATCCAATGGATCAGTGCGGCCGCTTCCTCGGGTGTGCGCATCGGAAATACTGCCACCTGCCGACTCAAACGGCCTTCCACCGTCTTGACGAGCCAGCCAGCGGGCAAAAGGCGCGTGACGCGCCCAGTCACATAAATGCCATCCACAGGAAAGGCGACCGTATCGCCTACAGCGATGCGATTGCGCATATCAGCCTCGGTGAATCTTGACGATGGTGAGCTTACCGTCTACGACGGTGGCAATGTGCCACCAATCGTATGTCGGGGTATAACCATCTTCGTCGGGTTCCGGGGATCGAACCACGTTCTCGGCATCCTCGACGGACTCAAAGGTGCCGATGAAATCCAACATCCCACCTTTGGGATAGTAGGTCGATCCAGCAAACAGGAAAAGCGGAGTCGTTTCAGTCATGTGAGTAATATAGTCAACATCGGACGGAATACAAGGGGAACAACGTGTCGTTACACTTTCGTTACACACCGGTGTGGGCGCGGTGTCAGGGGGTCACACCTAGTTCGTGGTCCATTCCTCGTACCCGTCAGAGTCTCGGACGGGGATCCTGTTTCCACGTTCGTCATACGTGAACCACTCCTCGTATCCGTTAGAGTCTCGGAAATGGGTCTTGTTCCCGAGATCGTCGTACGTGGTCCATTCCTCGTACCCGGTGGAGGTTCGGAAATGGGTTTCGTTTCCGCGTTCGTCGTACGTGGACCACTCCTCGTATCCGTTAGAGTCTCGGAAATGGGTCTTGTTCCCGAGATCGTCGTACGTGGACCATGACTCGTACCCGTTGTCGTACACCATGTGCTCGACCCGATTTTTCATGTGTGCTCCGTTCAGGGGAAAGGTGACATAATAATAATAACCCGCAAGGGCGCGGTTGTCAAGGGCAATGCGGTCTGTTACACGGTCGTTACAAACCGGTTCGGCCCCACCGAAAAATCTAGTGCCGATTTATTCGGTTACACGAACCGTTAGTCCCATTCGCCGTAATAACCATAGTCCTCGTCAGTGCCGAAGCCAGCATCACGCAGACCCGTGGCGTGGTCACCATCCATATCGTCGTCGAAGTCATATTCGTCGTCGAAGTCATCTTCGTCGTCGAAATCGTCGTCAAACAGTTCCTCGAGCTCTTCCTCGGTCAGTTCCTCAAACTCAGACTCATCGATTTCGTCCTCAAGTTCCTGCGAACGATTGTCGAGATCGTTGAAATCCAGCATGGTATCCTCTTGGGTTAGATGATTTCAAGCATGTGCTTGATTTCCTGATCAAACACATCGCTCTGCTCTTCGGCGGGATATTCCTCGGTCACGGCATCGCTGAGCATCGCGTCGCGTTCGGCTTCCAGATAAAACGAATAATCCATGAGATCGTATTCCACAAGCCGCTCCGTGTTGAGGTTATGAGTGTAATATAAACCGTCTGGGGGTTCGATCAAGCCCTTACGCTCCGTGTTACATTCTCGTTACAGGCCGGGCGGTATGAAAAAAGAGCGATTTCTCGCCCTTTTTCTATTTGAGGGGATTAGTTTTCCGACTCCATCGACACGCCATATTCACGGCGTCCGTCGATATGGTAGAACACCGCATACTCGCTATTACGAGGAGCGGTATCGCACAGCTCGTAGTCCACCTGACCACGATTCCAAACATACTGCTTGGGCATATCTACCGAACCTTCGCAGCGGTCCCACACGGAACACCAGCGGTCGCCACAACATTCGCAGTCATAGCCCTTGGCCACGCCGTCGAAATACACGCCGATGTCTTCGGCCTTGCTATTTGCTTCGGCGGCGGTGAACGCCTGAATGTAGACGTAGTTGCCAACGGAATCGTTGAACACGAGCCTACCGCCAGGGTTGTTCTGGCGGAACTCAAACCACTTGGGAGTCAGCTTGCCCATATTTGCTCCGTAGTTAGTTAGCGATGTCCACGTAGGCGCACTGCGTTACCAGAAAATCGAGCAGGTTCGCGCAGTAAACGTCAATCTCGGAATCGTTGTAATCCAGATCCTCAAGCCGATTGATGAGAAACTCCACAAACTCGTTGTTGCCCACCATTACACGGTTCGTGTCGCCCCAAGTCCACGGCGCTTGATCCGTGATACTGTCCAGAAAATCGTCGGCACTTTCACCGAGCATTCCAAAGTGCTCGATCACATCACGATAGATCGCATTGGCCGAAACAAACTGACACGTCTCAAGGTTAGCGCTGGTAATCATGGACAGCCTCGATTTCAGATACCGTGGCACTTACGGTGCGCTGGATGTAGCGCAATGCCGCTTCCACGGTGTTGTAACTCGCAGGAATGGTGACCTGCCGAATCGGACACTTGCGACCGTTGAGATCGGTGCCGATGATGTTCCACGAACGCCAGAATGTATGGTCTGCCATGTTACTTGCCCTCACGGCGAAGTTGCTTGAAACGACGATGAGCTTTGATGTCATCATCTTTATCACAGTGGAATAATACACCCAAACCAGTTTGAATACAAGGGGTTTAGGCTGTTGTTACACGGATGTTACATACCGGTCCAATGACAAACGGGCCGCTAGAGTATTGTCATCGAGCGACCTTTACTGGCGTTGTTAGTTTTATGCAAGGACAGGAGATTATCTAACCGCCATTCGGCTGCACTGTATGAACCCAGCGGGTAATTCCAGCCTTTAGTGCTTCGAACAGGAGTCGAACCTGTAACCTACTGATTAAAAGTCAGCTGCTCTGCCAATTGAGCTATCGAAGCGTAAATCACCCCGAGAATTTCTCGACCTCTGATCTAAGGATGAATAGTGGTGATGTCCGGGTTTCGCCTATTCAGATGTTTCCCGGATTTTTGCCTTATGTTAATGGCTAATTGCAGCTGCCACTGCTCAACCTGTGTGACCAGAAACTGGCAGGTTTCTGATCACAGACCCCTCCTTGGGGCGGCCAGGCATCACACACAACGATTGTCAAACATCGCCGAGATCGGCTGCGTCGGATCATCCGACGGGTAATTCCTATGTCCGCTATAATCACAATGGGACTCGAACCCATATCTGCCCCCCCAGGGGCCGTCCTATCCGTTAGACCATGTGATATCCGATAATGTATATTTGGCGCTATACAAAATCGGTCGCTTCTACCGAGCGTGCTTAGTGCGCCAACACCGTTCACACTGGTAGCCACTTGCGCAGTTTATTAAAGAGTATCAGCGCCATTCTCTTATAGGCAGTTTTCAGAGATGCCGAGCTCTTTATCGAATTGGTCGTAACGAGACTCGAACTCGTCCGGATGACCCACGAATGACCCATCCATACCCATCGACCATAGGTGACGCTAACGGGAGTCGAACCCGTGTTCTGAGATTGAAAGTCTCATGTCCTAGCCACTAGACGATAGCGCCATAAACGAGCGACGGACGCGAGAGCCGTCATTAGTCCCGACGGTCGGTGGCAGGACACTCGTTTCGTTTGTCAATCAACGTTAGTAAGATAACCCATTCGGTGTCTCAGGTCAAGCTTACTTTTGTAACACTTTTGTTACGGACCACGGGTGCCGCTCTTGATACCTGGTCAAGAGTCCGTCACCATTTCGGTTGGTGACCACCGTTCATCATTTACTCTAAATAAATAATACACCAGAGGCGACTAAACCACAAGCCCCCAAATCCCATGTTACACGGTCGTTACACGCCGGCGTGTAGCGTAAGTGCTTGTCTTGCAACAACATAGACCACACCGATTGTGCCGACCCATATTGCAAAATCGGCGAAATTGGCAATGCCAATGCCAGGCACGGGAATGAAATCAAGCACACCCGGTGGATCTGATACATAGCTCACCAAATTAGCTAATGATCCAGCGACCGCTGTAGCAGCATAGGGCTTGATATTGGCAATGTCCTGTCGCTGACCAAGCTCCCAAAAAAACCAGCAGAGCATTACGGTCAACACGATATGTCCGATGTTGCTCAAACCGACCTTGCTTATCTCGGTGTTGTATACTACGAATGATGGCAACCACCAAGTTGCGAGTTGCTTGGTGGCGAGATCCACGCCGAACACGACAAGGAAAGTCTTGCGCACTATATGCTCCAATATGTTTCGGACGCCGGCGAGCAGCAGATCGGCATATCTTCAGCTTCCTGATATGGCAGATCCGACAGCAAGTTAATGCGAGTGACCATTTTGACTGGTGTTTGTGGAGGGGGCTGCGGGCGCAACCCCAGTTATTCGTTCCACGGATCATCGCTCGGCGGCGAAAGATCATTCAGGTCGCTGAGCAGGTGCTTATGGGTCAACGAAGGTTGTTACACGGATGTTACATGTCGGGCAAACGATTCCAGGTCGTGCCACCGCGACACGACCTGGAGGTGTATCAACTGAAGGGATGGGTTCCTGTCCGTCACACTCCCCGGCGGTCTAACGACCGTGCCTTTAGGCTACTTCGGATTATCCATCCGTCTGTGGCGACAGTTGATTACGAACGCGATTATCGCTTCACGAACGTCCGAGCCAGTGCAACCGCCTGCGACTCGACCTCGGCATCGACGATGGTTGCGGCCACGCCGAGCTGTGCGAGAACCTGCTCGAGCTGAGTCTTGATATCGCCGTTGAGCTTCGCCACCTCGGCAGTCAGAGTCTCACGCGCCTTCTCGAAAGAACGGGCGATCTTCTCGGCCGAGCGGATCTGCGCGGTAATCGACTTACGCTCCTGCACCGTGCGCTTGCGAGCCATCGCCTTGGCCGACGGAGCCTTCACGGTCTTTGCAGCCTTTGCGGTCATGTTCGTTTTCCTCTTTTGAGTTGGGTTTTGTCTAATCGGAAGGTGACGGGGGTTTTTACGCTTTGTGAGGCGACCCGTCAACCATTTCGATTTTGTTTTCGTCAGTCATTACACTATAATAATACCCCAATCCCCCAACACAATCAAGCCCCTTTTTGCGGTGTTACAATTCCGTTACATGCCGCCCGCCAACGAAAAAGGGTCAAGTCCATTTCTGGACTCGGCCCTTTTTCTGCCCCAACCCGATTGGGGACTCCTTGGTGATTACGCCGTGACCGGAACGCCGCCGAGATCGCGAATCTCATTCTCGATGCGAGCGATCTTGTCTGCGAGGCGACCACTTTCCTCGGCGAGTTCTCCGATCTCGTTCTCCATGTCGTTGGCCTCATCCTCGAGCGCCGGCGCATCACCGCCGAGATCGTTGATCCTCGCGATGCGGTCGTAAAGGTCATCGAGGTCGGACTGCATCGACTCAATCTCACGGTCTACTTCCGACTGGCGTTCGAGCCAACCCTTGAGCACTTCGTTCTTGCGCTGGATTTCACTCTCCGACCAACGACTCTCACTAACATCCGTGCTGTTCGTCACGCCGAGATCGCTGTTGGTATACACCTCACGCTTCGGCAGCGGGCCACCCCGACCCGTGATTTCCGCGATGATCTCGTAACGCCACGTGCGACCCTTCTGATTGTTGTAATCGCTCGGGATGGCGACAACATCGGCGGGATTGATCTTCATCACGACAAGGCGAAGGTTCACCCCATCAATCGTGCCAGCCCACGTGCTCGCATATTCGTAACTGGCGAAATGCAGACCCGTCGAGCACGTGCGGTCGCGATCATCGTCAACCGCCTGACGCGGCATCTGGACCACGCTACCAACCGTGTTGAGGATGGTGCCGGAGTGAATGTCCTTGTAGTCTCCACGCACGCTCTTGTAGGCGATGATATCACCATCAGCGTGGATCATGAAGTTGTTGGCGACGCAGAACAGCAAGAGTTCGTCCTGTGCAGCAACTCGCGGGTTCTGGCGAACCTTGCGCAGGAAGTTGTAAATCGGTTCGGCGGGCTGACCCTCGGCAATCATGTTGAGCACCTTTTCAGTCACTTCAAAGGTGAACGGCTTACCATCCAGCGCGAGGAAGTCACCGATCATCGTGAAACCAGGAGCGTTCACGGAACCGACATAACGGTTGACCGCGCTGCGAACATCGAGCAGTGCCGGAATCTTGTCGAAATCGGACGCAGCGATGGCATCCTTGACGGCCTGGAAGTTAGGATGATCGTTCGGCGCAACCAACACCTGACCATCAATAAAGATGGTAATGCCGGTGTCGGTGACGATCATCGGAGGAACAGCGTTCGTTGCAGTCATCTTGAGTATCCTCTTTTGGGGTTTCCGTTCGGGTTGGGTTACTTTCTAAATCTACACAATAACAACTTTTTCGTCAAGCCCTCTGATCCAATCAAAAGACGCCTTCTGGTCGTATAGTATGAACATACCCCATTCTCGGCAGAATGGAAGGGGTCAAAACCGTCTGTTACACGGTCGTTACACGCCGCCATCGGCCCCACCGAAAAATCTAGTGGGGCCGATGATTTACAGTTTACCGATTAGTGATGTAATCGGTAATCTGATCCTTATACTGGTAAAACGGGTTTTGCGTTCCACCGTAGCCGAAACCTGACGCAGGTGCAATGCCGATCATCACGCCGATCATCGGATACTTGGCAATGATCTTGTCCAACATCGTCTGCAATGACGGCACGATGTTGTTATCAACGGTCGGCCATTCCACGTTGAGGCCCAGACGACGCGAAGATGAAGAAATCTTCTGTGCGATCAAAAGGTTCTCGTTCATCTTCACCTTGTTGACCTGGGCGAGTTCGGCGTGGAAATCCGCGAAATCGGCGAGGATGCCAACCGCGTCGATAATCTTGCGCATCATCACCATTGGCCGCGTGATCTCACGCTGGAACCGCACGGCAGCGGCCGGGTCGGCATCAATCAACTTCTGCGCGGCGTCCTTCAGCGTCGGAATGAGCGGCTTCCACTCCGAAGCGTCAAACGTTGATACTTCGTTGTGCTTGATACCATACAACTGCTTGACTTCAATCTTGAGATCACGGGCAATGGTGAGCAGTTCACGAACGTCCGAAGCGTCGAACGATGCAGGCACCCAACGCTTGCTGTGGACATCCTGATGCAGCTCGAGGTAGTAGAACGGTCCACCAGTCGGCACGTTCACACGAGCACCCCATGTCTTACCACCGTCGAAACGATAGAGTGCGTCGTTACCCTTCTGACCAGCAGGCAGCTTCACCTTGCCGCTCACCTGCGAAGCCAACAGAATGTCGTTCACAGGGAACCCGCCGAAGAAATCACTGAGCTGCTGCTTCGTCAACTTCGTCTTCACAAGAACAACGTGACCGATGGTATGCCCATACTTGAGCGTCCGCCCCGCTCGCGGGGTGCGATTCACAAGGTGCGTGTAGCAGTATCCCTTTGCGACGCGGGCGGCACCCTTCGTCAGGTCATCAATCATCAGGTACGTATGCTGGTTCGGAGCCAGTCGCATCGTTGCGCCGGACTGCTCTTCTGGCGTTCCGTGAACCGTGCTGCTGACACCGTAGCAACTGATCTCCGCCGTATCGTCGAGCGCCAGAAGTTCTTCGGCCGTGCGCACGACGCCGCGCGTCGTATCAATCTCTTTACCACGATACCAGACCGACTTCACAACATCACGAAGCCCTCGCAGCGTGTTCATATTCTGAAACTGCGCGTGCGCTGCCCACTCCGTCGGCGCGTTATCAATCGTGCGAGACACTACCGCGCCGAGATCACGCACCATTGCGTCGAACGCGGCCTTCACGGAGGCAATCGTGCGATCCGTATACTTCAGGTCATCACGTGACGGCACAATGTCCACGGTGCCAATCGGCACATACAGATCAACGTTGTTCTGTAGCAGATTCCATCCGCTGAGATCACACTGCTGTACGTCAACATCGTAGGGCACATTGCCCATAATGATACGGGTGCGCCCCCACCGTCGCCAGTCATGCGATCCGCTGATATCGATACCATATCCGTTGCCGGAAATGATATACGTCGGCTTCGTGATCGGCTCATCGGCATTGAGCACAACGATGTCCATCGGGAAGTATGGCACATACTTACGGGCTGCCACGTGAACGTCCTGCACGTGCTCACGACGGATCGGAATGCGAATCGTGACGCCGTTCGCTTCCCTCGTCGGCACGGTCGTTACGTGCGTGATGTTCGGAATGCCGTCTTCGCCAACAAACGCCATGAACGTCATCAGCTCGCCATTGTAGCGGCTTTCAATCGTCCACTGCTGACCGTTGTTGTAGCAGAACGCCGTCTTGCTGCCGAGGCCGAAGCCACCGACTTCGTCGTTGTTGTCGTTCTTCGTGGAGTTACCATACTGGGAATACACTTCCCAAACAGTCTCGAAGCTCATGCCGACGCCGTAATCCTTGAACACAAGGAACGGCGACAACGCCGTGGGCAGGTGAAGTTCGCACGGCGTATAGGTTGCGTTCGGGTTCTTGCGCTTGAGTGCGAGCCACGCATCGTACATGTTCGTGGTGTATTCACGAACCATAGCATCGACGGGGTTCTTGTAAAGGCCGCTGAGCACGGACATAATGTGCGCACCGACCTTGACGGTAAACTCGCGCTGCGCCTTCATGCCAGCCACGGTGGCATTTCGCTTTTCGGTGATAATCTGCATGTCGAATCCGTTTCGGGTTGGGTTCGTTTCGTATGGTATGAACATACCCCCATTCTCGACAGAATGGAAGGGGTCAAAACCGTCTGTTACACGGTCGTTACACACCGCCTCGACCCCACTAGAAAATCTAGTGGGGCCGATTTTGCCGATTTACAATTACGATTCCTGCGGCTGCGGGGCCTGGGGCTGTGACGCCGCCTTGGTGCTACCCTTCGGGCGACCACGGAACGTCTGCTCAAGACGAGAGGCACCGACCACGACTCGTGCGCCTCGCAACGTCTCAAGCGACGCATCCTGCACCTTGCAGCGCCACGATCCGTTTTCCTCCTGCTTGAGAATCACAACGCGAGTACCAGCGGGAACCAGTTCGCCGCTAACGGTAGAAACGGCACGGGTGACGCGAAGAACCTGAGCACGCTTGAACATATGGTTTTCTCCTGTTGAGTGGGGTTGGGTTGATTAGATTGCGAAACGCGCATAGCGCTCAATTTGGCAAATATACAATTCAATTTGCAAATCCGAATCGTTGTCGCCGCGACTCACGAGCGCTTTGACCATCACATCACCAGAGCACACGAAGTACTGCCGAACATCATCGGGGTCACTGAGTTCGCGCACGAGATTGTTGCGATCTCGCTCGATATTGTCGATGAGACAGTTAGCCATATCCAACACGACATCGTTGCCGAGGCGCACCGCATCACGCGGGGGAACGGCAACGCTCCTGCTACTTCCAACCTTCACACGAAAGTTATTCATGGTGGCCCCTTGTTTAGTTCTGAACGAAACCGCTATCGTCCTTTTTCGCCTTGCCCTTCGCCTTCAGACCGACAATGACACCCTTCGGGTCCAGGAACCGCAGGTCCGTTGCGTCGCCGTCGATCACGGGCACACTAAGGAACACCTTGGGCACCGTGCGGAACACCGCAGCAACGTTCATACCGTTGGCGAGCGCCCGCTCGGCGTCGGCAAGATTGCTCTCGGCCAGCGAGAACGTCAGGTGGTAGTTAGCGGGCAGATCGCGACGGTTGGCGATTTTCGTATAATCGTAAAACTGCACATTCGGAAACATCGCCATAATGTTGTCGAAACCGTCAACCTTCACCGTTTCCCAACGAATGTCGCTCGTGCCGTTCAGACGAAACACGGGAGTCAGGTTATACTTCGCGGCACGCTTGATCGCCGCCTTGACTTCCTTCACCAGTTGCGCCATAAACGCCGCACGATTCTCGAAGAAAAATCGGGTGCGGGCGATGCGGGCAAGTTGAATCTTATTCGTGATCCGACCGTCCATAATGGCCTGTACCAGGTCGGCACCTGACAGAACGCCCGTCGCGTGACCAGCGAACAGTCCGCCACGCCCCGCCGTATTGAGGCACGCAGCGGCGCAACCCTTCGTCGCCATCGGGCACGTATTGTATCCCGACATACGGCTCGGGGCCAGGTGGAGAATGTTAGTCAGGTAACCCTGAGACTGGCCCTTGGCAACCTTGGGGTTGCCCGTCGTGAGAAGCTTGATCGTGTTGGTCATACAATAATAATAACACTTCCCGACAGAATAACAAGCCCCCTAGGCGGTTGTTACAATTCCGTTACACATCGGCCGGACATTACATTTGTGACATTACCACAATCCATTTATCAGATCGAAGCGGATGCCACAAATCCGATCACAAAATGCTTTTTTCGTGGAACGGGATTTGAGAACAGGTAGATTGCATACCGCGCGCCTCTCGCGTTCATTTCCAGAAAACGCGAGAACTTCGGATCGGCGGGCACGTCCACTGGCGGTTCCTCAATGGTAATCGCACGATTCAACTTCACCGACTTCGCGCACCATATGGTCGCCGACTGCCACCACACGGAATCTACTACGGGATTTTTCGAACGAGCATGAACGGGCCAAACTTTCGTGCCTTCTTTGAAGACTGTGGTCGTCCCATCTCCGTGTAGGTCGGACTTACACGGAGACGATATCACCGCGTAAGTCACGGTATTACCCTTTCGGGTCTTACGAATGTATCCGTGCGACTGAAGCAAACCGAACAAGTATGCGCCCCAACCTCGGGTGACCGTGTTCCCACGATTGGGACCATACACAAGTTCTTTCACGATGGTGCGACCGAAAACATCACGCAAAATATCTGCCTTCGTCGCGTGCGGGTGGGTGCGAAGATATGCCAACACCTTGTTGGCGCGGGAGTCGGGACGGGACATCGACTTACTGAGGTCCATACCGTTGGGCATGCGGAGGCGAGGAGTATTTTTCATAGTGTAAACATATACCATATATGAAGCAAAATCCAGTAGAGGAAACCAGTTGTTACGATTCCGTTACACACCGGTCGAGTGTCACATTTGTGACATCCTTAATAGAGAGAAGAAAACCATGCCCACACCAGAATAATAATCCGGTGTAGGCGCGGCGTCAGGGGGAATGGGAATAACCAGAAAAAGGTCAGTTCTCCATATCGATATACACCCCCTGAGGGATAGCGTCGATGCGAGCCAACACGTCCGAAATATCTTCGGCGTCGTCTTCCCGGTTGTCGTTCATCTCCACCAGTTCACCTCGTACTCGTGAAACGTCCATCAGGGTGCGGTTAGCGTCTCCCCACGTCATGTCCGAAGATTCAGCCAAAAGCTCAAAGAGATGGAGCTTGTCCCCAACAATCTCGCTGAGATGGACGAACCGTGCAGTCTGAATGTTCATTCTAGCTCCGTCGAAAGAAAGGTGAAACATCGAGGCCCACACCAGAATAATAATCCGGTGTAGGCGCGGCGTCAAGGACAACGCGACTATCGGGCGCTTGTATGCAGCCCCGCCTACATTGGATTTTTTGTTACCATGTATAATACAACATTCCCTCGCCGAATACAAGGGATGACCTCGGTTGTTACATTGATGTGACACGTCGGTCGGATATCACATTTGTGACACCCTTTTACCGATTATGGTTGGGGACGATATCGCTTGAACAGCTCGTCAACTTCATCGCTGACGCCACGCTGATCCAGCGACTCCGCCAGTCGGCGAATGGCGTTATACTGTTGGTGACCCCTCGACCATACGCTATAATCGTCGCTGAAGTCATAATACCAGTCATGCGATTCCATCAGCTTGCGAAGGCGAATGAGATCAGCGTCGATGAGATGACGGTCGATTTCGGATTGAACGGACACGATGTTACTCCTTAGTGAGACTGTTGACGTGGACCAAACCGAGAAAGTCGCCGTCCAACGATTCAATATGGCAGTGACCCGCCGTATTGCACTTAGGTGCGCCAGTAAGATTCACGACGCGCACGCGCTGACCAGGTTCCGCGTCCGTCTGAGGATAGATCACATCAATCATCACAGGACGGAACACATAAACGGACCCCGCTCGAACTCGGTTGAACCTTGCCATCACTTCGCCCTCCGCACGACGATGTCAGCGGGATAACCGTCGTGCTCGATAAGCGAGCGCCGCACTTCCTCGACAGTCATCTTCGGGTGTTCCGAATAGAAAACGGTGTCGATGCACCGCGTCGAGGAACCGCCGAAAAGATCACGTTCGGTGCGGAACACGTCAAACGCTTGATTGCGGATCAGCTTTGCCATCGTGCTGTTCTCCATAGAGGTTGGAATCGCTTTCACAATGTATAATATAACAGTCGCTCGCCGAATACAAGGGATGATCTCGGTTGTTACATTGATGTTACAAACCCGCCCGTAACAAACTGGTAACGTCGTCGGATCACCGCTTTACGGTTTATATGTTGTCATCGTGTGCTTTTCTTGCTTCGAACAGTTTGATTAGTTTATTTCGCACCGTGCCGATTTCGCGGCTTAACTTTCCATAATCGCCCTCGCCCGCTCCGATCATTCGGCATAGCGTTTCGTGTCGTTCGAGCTCTCGCACGAACTGTTCGACGCCTGATTTCGGGAGTTTGCGCGGCATTAGGCAGGCACTCCCAAACGTTCAAGCAGATCGGCGGCAACTTTGTAATCGGCCACCATACCCCGACCCCTCACAAAGCGGGCGCGACGAGAGCGACTCGGGCGCGACACAACGAACGTCGCACCGTTGTCCGCCTCGACATGATACCGCTTGCCATTGAAGATCCAGTTTTCGCCGACCCTCGGGCGCGACTTGACCACGTTCTTCCGCAACTGATTCACAGTGAGTTTACAACGAAACTCCTGATCCGGCACATAGGTGATTCGGCCAAGTTCGGCCCGAGCATTGAGACCCGCCTTGACGAGCACATCGTTGATCGCTCGCTCGATCACGGGGCGAAGATCACGCACGACGTTCTTGCTGATTGCGGTCATCTTTGATTACTCCGAGGTAATGGGGAAATCACCGAGCTTCCGACGTGCAGCGATGATCTTGCGAAGCACCGTATCAAACTCCTTGAGATGACGCGCCGCCCATCGCTCTGCATCGACCATCGAATCGAAAATGGAATCGGTTTCGTCGTCCGTCAACTCTTCGAAATCCAAGTCGCGCAGCGCCTGCGCGATGTCTTCGGTGTCGTCCCAAAGAAAATCTGTTGCGATGTGAAGATCATTGGTCAGACCAGCGATGTGATCAACCGTGGCGATTTCGTTCTTGAACACGTTTCTTTCCTCCTCGATGAATGATGGTGCGCCGATTAGCGCAGAATGGTGACCTTGGCAAACGTTTCCCAATCGCTCGGACTCGTCTTCACGAACATGCCAATCTTCATCAACGTGCGGATGGAGATTTCTCGAAACTCGGTATAGTGTTCACGGGTCCAGTCAAGCACCATATTCTCTTCCGCGTGCGTCAATCCATTCTGCACCAGGATGTGATTCTTCGCCGTCATGTGCAACACCCACGCAAGCAGATCCTTCGGACGATGCAACTTCAAGTCGAGATAAATGGACCGACTCATCAACGCGGCAAAATGAGGAACAACCTTGCTCTTTCCGATATCGATGATCGTCTGGAAGTCCTTGTTCGTAATGAAGATCATCGAACCCTTATACTCAAACTGCTGCGGAATATCCTCGGCCTTCAACACCGACGATTCCGAGAACCACGACAAACGCCGCACAGGGGAAGTATCCAGCGCTGCCTTCATCATGTTCAACGAAACTTCGTCGTTCCAGATTTCGTCCGAGTCATCCATCAGGATAATATCCCGCTCGTTCTGCATACGAAACAGCAACTTATACAGATTGATACCCGTAACGTTCGCACCCGTGACGGGTTCATAGCGGATTTGATTGCGCTCGTGTGCCGTGCTAAGCAGATGATTGATCGTATAGGACTTGCCCGTGCCCGCAGCACCCGACACGATCAATGAGCGCACATGTCCGCCGATTGCACCGTGCGTCAACTTATACATCACAGTAAAACGTTCCGCGATACGCTTGACGCGCTCAGCTTCGGTTTCGTTGGTGTCTTGTTCGGCTTGAATCTGTTCAAGCAACTGCGCCTCGGCGGCAGCCGCAACATTCTTTGCGGGGCGGCCACGCTTGCGCTTTCCATCGGGTCCAACGGGATTGACGTAATGACGCGCCATGCAGTTAGTATCCTCGCTGAAGGGTATTGAGAAAGACTTATAAACCTACCCGATTTCGTGGCCGATTTCAAGTGCATTTTCCCATAAATCGGCGGTTGTTACACTGTCGTTACACACCGGTGTGTGTCCTCTTTTTAGGACACTCTGGGTTTATGCCTGAAACGGAATATATTCGACATTATCGAAATCGTATCCCTCGGACACGAGACGGGCACCGATTACATACTCGCGACTATACGGCGAGCTATGCTCAAACCGGTCGCTCATACGAGCGAGCACGTCCTCGACGCTCAGGTGCGCAGGCACGCCAGTTACCAGGTAATCCGAGCCGCCCTTCGCCTTCCAATAGGACGGAACCTCACCCTGGCCGTCCCAATTGTGAGCGCCGTAATTCTCCAGATACTGCGTCGCCACCAGCACCGTTACCGTGTCGGGTTCGGTATCTTCGGCAAGGTCGTTCACTTGCTCGATAAGGTCGGCGGCGAGCTGATCGGCGCGATGCGCCTGGCGGTAAGCGTTATTGATTTTCATATGGTGGAATATAGCCGATTTTTAAAATTTCACAAGTGCCCCCCCCCCCCCCCCAATCCGTTGTTACACGGTCGTTACAAACCGTTTGTAACAAACTGATAACGAAGGATAAGTTGTTATTGCATAATAACTTACGATTTACTATATTAGGTGAGCTTATCCCGCTAACCCCTTGCAATATTTACATTTGCACAGCTTCGCCCTTTTTTCGGATAATCCGCCGTTACATTGTTTTCGGGGTTTCTTCGGTTTCGGGGTTTCTTCAGTTTCGGGGTTTCTTCAGTTTCGGGGTTTCTTCGGTTTCGGGGTTTCTTCGGTTTCGGGAACGGTTCGGTTTCGCCGTTTATTCGGTTTATCAGCTTTGTCGGTGTTTCTTCGGTTTATCAGCTTTGTCGGTGTTTCTTCGGTTTCGGTGTTTGTTCGGTTTATCAGCTTTGTCGGTGTTTCTTCGGTTTCGGGAACGGTTCGGTTTCGCCGTTTATTCGGTTTCCGATTTTCTTCGGTCGTGATTGCACACAAAAAAGCCGGCCGGCTTCGATGTTTCTTCGGGTTCGTCGTCGTGATAGACCAAGGCCACACCGGCCAAGGCGATGAGGCGGGCGAGGTCAGCGATGATATCAGGTTGTTCCATGTATTGTGGTTCCGATGTCAAGATATAAGCGGTGGTGATGTGGTGGGAGCGAGGAGGTGCAACGGCGTTATATGATCAGACGTGATCGCATGAGTGTGTATACCGATGAACGTCGTGATCGGGGCCGGGAAATGATGAATAGGGCTCGGTGTTCGGGGAGATCGTGAATTAGGCTTCGTGTCCTGGGAGATGCTGAATTGGGCCACGAGATGCTGAATCGAGCTTTTGGCTTTGGGAGATGCTGAATTGGGCCAAGAAAAACACCATCATGTTCAGGGGTGACCCGAATTGCAAACGGGGACGGGAGATGCTGAATTAGGCCATGTCTGCACGAATTGTGAATCAGGCCCGGAGATGCTGAATCGAGCTTGTCAGCGGTCATCGTGAACGGAATTTGAGGAAAAGCTGAATTGGACTTGGTATCCGGGGAGATGCTGAATTGGGCCAATGAGAAACACCATCACGTTCAGGGGTGACCCGAATTGGGAAAATCGTGAATTGGTGATCACGCTTGTAAACCAAGCACGCCGCGTGTTAACTGTTGGCGAGTTGGGCAGCCGCTTGAGCGGAAATCGGCTTGCCGAAACTATAGGCCTGACCTTCCCAGATAAACAAGCGCTTGAGGTGCCAGCCTCGACCACGACCGCTCGGCACGGTGGCCTTGCGTTCAGCCTTGCGCTCGGCTCGAGCTTGCTTGCGTGCCGCCACGACTTCAGGTGCCACAGAGGGCCGCGACACCGGATCACTCAGACGAATGACGCAACGCCCACACAGCAAGGCCGACGTATTGTTATCCGTGCGAGTTGGAGTCCGACAAAACAGGCATTCGATCATCTTGTTACCGGTCTGGGGATGGGCCTGCTTTCGCATCTTTGGCATGTCAACGATTCCTCTTATGTGGGTGGCGATCAATACTGGTAATATAATATGGACCGAGTCAGAAATCAAGCTGTGTGACCGAATTGTTACAAAACGATTTAATTGAATTAAACGGAGCTGAATCAGCGGTGTTTGAGGAAAAGCTGAATTGAGCTCGGTGGTCATGACCCGTGTTTATCCGTGAGCACGAAGTTGTATGAAATCTTTACAATTCAATGTGTCTTGAAATTCCACGGATGTTTTGCTAACTTTCACAATGTTGGATGATATATATTGTAGTAGTAAAGGTATTCTGACACCGTTTTCGCCTTGGGTCGATGGGTTAATGTAAAGTCGCCTGAAAAAACGGGATGGGTAGTTGAGCAGGGGTTTGGTGCATTTCCCTTACCGAAATGTAAAATGCAAGGTGGTTCTGGTTAGCCAGATAGGAATACGAGGGCCGATACTCCACCAATGGACAAGCCAGTGCATTCTGGCGGGTGATGGTCAATAGACTCAGCACTCAGCTCAACTAGAAAGGCCAGTATTATAATATATTTGAAGTCATTGTTACCTCTCTTATCATGTTATAACATTGTTCCGTCTTTCAAACTTTACTGGTGTGGTTCTCTGAGTCTCTGTTTTCAGAGGTCTCAGGTTCCACATCACCCGTCCTAACCCCTCGTGTATCCACGCCAATGACCAAAGCCGAATATCGGAAGTGCTTGAAACAACTTCATATGGAATGGCGAGAAAACATGCTCACAGATGAAGAATATGTCGAGCACATCATCTTGTTGAAGACATTATTGCGCAAGACACAGAAACTGACTTCTGCAATACATGAAGAAAAACAACGGAAAATCAAAACACAACGAAACCCGAAGACCGCAATACGTCGGTTCTTTAAACTATAACAAACACGCCCCGGAGCGATCATCCGGGGCTCTTTTGTTTTCGGTCAGGAATCGATTTTGAGACACGAAAAAACCCAGGCCATATCAAGGTATGGGCCTGGGTTTTCGTTTCGTCAGACGGTCATTTAGACGGATTACTGGCGGGTTTTGGACTACGGATGCCGGCCTACCGCGAAGCCGCAACGCGAATGCGATTGAAGTAGATGAACTGATCCTCCGGGACCGGGCTCCCACCTTGCCCACCCATATACTGGTCGAACTGCCAGCGGGTCCAGTAACCGGCGTCACCGCTGTCGCTGTAGCCTAAATCGGTCCAATGCGCATGTCGCACCGGGCTGGTCCATGCCGTGCCGTTCCACTCACTCGTCCACGCGGTGTACGTGCCGTTCTTGACCCCGGGCGTGTTGTGGACCACCAGGATCTCCGTCCTGTACCACCGACCCGTACGGAAGGTCATCGCCGCGAGGTTGTCCCGACGGTTGTCGCCGTCCACCGATGACTGCGTGGTGATCTTCGACCGGAACGTCCCGCTGGAGACGGAACCGACGGGCTCGAAACCCCAGACGAAGTCGCGACGCTCGCCCGATCTGGTCGCGCGGAACGGATACAGGACCTTGGTATCACTCGGGTGGTTTTGGAAGTTCGGCGACTGCTTCCAGACGAAGCAGCTGTAGACACGGCGCGTCTGCGCCGGCAGGCCGTTGGCAGGCTCCACCGCTCCGTAGCCGCCTTCCGATGATCCTTTCGGGAACCGGAACGCAATCGACGTTCCGAGCTCAGGTCCGGATGCGTCCGACACGAGCTGTCCGTAGAACTGCTGCCAGCCGGACGGATTGAGGGTCGGGAACTTGGTGTCGCCAACAAGCGTGAGTCCGGCCGGTTCATTCGGGCAGAACCCACTCGATGCCGGGATCTCCGGTACCCAGGCCCTGATGTCGTCAACGTCCAAAGTGAAATTGTAACCTGGCAGAATCTTATTCACATTTGCAGGTAGGTCGATGTAGGCGATCCCGTCTGGCGAATGGTTATAGGCGTAACCCTGCGTGTTGAGCACGAGCGTGCCATCAACCCAAACGCGAACCCAGCCGCCACTTCCCGTCTGGACCTGCACGGTGTAGCGGTGCCACTGGCCGTCGGCGACCGTGGATTGCTTCACGGTTTTCGTGACGTTCTGCACGAATGGGTCGGGCATGTTCGGCGCGGCGGACTCATCGAACACCGTGAACTCCCGGCCCGTGTTGGACACGCCGGGTGGTCCGCCCCCGTTCATGTTGCTGATGCCGAACGTGTAGCGTCCCACGCCGGTCGCACGATTCAGGATGAGCCACTTCATGCCCGAGTAGTTATCACCGCCACTGGTCGGATCTGCGCCTGCGGAAAACCGGAACCAGTACTGCACCACGATATTGGTGCGGGCGCTAATGTTGCGCTCGATGACATAGTGCAGCTTCGTGGTGGTATAATCGAATCGCACGGCCTTACCAGACCCACCACGGCCGGTGATGAATGTTGGTCGGTCACCGGGACTCAACGCCCAAGGGCCTTCAAGAGAGTTCGCTCCACCGGTGATGGTGCTGTAGCTGTCGAAATTGTCGGAAAAGATCACGTTGGACGTGGGCACCGGTTCGAGGAGCGGATCCGCTACTGGGCCGGTCACCGTGACCACGCCGGTGTCACGCAGTGTCCCGCCAGTGTGCGCCGCGATCACCCGGTAAGTGCCGGCCGTGCTCGGGGCGGTATAGAGCCCGCCTGCGGTCACCGTGCCTCCGGTGGCGGTGTACGTCACGGTCGGGGCCGTGGTGGCGCCGTTGCTCCACGTTCCGTTCACCGAGAACTGCTGGGTCGCCCCCGTGCCGAGCGTTACCGTCTTCGGATTGATCGTGAGCGATGTCAGCGTCACCGCCGCCTGCACCGTCACCACCGCCGTGTCACGGAGCGTGCCACCAACATGTGCGGCAATGACCAGATAGGTGCCGGGCGTGCTTGGTGCGGTGTACCGGCCTGTCGAGGCGATGGTGCCACCGGTCGTCGAGTAGGAAATTCTTGCAAATGTGGTTCTGTTCGTGCTCCACCGGGCCTGGGTTCGGAACTGCATGGTCTCCCCGGTCTGAACAGTCGCCGTCTTGGGGCTGATCGTGAGCGCGGTGAGCTGTGGTTGTTGTGCGTGGCCGGTCAAGATGAGTGCAGCCAACATGGCCGGTCGCAGAATTGAGATAATGTTCATAATGGTCATACTCGTTGAAAAATTGTGAATCAGGTGTTGAGAAGACGAGATGCTTCGGCCTGGCTGATCGGCTCGCCAAAGCTATAGGCTTGACCCTACCAGATAAATACACGCTTGAGGTGCCACTCGCTTACCAACCCGGGTTCCGGTCGTAGAACTTCACGTCGTCGATGAAGAAGTCCGTATCTTCGGTGAACCCCGAGTTCGCCCAACCCATGAAGTAGCCACGGCGCAGCGCCGCGTCAGGTATTGCGGTGTCGAAGTTATGGAATCGGGCGGTGTAGTGTCCAAACACCAGAGTCGAATCTGCCCACAACTCGAACACTCCATTGTCAGCAGACCAACTGCTGGAGGCCTTGAGATGCACTCGGATCCTCGTCCACTCACCGATACGAACCGGCCCGTTGGGATGGATGAATCGAGGCCACTGGATCCCTTCTGGTCGCGAGTTGCCCACCAGATTCGAGGTGGTCTTTCTGGCAAGGATGCGGGCCTCAGACTCCAAATCGGAGCGGCGCAGGAGCTCGATGGCGGCGTGCCAGGTACCTGGACCGTCGTAGCGATCTAGCCAGAACACCAAGAACGTGTTGTTGTTGGGCTGGTCATTGCGGTGCACGTAGTTGGCTGGGACATACAGCATATACTCCAGCCACAACTCCGAAAGGTATCGACCCATGTCGAACCTCTGCTCCGCCATGTTGTTCTGTCCCACTGGCCTCGCCTTGAACCTGAAGCGGAGCGCGTATGATCCCGAGCGTGCGCGAATGTCGGATACGGTGACGAAGGTTGCGTCGCCCCACCTGAATCCGTTGCGGTTCGTCTTGGCGCCTGACTCGAATCCGTCCTGGAAGAACGGTTCTGCACCGGAGTCGGCTTCTCCGAGGCCCGGCCGGGTTCGGAACTGCATGGTCTCCCCGGTCTGAACCGTGGCGGGGCTGATCGTGAGCGGTTGCGCGTGGCCGGTCAACGCGAGTGCAATGAGCATGGTGATCGGTATAATACGCATAATGGTCATATTCGTTGAAAAATCGTGAACAGGGTGTTGAGCGGGTCACGTTATTTGACCCGTGTGCACACGACCTGCTGATCGTTTTTATACCATCCAGCAGGATTCTCGCCTTGCGTCACGATGATCGTCTCTTGCTGTGCCGTGTAATTGAAACATTTCCAATACATGTCTTTACCGCTTTGCACCGCGTCATATATAAATATGATCACGAGCAGTATGGGCACGGCGAGGAAGAAAAGAAGTGCATAATAAAACCGACCAAAAATCAAGAGGTGAAGAAGAAAACCAAGAAAGCCACCATCTTTCAGAGAATCGTTGTTTTTCACGGGATCGTCCAGGTATTGGGTGCGCGCGCACAATCCATGTGCGGTGGCCGGTGACCCGGCCAAACATAAGTGGGTTCATCAATTCCATCACTGCAAAGCCAGACGGGCTCGCTGATCAAAAACACTGCTGTTGCGGCAATGAGAACAAATATCGCCACGCAGAGAAGCTGTTTCGTCACGTTCATGGTTGAAACATAACGGCTGCGGGTCAAAAAGTCAAGTGTGCGCCGGTCCCGAAAAGCATTTAATTTAATTAACTCGAGTCACGTATATTATATATACCAGTTCCAGAAATTGTGCAAAAACGCTAAAACGTGCAACTTGGCAACTAAATAGCTAGCTAATCTGCTGAACATCATATAGAAATCTGAAAACCGGGAGATCTGAAAACGTGAAGATCCGAGCCGGAATGTTTGCCGAGCTGAAAACATGAAGATCTGAACATGTGGAGATCCGAGCTGAAAACGTGAAGATCTGAACATGTAGAGCTCTGAACCGGAAAACAGGGCTTGTTACTGAGCCGGAATGTTTGCCGAGCTGAAAACCGGAAGATCTGAACATGTGAAGATCTGAGCTGAAAACATGAACCGAAGAATTTCCCGTTAAAAATTTTGAAAAGCTAGACACACGAGGGCGTATACTTTACCAATTATATATTGTATATGATGTGTAGAATTATATTATCTGTTTTTGTTATAATTTAAATATCCATACCCGTTGGGTATGAGCACCTCACGTTTCCGGCTCAGAACTTGAAGCTCGGATTGGATCAGCTCGGATTGGATCAGCTCAGAACTTGAAGCTCGGATTGGATCAGCTCGGATTGGATCAGCTCGGATTGGATCAGCTCAGAACTTGAAGCTCGGATTGGATCAGCTCGGATTGGATCAGCTCGGAACTTGAGGCTCAGAACTTGAGGCTCAGATTGGATCAGCTCGGATTGGATCAGCTCAGAACTTGAAGTTCGGATTGGATCAGCTCAGAACTTAAGGCTCGGAACTTAAGGCTCAGAACTTGAGGCTCAGAACTTGAAGCTCGGATTGGATCAGCTCAGAACTTGGGGCTCGGATTGGATCAGCTCAGAACTCATGAGGCTCGGAATTCATGGGTATGAGCACTTTACGTTTCCAGCTTGGTTTGGATTCGATTGGATTTTGGTTCGGTTTAAATCGGAATCTGGTTTGGATTTCAGCTTGGTTTGGATTCGATTGGTTCAGTTTTTATATTATTCATCATCAGCGGTGATCCGATCATAGTCATCGGCCATGTCATCCCAATTGACGTTGAGCTGTTGTGCATCTAACTGAAGTTCTTCAGGAGCAGCGTAGGTGACCGCCGTGTCAGGTGCGAGCACATCTTTGCGAAGCGTGCCGGTAGTTAAATAGTAACAATTGTAGCAAATTAAATTGAGATTATTTAGTGCAAGATTATTGCTATCATCGTCACGATAGGTCATCACGAATGGGCCTCGGCCATCAGGTTTGACCTTGTTGAAACCGCAATACCCGCAACTCTGTTCCAGCATACCCGCTCGGATCAATCGTTCTTTCAGTCGATTCCGGTCATACCCCGGTCGTCGGCCTTCCAATATTTCGTTGAGGCCAAACGCATTCTTGCGACGAATCTTGCTCACCCCTCGACCCGACTTATTCTTAAATTCGGTATCATAGAGTTCATACGCCTTGGCATAGCGTTTATAGGTCGTAAAGTTGACTTGGAGATATTGAGCGGCTTGACGATGACTATTGGTATTGGCTTGCGCATGTTCAATGTCACGCTTTAAGAGCGGTCGTTTGCGACCGACTTTTGGGCTGATTGGCATTTATACACATCTCCTGTATAATCGTTCTCATAAAGAAAATCCCCGCCACTTGGGCGGGGATTCTCCGTGACCTCACCGGTCGCAGTAATAATAACCTTCAAGAAAAATGGATCGGTGCCGGAATAGGTAATAATATTAATTTAATTAATCACCGGCTCTTCCGGTGCTTCGTATCAGGCGGGACCAACCCGCATTTCCTTGTTCAAAGCAAGGCGTCTTGTTTTATTAGACGACTGAAGTTGCACGGGTGTGCGCTGTACACCATCGACCCAACTTTTCTGTTACCCAAGTTTACCCATACTAGCTTGAGCCCTCTGCCATATATTATTTTCAATCATAAATATGCCTATGTCGGCAGGGACCGACGTATGATACCATATGGGGGAGACATCATACCCGCGCTTGACTCGGATAGGGGTGGTTAGATACCACCAACCACGCTTTCAATTAAATTTTTCATTTTTGCGTCTCGTTCACCATCTTGGTTGAAGTAGACTCGCCGTTTTTCATCATCATTCATCCGTCGTCACGACCTCCGAACAGGCGGCAGGCATCGCCGGTGAGTTTTGAGTGGATCTCACAACCTGCGTGTGGTTCTCGCACCCACCGGCGTCGAACTGGTGGCTCCTCACTCACCAGTTGAACATCTTCGCGCCGTCTTACTATCCGGAGTCGCCTGTTTCGGAGGCTCCCCGTGTCATTCACGTTCCGGCGGAGATGGATCACTCTATAATTATAACCAGTAGAAACTTATTTGTCAAGCGATAATTGTGAATCCCTTTTCGTTAAGGGAATTGATGATATTTGCTAGATCCACAATATTAATAGTCTTTGTGGCGGTAGTCTTTGTAGTCTTGCTTGTGGACGCCTTTTTATTTGACTTCAGGCGATATTCGGAAACCATCTGGCCGATGTGCTTTGGAGTACGCTTCCGAAGAATATTGGCAAACTTCGGGTTGGCCTTGATTAACTGCTTCTGACGTTCCTCGTTAGAGGCACCGACTTCGAGGTTTACGCCGCTAAATGAAAGAAGGTTAATTGGGGCTCGTTCGTGTGCCATAAAATGATGCTCCTTACAGTATACTTTTACGTTATTTATTTCGTCCTTGCCGCCTTGTGCGACAGGAACTATGTGATGAATTTCAAGAATGTCTTTGCGTGTTTCTTTACATCCTCGCCACTCACACGTTGTACCTCTTATTCGAAAAACGCGATTACGGAAGTGAGGTCTATTACCACGTTTACGTTTACGTTTTACGGACATAATGGACATATGATCCATATCCCTTTTCTTGCATTACCGTTTCATCACTGACCGGCTTGCCGTGGTATTCAGACCAATCCCACTTATCGGCATTTTCCAGAGTACCAAAAAACCATCGAAAGTTCGGCGCGAGTTTGCTCTTGGCACCAAGAATGTCGCCGGCCTTTGCCGTTTTCACATCGGTTCTGGCCACGAAATATCTGACCTTGCCATCTACATACACCTTGTCAAACTTACGACCGGTTTCAATGAAAGGCTCTCGAGCGGGTCCGATTAAATCGACTAATCGCTGAATAAGCAGCGCGTGTGTCTTGTCAGTGTTTCTTGCCATTTGGGTTCCTCTGAAAGTATATAAATAAGATAACTAATGCTAACATTTATGTCAAGGGGCCGGTCGGGTGTTTCCGTGTACATCGACTTTCGGCCCCGCCACTAATCCAATAAAGGGCAATCCAAAATGATGCCCACCCAGACGACTTAAAAAAGAACGCGGCGATGAAGGCCAGTAAAATCATTTATTGACCTCCATTCACCATGATCTTGTTGAGTGTACGAGCAATGCTGGTAACATTGGCCGGATCAATGAAATGTGCATCCTGACCATACATCTTACGGAAACCCGCGTGTTCCTGCTTGCTGTGACCAATGTAATAACTCATTACCTGAATACCATTGGCACGGAACTCCTGCATCATACGACGTGTGTGTTTATACGCCGATTCACCGCCGTACGAGTAGTGGCGACCCTTCCACTCAAATCCGTGGCCGGGTTCACCATCCGACAGATTGATGAAATACTTCTTAGCACCCTTGCTCGTCTTGAGAATTTCTTCCTTGACCGCTTCGAAGCACAGTGCTTCCGGCGTCCCGCCGGCCGCCGACAGATACGGCACCACATCACGAACGCGCTGGAACTTGTGACGCTTGCTATCATAGATAATTGCCAAATGGGCGTGTGACGAACCGCCGTCACGAACCGCAATCGTACAATTCATCTTACGATTCTTTTCCGCCGCGTAAGCAATAGCCACGGCAAGCGTCATCGCCTGGCGGAACTTCTCACCCATCATCGAACCACTCAGGTCGATATCGAGCCATACATCAACAGGCTGACGCTGTTCAGTAACAATATGATGGAACACCTTTTCGTTACCATATCCAAATCCCGAAATCAGTCGCTTATCAATACGCCCAGTTTCCTGACGAGTAAACTTCAACGGTTTCTCATCCTGTACTACGGAAATACGTGAGGCAAGAACCTGACCCATACGAATGCCGTCAGCGACTGCACGTTCTGCATCGGGGTTGCGGCCGACGTTACGACCATATCCATAAGCACCGAATCGCATAGGGAACGAATCACTCTGGACTGTCCGCTTGGTAACTTCCCGATAAATGATAATCGGACACTTAACATTACGACCAATGAAATTGCCTTCCACGGTCTTAAAATCGGCCTTGGAATCCTCAAGCATCTGGAGATCTCGCATAATCCGATTTGACAGCGTCTCCTTTTGTTCATTGAGCGCCGAGTGGTCAAGGAACTTACGCTGCTTGTTGAGCGCGGCGTCGAGTTCTTTACCAGACACGGGACGATATTCGACTTCACCATCGCTGTTTTCGTTTGTCGGCGAAAAGTCCATATTCGGCATATCAGTAACAACCGTCTTGACATTCCGCAACTTCATATCATCCGACCGACCATTCTCACTTGTGACCGACTTGCTATTACGGACGATGATTTCCGCAATACGAAGCGCATCCGCAAACAACAGAGGCAGATGATCGTGATTGACCGTGTCCATACCAGCCCACCGACGCCACCCAATATCCTCGTCACCACGAGCAAACAAACCCTTGCGAGTGAAGTTTACAATGTCACGAATCTTGTCAAGATCGGGGAGCGCAGTAACATCGAAATGCTTGTTCGTCATATTGATAACGAACAATTCGTAATTGCGAACGGACGGATCACGGAACTTGGGATCGCGCAGCGCGTTGTCAATCTTCGGAGTGTGCCAATGTGCATCATACAACGCCTGGTAGTACGGGCGATACCCGCTCGCGTTTTCGTACATCCACAGGTCGATACGACGATCTTCCATGTAATTCATCATCATCTGAATGAGCTGACGAACCTGCGATTCGGTCATGCCAATCTTGGCAGCGTCTGCCAGAATCGTGCTCTTACTGATAAGATCACGGAAGTTCTTTTCCATCTTCGGAAGAAATGCCAATGACTCATTGCTGAGAAGGCAGTGCGACGCCTCGTGCAACGCCAGACCGACCTGTACGTCAATCTTCGACGGATCAAGGTCGGCGGAAATCACGACCTGCTTGCCATCGGTGTAACTGAGCTTGCCACTTGAGAAAATCACGGGGATATTACGTCCAGTGACAATCTGAACGAAATTGCCGATGGCACGCTGCACGATGCGAAGCCGCCGCAAATGTTCGGGCGAACCTATTTCGCACTGCGTCATCATTTCTTCGGCTTCATCGCCGAGCCAATAAACGCTGTGCTGTTCACGAGCCTTGGCAATCCGTTCTTGGATGCGCTTCTGAACGTATGGATTCTGGATAGTAGTAGTCATACTCTGAATCTAACGACTTGAATTGTAAAAATCAAGTCTGGTTGTGTAACAAGTTTGTAACACCGAAATTACCGATATTCCCAGGGAAGGCCCTCGCCGTTTGGATCGTTCAGCGTGAACGGGCTCTTCACATCATCGAGACGAGTCGGCATGTGCTTCTGTACGATACTCTTGACGAATGTGCGTTCGCTATCCGTGCCACCCGCATCGCTGAACGCGGGATACACCGTAACTTCCACTGCCTCGTCGAGCGTGAAACCATCATGCAACAGCTCGGCGATTTCGATGGTCATACGAGTGCTGACGATGTTGCTAACCTTGGGGTCATTCGACTTCGCATCGCGGCGAATATCATTGGCGATATTGACCACCGCTTGAATCAGACGATCATTGACCTCAGGGAAACGTTCCTTGAGTAGATTGTATTCGTCGTCACGATTGAGCGGCTCCACTTCGATAACAGTGAAACGATCCATAAGTGCCGCATCGAGCGTTCGCGTTGCCGTAAACGAGTGGCCGATGTTTGCCGTGGCGATAAATGTCACGCCGGGTGCCACCGCGATAGTCGGCGTATCGGGTGCTTCATCAATACGAAGGAAACGCTGCTTGTAGTCGAGCACGGGCATCAACAGGTTCCACGCATCGGGGTGGGCGCGAGTCAACTCGTCCAAAAGAACGATGGCATTTGGCGTCTTAATCGCATTTACGAAATACGATTCGGCCACGAACGTACCTTCGCCTTCCCGGAAATGCGTGTTACCAACAATCACGCTGCGGGGATCCTGTGTGGAACCGAGCGGAATATTGAAAATCGGACGATTGAGCACTTCGGAAAGTGTGAATGCGAGCACGGTCTTACCACAACCCTGCGGACCAGTAACCATCATATTCTTGCCACGCATTGCGGCGCGGATCGCAAATCGCCACTTGAGGTCGCTCATCTTGTACGATTGTGGCCGAATTGCGGCTGCGTTCGTGATGAACTTGACGATCTTGTTGTGATCCATTTCCAGATCATTGAAATTTCGGGTGGCGTGATTCTTAGCCACTGCCTCATACTCGGCCATGCTGACCTTACGCCACTGCAAACCGTTCGCAGCTTTTGTGGCCTTGAGCGCCATATTTGCCTCGAATGCCCTGGCCATCTGATAGCTCTCGAACAAATCGGTCAGATCATCGCCGTTCGTATTCATCGCATGATAACGGCTGCCATCCTTAGTGATCTTGACAATGGTTCCGACGAGATTCTTGTTTACGGTAGCGTTCACGGTAATTCCTCGGTGGTTGGTCTTATGATTACAACTTAAAACTACTCAATAACAACGAAGAAGTCAATCCCCTATATGTAACAAAAAAACCCGCTTTTAGGCGGGTTTTGTTACAAATCGTTGAATTATATTATCTATTTGAATTTCTAATTGTTTTTGTTGAATTGGATCGTATACGCCGAAACTTTCCCACGATGAAATCGTTTCATGTTCCATTCCCGGCGACCATTCTCGCGTTCCATCGGGTTTTACAACACACACAATCTTGCCATTTGATGCATATAAATATGCACCGGTACGTTTCACATCCAATGTAGGCCATTCGACGTGTTCATCGTGCTCATGCATTTAACTCACTCAACGTATCGGGGTCATACATATCATATAATTGCTTTGCGAGACTTTTCGTTTCTCGAATCGCAAAGTTCATGTCTCGATAATTGACTACATGTGCTTGGTCGATACGTTTTGGTTTGAAGTCATGTTCACCCATAAAGTGGAATCCAATCCACCAACGGCGGATCGGCGGATTGAAAAAAAGATCTTCACTGGGTGCGATGCCCGCGAAACTTACACTATTATGAACATCAACAAATTCAAATACGGTATGTGTTTTATTGGTCAAATAAACAGGATGTTGTGGTGGAATACCTACAAAGGCACGCCATGCACCACAGTCGGGAATTCGATGCATAACACAGGCAAATGATGTCGTTTCGTCTATCCAACGAACACAATCAGGTTCCTGTTGCCACGGTCCTGGTAGCCAATCCTCCTTGTCGTATATCTTCAGTTGGTACATACCCAATCTCCTCGCAAATCAGTTCGATAAGAGTATCTTCACCTAACTCATCATAATAGACAAATGGGATTTCATAACGTTCTAGCAGATTGATAATTTGATTATCAATACTTACACTCTCGGTAAGAGAATGGATGCGTCCCATCATTGAGTGTGGATAATTACCATCACGACGAACAAAAACGTTCATATTATTCAGTCGTTTGTGCTGTTCCAGTACAAGATCCACAAGATGCTCAGAGGTATTTGGATTATAAATAGCCGATAACAATAACGGACTATCTACCACAGCGACCCGTGTATTTTTGTAAGCACACTGAACACGATACAACTGATTGGCAAATACATAGATTTGATTTGCCAATGCTGTTTTATTACCCTCAAGCACCAAGTCTTTTGGAAACTCGGCAACCAACTCGGTGTCTACATGTAGCTTCTTGAGCTTAACAAATAACGACGCGGCAGCCGTGCTCTTGCCACTTCCCGGACCCGAAAAAAAAAAAAAATTTACACATATGCGATCTATCATATCTGTTCTACCGTCCACCCTTTTAGATTTTTTGAATTGCGAGTTTGCGTTCTTTTTAAATCTGTTCTACCGTCCACCCTTTTAGATTTTTTGAATTGCGAGTTTGCGTTCTTTTTAAAAATGTCAGCGATTGGTATGGTATACTCATATTTCTTGCAAATTCTTTTAAATTTGAAGTTTGATAAATTTTACCTGTATTATCTGTAATTTTATAATTCTTTGATGTTTCTACTATCTTTTTTCGCGGCCTAGGACCGGAACTTTTATATTTTCTATTTATTTCTGGATCTTTTAACACCGGATCTTTTAACTTCCATCCACGATGTTCGTGTTGATCACCATTTATTACTTTGCGTAGTCTAGCTCTGCGTAAATTATGGATTCTACAAAATTCAGATAATCCAATTAAATTTGTGTATACAGTTCCATCGGGCGATATTAAATCCGGTATAGGTCTACGCTTACATTCCATTGCTTTTGTACTGCTAATACGCAATTTTTGTAAAGTTTCCTCTGTAAATTCTCTAACATCTCCGCCTATAGTCATATTATACGATAAATTAATAGATCTATATTTTTCAATCCACTGTTGTTCTTTTTTATTTAACTCTTCTAAACTATTAGCACTATCAATAACATTAAACTCAAATTTACTCTGACCATATTTATTCCACGAATGTTGTAAATATTCATTTACATGTATATTTTTGTTTAACGTCCAGTAGTGATATCTGCGTCGTTTTTGTGGATCTTTCTGTCTTGTTTGACCGATATATCTTCTATCAGTTATTATATTTCTTATTTCGTAAATTATCATAGCGACCTCCACCAATACCAATAATTAGTGTGGACCGCTATAAAGATTGACACGTCTATTTACGCCGCATTATTGCACGATTTTCTACTCGTTTTAGTCTTGCATCGAGGTGGCGAAATTTCATTTCATAGTCTCTAACAATTTGTTCAAGTTTACGAAGACGTTTTTCTTTTTCGGCCGACTCTCGTATTAATTGTTCTATTTGTACTTTTTCTGGATCAAGCCGCATCGTCATACCTTATGATTATCAGGCACCCATTCGCTGATGCCATCAACGACAGCGTTGAGTTTGAAGTCACTAAAATAAGTTGGAGCAAGTGGTCGAACCACCGTAAACAAAACATCAGCCAACTGACGAATTTCAGGTTCGGCATGACGATTGCTTCGTGCCTCAATGAACCAACGAAGCGCTCGATAGTTCATTGTCCAAGTGCCTCGCGTCTCTAATCCATGTGGTAGAATGTTACGAGCCTTACCACGAGCCCACTTACGCAAATCAAATCCCGTGAGATTGTTGGGATTTAACATTTCAAGATCAGCCACCTGTTCTGCATACAACTTAAATGCTCTTTCGGCTCCATCAAGGTATTCCTTGACCAAAACCACCTCAGGGATCAACTCGTCATCCGTGACTTTCTTCGCAGGCATCCATCCACGGACGGAATCACGCGCGAACTTATGCTTACGAAACAGATCAGCATAATATGGTTCAAGCACAATAGCACTATCTTCTTCTTTAGTATATCGCGTTGAACGTTGACTGATTGCAAATGGACGGTGACGATTCAATTCAAGAGAAAGACCGCGAGTGATACCTTCAATGAAAAAACTCACAGTGGCGTGTTCAAGAACTGATCCATGACCATGCTCAAGAATTGCGGTTTGATTGTCGGTATTACTGCGGCCGTGCTTTCCACTGCTATCATAGCACACTTTTGCGGCAAAACTACCCAGTTTCTCAGCATCTGTGCCGTCCTCTGGAATTTCAAATCTGTCTGTTGGGTAGAACTTAGTGTGTGCTACTATAGTAACCCTGGGCTCCAAAATGACCTTCATGCATTCTCCCGTTTTAGTTTTAATCCTTTGTTCCACGGTATTCTACCTTTCATCTTTAGTTTTGTTTCTTCTTTAAGCGGTATGCCTTTTAAAGATTTTCTTATTTTATCTTTTGTTACTTCTGATACCTCGTGACCCTTCAATTTTTCTGATAATTCAGGCCTTTTTTTTCCTTGCCAGTATCGTGAATTATTTTTGGCTATCTTTTTTCTAGTTTGTTCTGTGTGAGATCCGGCCCCACCACCGTTATGTTTATTTAGCCATAGATCGGACTTGGAAGCTTTTAATCTGATTAAGACATTCCTCTCCCATAAAATTGCATCTCGTTTATTATCGAACACTTTTCTAACTTCCACTTCAAACGAATTCATTCCATATTCTTTAATCAAATCATGAACTACCGTAGAGCTACTAAAATATTTAGTCCATAAATCAGAGGGACAACATCCTTTTGCAGTTCTAACTCCATAATACTTTTTACCGGTGGGTTTATGATACAAATAATATGTAAAGGGTGTCATACAAAATTCCAAACAAAAAATCCCCACGTTCAATACCAAGCCTGCAAGCGAGGATATCTACTAATGGGGATAATTTACTATGTGCTTGCAGGCATATATAAGTAGTTAGTTATGAGGCAAAACTACCCAGCTTCTCGGCGTCAGTTCCGTCAGATGGAATCTGGTAAACTGGGTGACCATGAAACTGGGTACTTGCGACGACGGTAATCGTAGGTTCCAAAATAACCTTCATGCATTCTCCCGTTTTAGTTTTAATCCTTTGTTCCACGACCCGTTGGTTGTGGGAAACTACTTCAAGTTACTATATGGAGTTTGTTTTGTCAAGTCAGTTCTGCGGCGGAACAATACGATAACCCATACCACGAACACTTTGTAGCATCCCGCCGGCGGGGCCGAGACGCTTTTTTAGTCGAGCCACATGCATATCCACGGTACGTGTCTGAACATCGGGAGCGGCACCCCATACTTTATCAAGAAGTGTTGATCGAGAAACAACTTTATTCTGATTACCAGCAAGATAAGTGAGCAACTTAGATTCCGTCTTTGACAATTGTAGCGGTTCGCCATTTAGAGTAACACTGCCTTCCTTGGGATCAATGGATAACGGACCCACATCTACGGTCAATTTCTTGGGTTGACCGCGTTCGACAGGTACCACACGTAACTTGAATCCGTCAGGACCGGATTCAATGCTAATACTGGCATCTTTGTGTTTTTGCATGAGTGTTTTAATCATGCCAGGCAACTGACGAGCGGCGTCCTTATGCTTGATTTCATATTCACCTTGGCCGGTCGATAAACGTTTATTAATTTTATCCGGCACAGCATTGACCCGCGAGTCGGGTCCAATCATTTGATTTGGATTACTCGGTTCCGTGTTTGTTGCTTTCTTTGCATCGTTCGGCTGCAAGGCAACAAGTTTACCATTCTTGGTCTTGTGGGTAACTTTACCATCCTTACCCCAACGGCCAAAGCTCATATAATCCAAACCAAGCTTCTTTGCATCTTCGCTCGCCTTGCTTTCCATGCGAACGTTAACACGTCGAAGCTTCTCTCGGAGTCGTTGTCGAATTTGTTCGTTAGTCATGGTATTAATTCGCGTAAAATGTAACGTGACCTTGACGATATTCTACAAGGTGACGG